ACGTAAGTCTTTACGCGCATCGTCGGCGGTGCATCGCTCTGCTTCAAGCCCGGCTTGCTGGTAGCGCTTCAGTACGTACTCCGCACTTTCGACTTTGCAGAGCTCTGGGGTGTAGTACCACGCACGTTCGCCGGGGCGGCGGTATGCTACGGTGAATGTCATAGGTCCTCAGTTACTTGTTGTAGTCTTGCGCGGGCACCTGGGTGTACTCGAAGGAGCCTGGTATGTGGTTTGGGTTGCGCATGAGTAGTCCCATGCGGATGGCCCGGTTGATGATGGCGCAGTGTCGGCAGGTCTGCATGTCGCGGGTTGGGGCAAGGTAGCCGCGACAGAGTACCGTGTTTAGGCAGCCATCCTTGAGGATAGCTTCGAGCATGTCATCCAGGAGTAGGAGGCGTCTTGCCAACTTGTTCATCTACGACCTCCCAGTCGTCCTCGATGGTCATACGTTGTGTAATTATCAGAGCTACGAGCTCCCCACTGGACAACACACGACGAAGTACCCCAGAGTTTGGTAAGTCATCTATGATGTATCGTGCGTGTGCAGAGTTATTCGCCACCATCTCCGTACTGGCGTGGGTAGAGCGTACGCGATTACCGGCGAAGGCTTTCGCGCACGCCCACTGCCAGGACCCTTCGGGCGGCTCTTCGAGGTAGACCTTTGATAGTGGGTAGGTGCAGATGACGGGGGCAGCACATGTGGCTTGAACGAGTGGTGACGCCTTTCCTGTGGTCAGGTTCAGTGTCATCGATAGCATCTTCAGGGGGTGGTCCAGTTCCAGGGATACTTGTGCCTCTACTCGAGTAGTGTCTATCCTGAGGAGTGTACCGCGTAGGATGCAGTCTGACTCGTGTACGAGTACGCGTGCACCATAGTGAGCCAGCAGTGCTGCGTTGTGTACGTTGTCGAGGGTGTTCATAAACCAGCCTCCTCCAAGATGTCAGCCGCCTGGAGGTACCAGGCCAAGCGATGTACGAGGGCATCGAAATCAGTCATTGTAGTTTCCAGTCATTCGTGAGAACGAGCTCTAGTGTTACCTGCACAGGGAACCACGCGGTGGCCCCCATTGGGCGACAGATGACGGTATTCTGGGAGTGTGGGTGGCCGATGCGTTTCCCGAGCTCCATCTTTAGCAAGTCTGACCTGACGAGATGCCCGAGCAGGGCCTGCATGCAGGCCCACTCCCAGCAGCCCTCGCGCATATCGTCGAGGTAGACGAACGCACTGTTGGTCCGCCCTCTCTCGAGTTCTACGTAGCCTTCTGCATCGACTGGGCTGAGTGTCACCGCTCGGATGAGTTGGTCGTCCGTGGAGACTAGGACGTGTGCTCCTGCGGGGGTGTTGGCGGCAATGCGGGTGAGGTGGTTTTTAGGCATGTCCCCGAGCCTACTCTGCCAGGGTGATGAGACGCCAGTCAGCTGCGGTGATGTCGTTCTCGGTGACGCGCATGAACGACCATACATCCGCGTTCTCGCTACCGTAGGGGGCGGAGTAGCGCACCAATCCTAGCTGGGTTCCAGGAAACATTGGTCGGTAGCCCATTTCAGTCCGGGCGAACTCTGAGCCTACTCGAGCGCCTTGGATTGCGAAGGCGCAAGCCCACCCCCAGGAGCCGGTGGGGGCGGCTGCTACGTGGTTCACGTAGCAGAGCGAAGCGGGGAAGTAGACCAACGCACCGTCTGTGTGGCGCTTAACCAGTGCGAGTAGGTTGTCGATGGTCGGCGGCCCGTCTTCTGCACCCGCCTGCATCCTCTTGAGTTCGGTCAACTGCCCTTCCACGATGGTCCGTTCTGTGCAGTGGATGGCGAGCACTTCCGTGTTCACCGGTGTGTCCAACTTGATTCGTTTAATCATAGCTTCCTCGGCTCGCAGTCTGCTGGGTTAACTAACCAGGCGTGGTCCTCGCAGGAGGAAGCGGGTTGGTAGCGGTAAAGTGCTACGCTGGCATCTGACCTATGCGCGTAAACTTCTGTTACCACCCCGTCGCTATAGTCTCCTGCGTCCTCCTCCGCTTCCTCTCGTTTGGAGAAGGTTCGGAGCCGAACGTAGTCATCATTCCTCAGGGTAGTACGCTCGGCGTCGATGAGGACTACCCAAGCTCGCGGCATGTTTTTGAGTCGTGTGCAGTACTCGCACTCGACACTGATGAATAGTACGAGCATTCGCCGGCTGCACTTCGGGCAAAGATGAACGTCAGTCATTGAGTATCCTTGTGTCAGCAAGCCAGGCGTAACTCAGGCGCAGTTTTTCAGGCTTGCACCGGTGGAGGTAGACTTCCTTACCGTATCGAGGCTCCACAGAGTAAACTGGGAGTAAGTCTCCTCGAAGTTCAAAACTACGCGCCAACTCTAATGCCTTTTCTTGGGTGCTCTCCAGTAAGCAGAAGATGCCGGTGTAGTCTGGATTGCGGAGCGCCTCCTTGGCGGACTCGTTGAGGACAGTCCAACCCTCATGGGGTTTGAAGTCGCAATAGGTGCACTCAACAGAGAAGAAGAGTACGAGCAGTGCTCGATTGCAACGAGGGCAGGTATCCATCAAGCCTCTCCTGGGCTGGGGTTACTCAAGCGTGTTTCAGCGAACCATCGGGGTTGCGTTGCGGGTGTTGCTCGAACTTGTCGGCTTGCTTGCAGTGCTTGACACGGCCCCTGTGCACGTATTGACCCATGGTGCCCGATTCGGGGTGGCCGCAGGTCAAGTTGTCGTCGGGTTCCATGAACGAGAAGCGGCATGCACGACATGGTGGTTGAGTCGGTGGGGCAGGTAACTCTTCCTGCACCACTGGGGGCTTGTTGAGTCGCACGAAGACGCGGGTTGCCAGCTCGTCTGCGTACTTCGCGAGATGCTCGTTAGAGTATTTCACGTTAGTAGTGGTCACGGGGACCGCTTCCAGGTCTTGTACTGCTTTCTCGATTACTCCGGCGGGAGCGCAGTCACGCAACAGGTCGTAGAAGAGTGCCTGCAACAGGTCACACTTAGTCATGTTGGCTCCAGTTGGTTCTTGGGTTACGTAGAAGGTGTGGGTTAGAAGTAGCTTGCGGTAGAGTGCTTGTCTGGCAGGGTCCTTTGCGGGAAGCACAACATGCACAGCGGAGTGTGGGTGATGAAGCGCCGCCAGGTTCAGTACACACTGTGCCAGTTTTGCACCTAGACCACGTTGGCGATAGTCGTGGTCTACGAACACGTGGAAGGTAACGCGCCGCCCGATGTTGTAGGGGACGAGGGCCGCCCACCCAACTAAGCGACCACCAAGGTAACCAAGTGCTACACGGTTTGGGCTGCTGGGGTCGGCGGCTTCGTCCAATACCTCCAGAAGTCCTGAGTCTGGGCGCCCATTGGTGAGTTGTTGCAGGCGCGGGAACAAGCCTTGATGGAGGTCTGCTGCTCGGCAATATACTACTTCCCATGTAGTCATAACGTGCTCACCCCATTTTGCTGCTCCACATGAGCTCCACCCACCTCTCCAGCCAGCCATCCTTCATCCCAAGTTTCTGGGCGAGTTTGCTCATCCGTGTCATGCGGGCAGATGTTGGCTTGCCCAAGGGCGACCGCTCGGCGGCGATGGCCTCTACGAGCAAGTTGGTCACTAGTTGTTGCTGTTCTTTGTTTAGGGACATGGTACTCCGGAGGTTGTGGGTCTTCGTAGTACTTATCCCCGTTATCCTGATGGACTGCACTAAGTACCGAGTGGCCCGTCCTTCACTGCCTTCTGAAGGTTGCGTACGTAGTAGACCACGGTACCGTTTGGGTCTTTGGTAGGCGCGTGCCCATTGAGTCTCTCGGCGATGGTGGCCAGAGCTGCGTCGAACAACTCGTCAAGGCGACTCTCGGTAATCAGTATCATCCTCATGTGGGCGCCCTTCTAGGTCAGTGACCTGTTTTTGGTATGCTCGGTTAACGGCGATGAGTCGTCGAATGGACCAGCGAAAGCTTATGACGAAGAATAGGAGAGATACGCTGGCGAGGCTGTTGACCGCCACCAAAAGACACCTCCCTTCTTGGTAGTACCGGTAGGCTACGGCAGCAAATACAGCGCTGAGGAAGAAGGACAGCACCGGGAAGAAGTAGAGCCAACTCAGTCTGTTCCGTGTTCGTACCATCTTTCCTCCATTGCTCTGAGCTCGTCCATGCGTTGCTTGTGCCGTCGCACGATGTGGTAGCCGATGTATCCGTGTGCGAGTAATATGAGTACCCCCAGGCACTTGATGGCAGCGAGGTCTGGGTTGTGCTCGAGCCAATCCCGCCGAGCAACTAGCGCTAGTGTGCCGCCCAGCAACAGGGTCATGAGCGGAACGCTATAGGTGAGCAGCCACCAGCCGATGCGTTTCATGTTTTGTCTCCAGTCCGCATGTTCTCCAGTTCTGCGCGTGCTTGAGCTGCGTACTCCTGCAGGCGATGCTGCTCTGCCCGCATCTTTTCCATCGTTTCGCGTGCTTGGTTTGCATAGCGTTGCAGCTGTCGTGGCCATTGGTTGTAGGATTCCAGGTAGTCACTTTCGACGGCATACTCGAGGCGGAACACGGCACGCCAGTGCTCTAGCTCGAGTAAAGGGTGTGGGGAGACGCGATTCTCGCGTGCTGTCTTCACCTCTTCTCGTAAGGCGTGGATGTTGGCTGCCAGTAGGTGTGGCCAGGTAGAGAAGGGGCCTGCGGTGTGGTGCTCTGGGGCAAACTCCAGACAGAAGACTGCTCGCCAGTCTTCGAGCTCTTCGCGTTCTTGCGTGGATAGCGGGAGGTTGGTGCCAGCGTTCTCGGTAGCAGGGGTGTTGCTGAGGTTGGGCTGTGTAGAAGGCGTTCGCCCGGTGATGCCACCGGTGCAATTGAAGTAACGACGCAGGGCGGCGTGGTCGCGCGGCACATACCTCTTCAGGAGATTGATGAGGCGTAGCTGGTCTTCCACGTCGGCAATCGCTACCCCATTGGGGGTGACTATTGCTGCTCCGAGTGCCGTAGCGATGCGTTCAGCGTCTGCCTCGAGTTTACCCACCTTAGTTAGGAGCAGCTCTGTGTCTGTCTCTACTCTCGTGTGCGTTGCCGCTTGCGCTTGTAGCATCCGTAGCGGGGAAGTGTACTGATGCCAAGTATTGGAACACGGCTGTACCTCGCCGCCATGCTGCATCGCTGGATGAAGGGCTGGGTCGTGGGAGTGGCACGTGGGGCAGTGCTCCGGTCTCGGTACTCTGCGCACATGATGATGGGGATATAGTTTCTTACAGAACTGACAGGCAACCCATGGCACGAGTGGGTCTGGGTAGTCGAGAACTACGATAGATTGAGGCAGTTGCTCAGGTGACGTTACCCGTTCGTAGTACATGCCCGTAGTACTGGTTACCTCTTTCCAAGCTTCTTGAGCTTGCACCGCGTGGTTTACGATGGTTTCGAGGATGTGTTGTGTGCTGTGCGGGTTAAACCCGAGTGCGCCTACCAGTTGCGGGTACCACTCGTCGTGTGTGCGGTTGAGCCTAGCTACCTCTTCGCGTAGTCTGGCTCGCTCTGCGAGTACTTCGTGGAAGAGTTCCTCGTTAGGCGGGGTACCTACCAACATCGCTATTGGCCCTTGCTTGTAGTAAGGGCACCAAGCTATCCTGATGGTGGTAGTTACCTCAGAGCTATCGGGTACTTTGCCGGAGGTGACTTGTACGCTGAAGTTACCCTCAGTTGTATCTGGTGCCCCAGGAGTCTCCTGCTCCACGCTTTCTTCGGGCAGTGGCTGCATGCTCACTTCGACGAGGTTAGTGAGGAATGTCTCGATGGCCCGGTTCAGGCATGCTTTGGAGCGCGGTGCAGTACAGTGGGGTTTTTTGCAGTAGCAGGCATGTGCAGTAGTCATGGTGCGTACTCGATTCGTTGTGGTGGGATTGGGCCGGTAGGAGTAAACGTCATGGTCAGTCTGCCTGGACGACGTTGCATGGCCTTCATGGCATCTGGGTAAGTCACGGCGAGCAGGTCCATGTAGCAGGCCCAATGTGGGGGAAAGTCTTCGTGCCACGAGATGGCGTCGCTGGGGGAATACCTCCCCTCGAGACGGGCCACGCACTGTTCTAGCTGGCGTAAGGTCGTGTGGATGTCTTTGACGACGCCTGTGACACCATCTTGGTGCTCCTTCAGGGCTTTGCCGAGTGGGCTCTCGGGGGAGGCGTCGGTCAAAGAGATGCGCGGATTGTTGTGTTGTGTGTAGAGAGCAACGAAGTCGAGGTAGAGCTGTTCGATGATGGGTTCGTAGTAGCCTCGGGCTACTTTGTTGCACATCTCTACGACCGCCTCAATGTCGCGTACCTCGTCCTCCGAGAGCTCCTCCAACAGTGCGCCAGTTGTGCGCGACCACATGTCAGGTGGGGAGAGGAATAGCGGGGGTACCGGCATAATGAAGGACTTCGGGAGATTCGTAGCTGCTAGCATCTTCTCGAGTTTGTGCGTGGCGTGGGCTACGCCGTCCCGAAAGTCTGAGGAGGTATTCTTGGGCTCCTCGGCTGTGTCGGCGAGCATCGCCTCTATCCGTCCGATGCTCAGACAGGTGGGGCAGATTGACCCTACGACGTCATTCCCCCCTACGATGGAGAGCGCCAGCGTCCCCCAGCCTCGCGGGTCTACCCCCTCTTCCAACTTGTTGTTGCAGAACTTGCATTGCATTGTGTTGCTCCTTGGTTACCAGCGCCACTCAGTTGGCAGTGTTTCGTAAGCTGCGTCAGCTTGGTTCTCGAGTTGTCTCGCCTCTTCGATTTTGCCGAGTAGGCGTAGTGGGATTGCACGTGCCTTGCTGTCGGCAAAGGTTAGGATGGTTTGGAGGGCGGCATCGAACTCAGCGACTTCTTCAGGTGTGACTAGTTCTCGTAGGGCTCGTCCGAGGGTGGTATGTCGAGAGAACAGCTTAATCATCGCGCTGCACTCGGTACTGACTGCGTACAATCCTTGTGGGGAGGTTTCGTCCATGTGCGCTAGTATGTGCGCTGCGACTGCTTGACGAGTTGCAGCGTAGTCCCCGTCGAAGAGCTTGGTAGAGTTGTTCATCGACGTAATGGCCTTTCACGTGGCTGGAATGTGAGGTCGGGGTTAGCGGTTAGTACCGCGCGAAAGAGGAACACCATTTTGCTGAGTATGGTAGGGTTGATGTCGACCCTGTCTGGTCCTGGGCAATACGCAGCGCGAGCTAGGTGTAACCCTCGATGTTGTGAGAGCAGCACGACCGGAGGGAGCGCTCCGGGGAAGTACGTGTCTAGGATGGTAGCCCCCTCGTTCAGGATGGGTGAGTAGTGGTCCTCCGAACGGTACAACCCGATGTGCCAGTCGCAGTAAGCTGGGTAGTTGTTCAGGCGCTCGTCCCACTTGCCTGTGCGGTACACTGCCGTCCAGTCGCATCCGATGTGTCTGCAGGCTATCTTCGGTGGCGGTAGGCCTACCCATAGCCAACTGTGCTCCTGCGGGCCGAGCATGCCGTCTTGTACGGTAAGTAACTCGGGTACAGCGCTTGGTAGCACTTCCGCGATGGCGCGGGTTAACTCGTGACAACGAGCCTCCCACTCCTCCGGGACACTCTGGACCAAAGTTGTTGCGGTGCTCCAAAGCTTTTGGCGCGTTGGACTGAAGTCGACGGTTGCGGCGTAACCTTTCATAGTACCCCATCTTCAAGTACACCCCACACGGAGTAGTACAAGTGCTGTGCCGGTTGGTCGGTTATTTGGCAGTGTACGAGTAGTGCAATGTCTGGCGCTAGTTGTCCCCGGCGTAGTTCCATGTTTAGCTCGTCTCGCCGAAAGCTGGGCGGGAACTCAACTAGGTGCGGAGCACTGTTCTCTGCCAGCTTACCGTGCTGTCTGAGTAGTTGTCGGCAACCATCTGCTAAGGCGTGTTGTGGGCACCAGAGGGTGTTCTTATCGGTACGGATGTAGCCCGCATTGTCGCTCAGTTGGTCGTTGTACGCACGCAGTACGCCTAAGGTGTACGCGTTGGCACGGGGCGCCCACGTTCTTGGGGGGAATAGTTTAGGGTACCTGTCACCGGGCGCCTCACTCATGCTGAGCGCTATGATAGCTGCTTTGCGTATGCCTGATGAGGAGATGATGTGCGGCAGGTTGTCAGGGTAAGTGAGTTGCTCCAGTAAGTAGAGTGTGGGTACTTCATTGGAGTTTACGAGACTGCGTAGTTCAAGCAGTAGTGGGTGGGTTTCAGTGGGGGTGGGCTTGGTCAAGGTCTTACTCCTTCGTCATTCTTATCCCGTAGAGTGCGCCTTTCCTGCGTCGAGGATTGGTGCTATCATGGAGGAGCCTGCTTCGTGCGGCACCGAAGCCGCAGGAAGTGAGTCAGAATGGAAAAGGCATACTCAGAAGGCGTAGTTGTCATCTTCGTCGACCCGCATGGGATTCGGCGTCCCGCACTGGTTACTCAGTGGCACTGTGGCAATGACAGGGAGGCACACATCTCGGCTCAGCAACGGAGTGTTGAGGTCTTGGCAGCTCAAGACCCGCCGATACACACCGCTGTTATCGAGGCATGCTGCAACCTTGTCTGGGTCTCAGGGGACGTGAAGCGAAAGGACACCTACGGTCAACAGCTCATCCGCGAATCTTCGGTAGTTCATCGAGCGTCGCAGCCGGCGCACGGTAATTACTGGTGCTGGCCGGATGAGATGGACGGGTAAGCGAGGATGAAGCTCAGGCTAGAACCGCGTAGGAACTAGTAGGGTTTCGATGTCGCACGAAGCAGGCTACGTTAGTTGGTATGGAGTTGTCTCGAGCAGAACAGATGAAACTGTTCGAGGAGATGCTGCCCATGGTCGACAAGATTGTGGAGCGTATCCACTGCAGGACTGGGCGGTACGCCCCTAAGGAAGACTTGCTCAGTGCTGGGCGGTTCGGTGCTTGGCAGGCGGTGATACGCCAACCTGAGCATGAGTTCTTCCGAAACTACTGTGCCACACGTGTAGCGGGGGCCGTACTGGATGAGCTGCGGGCACAAGACTGGGCGCCCCGGCGGGCTAGGCGGATAGGCTATATGCCGCAACGGTCCGTGTTTGACCCGGATGAGGTCTTCGAGGGGATGGCCGCCCCGGAGTACGACGTGCTTGAGGGGTTGCTTCAGGAGGACCTTGTGCGCGCTGCTGCACGTTTGCCAGACCGACTTCGTGAGGTAGTCGTCGGGCGGCTCAATGGACGTACAAACAGGGACTTGGCGAGGGTCTTCGGTGTAACGGATACTCGGGTATCACAGCTGTACTCGTTGGCGGTACATAGCTTGCGCGACTTGTTGTGCGAAGAGCCTTGACCGGCGCTGCCCGACTTGTACTCTTCTGCTCGTGCCAGGCCTACGGGTTACTGGCGCAGAAAGAGGAACCATGGAACAGCAAGGTAGTGCGAAGCAAGGTGTGCGGTACGGAGAGTCTGCGGCGATGGCCATTATCAACGCAGAGTTGGAGAAACGCGCACGCGAGAACTGGGAGTGCAACGTGCGTAGTTGGGCGCCCAAGGTAACCACTAATGTGGGTGAGGGGGACACGGTGGTGTTCGTTGCCTCACTCCCATTCCGAGAAGTGTTTGTAGAGGGTGGTACCAAGGATGAGGCACTCGGAGGACTGCTTCGAGAGTACTGTCGTCTCGGGCGCGTAGGTTCCATCGACCCCGCATGCCCAGAGAAGCGGGGGATGCCGCCCATTCAGCATGTGTTGGGGCTACTCGAGGAACAGTTGCAGCGCGAGGTGCGTAATCGGCGTGACCTCATCGAGATGCGGCAAAATGCTGGCTGCGCGACTCCTGTCGACGACCCCTATACGGAGTTGTTGGAGGACCCTCCGTTCAAGCGTCAGAACGACGTGATTGCAGCTCTGGGTACGGCCATCGCTGCGCTTGCACGCGTACGAGAAGCGTAGGAACAGGCAGCAAAAAGAAAGGCCCTTCGGGGCCTTTCTCCTACTTACTCTGCGTGCGTCCTGCCCGGTAGCCTCGCTCGTATAGCGGGCTGAGCTTCCAGTTCTGAAGTTCTCGACGGCCGTCGAGGTAGCCAAGGTGGAAGTCAGTCATGGTGCTTTCTTCTTTGGCAAGTGTGAGCACCGCGCGGATGAAGGGACTGTCGGTGGGCAGGGGTTCACGGAATCTTGCTACTACTGGCTCCTCTGGTAGTGCCGCTCCTGCGGCACGTAGTTCCACTTGAAGCTCGAGTAGGCGGGGAGTCATGCTTTGAACCCTACCGTGTAACCGCGATTCTTGCAGACATTGTGCAGCATACCTAGCAGACGTAGGTCGCTTCGGTTGAGGGGGAAGGCGGTGTCCACCTTGACGTGCCGCATCATGAGCTCGTCGAGCCCTTGTATGGCTTCTTGTACTGCTGGTTGGTCGAGCAGTGCGGGGCGCACGTCTACGGCTGCCAGAGCCAGGTCGACACAGGCCCACACGCAAGACCACCAATGGTCTGCTGACGTGATGGCCTGGCGGTACTCTTCGTCAGGCGCATAGTGGTCCTCTAATTGGAAGGAGTCCACTAGCCTTAGGACTTGTACTGCGATGGCAGCGCGGCCAGTATCATCGCTCGGTGATACGGCTGCCTTGGTTATCATGTAGAGGTGTTTGGTTAGCAGGCTGAGGTATGGGTTGGACTGTTCGGGTACTGCGGTTAGGTGCATGATTTTCTCCGGTGGTTGGACTGGTAGTGAGAGAGCCCGAGATTTGAACTCGAGAAGTAGCACAGCTGAACCAATGGTGACCTAGTCCACCGGAGGTTCCGTAAGGGCCATCGGCCGCGTTGCTACTACCATGTACCCGCTGCCTACACGGTAATGCAGACAGAAGGTCTCTCTCAGTAGTCTTATCTCCGAAGTTAGGACGTTTTTGCTACTTCAGGATGTTGGTTTGGCGTGGGTATAGCTTGGCGAACTTCTCCGCTAGAGCAGTGCCCGCTGGGTTAACTGGGGTCAGCGCGATGCTGATGGGTTTGATGGTGTCCATCGTGGTGATGAGCAGCTTCAACCCGATACCGTTGCGTCGGTACGGTTTGAGGATGTACATGCCTGCGTCGAAGAGACTTAATCCGCCGCCGGCTTCGCAGTAGCGGAATACTCCGATGAGTCGGGGACCCAGGTAGCACGCAGTCGCTCCATCGACAGGTAGGTCATTTGACGCGAACTGTGGGGCGTATCGCTTGAAGTCTCCGTTGACACCGCGCCACAAGGAGGGCGGTGGTTTGAAGCTGCTGCTCATGGACGCTTCGAAGCGTAGCTCCTTTAGGTTCAGGCTCATTGGTCCTCCGTGTAGATGAACGTGACGCGAGGGTACGCCTCTTCGAGGCGTCTGTAGAGGCTACGTACGTTGGCTGTCTCGGCTGGAGATAGGTGCATTGTGCGCGGGTTGTGCTTCTGAATGGCTTGAGCCAGTAGCTGCATGCCTATGCCTCGGCGCCGGTGCAGGCGTAGTACGTAGAGACCACAACCACGTATGCTCATGCGGTCTTGTCCAGTAAGTCGCCCCAGGTAATAGCGGAATACGCCTACGACGTTTCCTCCGTAGCAACACACCACAGAGTTGTAACCCGCTCGGCGCATGAAGCGTGAGGCATAACGTTTGAAGTCAGTGTGGACGTCAGCCCATTGTTGTGGCAGCTTGTGGAAGTTCAGATAGTCGTGCTCATACCGGTACTGCATGGGTTTCCTGTACGAGAGATAGCAGGGCTTGGTTAATTACTTGACGAGTGATTGGGCGTTTGGTTAGTAGACTGATTGGTTGAAAGTGTGCGTTGAGTAGGCCCGTATCTCGTGCGTACGTCCGCCGTTCTCGCAGTATCTCGTTCATGAGGCTGGAGTCTGGTGGGATGAGGTCGGTACCGTGTAGGTCAGGGTCAGAGCCTTGACCTAGTCCGTAGCGAGATACAGACTCTCGCCACTTCTGTTCGATGCCAAGTAGTTTCGCGTATTGCCACTCCCAGCCGAGGAAGTCGTACTCGTCGCTGAATTCTGGTGCTTCTGGACATGCACAAAGGTGCCCAATCTCGTGGATGAGTATGGCTGCTCTGTCGTGGGGCCGCTGCGTGAGGGTGGTTGCGGAGATGTACAGTGTGCGTAGCTCCCAATCGATGCGGAAGTTACCATCCAATGGGCTGAGGTCTCCATGGCTGAGCGGTAGTTGCCCGATGGACACGGTAATGCCGAGGGCTTCGTGTGCTGCTACGACAGCAAGCATTTCTGGGTGAAGGTAGAGCGATGGGGGCGTCTTCTGGACCTCGCCAGTAGGGTTCAATCCAGATTCGTTTGCGGAGGGTACTGCCGGGCCCGTACGGTTGGTTGTACTTGATGTGACCCGCGATGAAGCCTTGTACGCTGAGTTTTTTGGCCTCACCGCGGGCGTAGGCGCGTACTAGGTCTCGGAAGTCGTGACGTACGGGGCGAATCAATTTGAATACGCGTTTGGTAGGGCGCTCGATGCCCCGCAGCCGGCTTCGAGAGATGCCCGCCTCGTAGGGCGCGTGACCCTTGCCTACCTTCTTGTAGTTGGCGGGGTCAGTCATCATCAGACTGATGTTGATGAGCAAACGCCGCCCCAAGATGGCGTTGCGCGTGTCGTTGTCTGCCATCTCCAGTTGGAAGGGGTCCCCCTCAAATGCTACGCCCATGTGCGTGTACGCATCCCAGAGAGTTGGGTAATGCCCATGCAGGCAGGTCGCCATGGAATTGCTACCCACGATGAAGCAACCGTAAGTGTACTGGTCACTGATGACGTGACGTAGCCGCGCTAGCATGGCATAGCGCGCATCGCAGATACCTTCACGGGTGTCGATGAAGACGAGATTGTCTGGCAGGACGACGGAGAAGGCGTGAAACGGTAAGTGCGCGTCCCTAGTGACCTCCTCGGTCAGCCTGGTTGTCATCAGAGATGCGGCCAGTTTGTGCCCAACTTCAATTGTTGGCATGCCCTCTTCGAACCACAGTGCGTTGGAGGCGTACTGGAGCAGCATAGACACGCTAGAGATAGTAGTCGCTAGCATCGTAGAGAAGGCTTCGACTGTGTAGTCGTACTCGTCTTCGTCGATGAAGTCGTGCTTCTTAGCCTTGTCTGCAGCTGTCATGCTGATGTTGACCAACAGCCGCGACATCTCCATGTTGGTTAGCCCAAAGGTGTATCGAACAGGCTTGCCCGCTTCTTGGGCGTCTGGGGGTGCGTACGCTTTCAAGAGCTTGGAGAACGTATGCATCGAGTTCTCCAAGTTTTCATCGATAGCGCTCATGAGTAGCCAGGCATGTAGGGATACCAACTGGCGAAGCTCTGCGACTGTGCTGGTGGGTTGGAATAGGTAGTTTTTGGGCATAGGGCTGCGTAGTACTTGTCTCTGGTTACTGGGCAAAAAGAAGGCCCCTAGCGGGGCCTTCTTCAGTGGTCCACCTCGAGGGTGTATGTGACTTTGTGTGTAGCTGGGTCTGCTTGGACGTCAATGACGCGATAGCGCTTACCCCCTGGGTAGAACGGCGCTGACTCCGGCACCGGCCGGGTGCTTTGGAGTTTGCGGATGCCGTGCAGCAGAACCATGGTACCCACTACGTACCCGAGGAAAGTTGTGACTGGGTGCACGAAGTTCGGTGGCGGGTTCACTTCTGCTCACGCTTTCTTGGTAAACGGTAGTCACCTTCCCCGAGGCTGATGATGCGGCCGCGCAGAGCAAGGTTGGAGATAGTGCACCGCATGGAGTTCGAGAGAGGTGCCAGCTCGGTGAGGTTGTGCACCTTCTTGTCGGCAAGCCAATCGAACACCTTGGCCATGGGTCCGTTGGGTGCGGGCGGGGGTTGCTCCGCCCCTTTGCGGTGTCGCCACGGTTTGATGGGTTGGTTGGGCTGGGTGTTTTGCATGGAGTACTCCTTCATTACTGTTATCTCCGGATTACTACCTCATTTGCGGGGCAAAAAGAAAGGGCCCGGTTTCCCGGGCCCTCCCCACTACCAACCACACCGCTCAGACATGCTATGCAGGTTGGTAACGTCTTGGTGGTGCTTATTGCTTTTGCACTCGAGGGAAGTCGCAGTGGTAGCGTGCGTCGGGGTCACGTGTGCCTGGTACGCGCTGTAGTACGCGTGGCTCCTTGCAGGGGCAACGATGGGCCTCTTCCGCCGGCATCTCGAAGCCTGTAGGAGGGCAGGGTGCTGCTGGGTCCTTTTCTCGCGCGCCTCTTAGGGTCCACAGAGAGCCAGCCACGAGGCCTGTGAGCAGGCCTATCCCGAACATGCTCCAAAGTCCCCAGCGCGCCGGTGCTAGTACGTAATTCACCTCTTTCTCGGAGGGGCTGGTCATGTTCGCCTCTTTACTACGGCGTACACGATGTCGAGGGTAGCTCCAGGTTCGAGGGCGACGCCTTGGTCTTCTGCTACTAGTTTGAGCTGTGCGTAGGTGAGTACGGCGCGCTCCGGTGCATATGGTACGATGACGTCTTGGTAGCCTGTGATAGCTTCGCAGCCTTCACTGCACTTGGTCTGGCGCTGGACATGTCCGTACAACTTGCTCAAGAGGCTGGCGACGTGCAGCACAGGGTACTCGTCGCGTAGGTCATCCCTCAACGCTTTCTGCAACGCCTGTGGAAGCGTCTGCAGGGTATCCAGGAAGATGAACGCCTGCTGTAGCATGGCAATGTGCGCACGGTGGTTGAGTCCCATGGTCTTGTAGCAATGCATGCGCGCGAGGAACTCGTGCAGCATGCCAGAGCCCTTGGGCTGTTTCAGCGTTGCGCACTCAGCTGACTTGCAAATGGGACACTTGACGGGCTTTGGTTGTTCTTGCGTAGTCATGGATGGCGCTCCGAGGGTCGCGGGTTTTCGTCGGTATCACGCACCTGGGTGCCTGGGTCTATTACATGGCGCGAGCCGTCGGGCAGTAGAACTGTGCCGTCCCCCAGCTCGAGTACGTGGAGTGTGGCTGCAGAGATGCAAGCACGGACCCACATGTTTGCCTGAGGGAACCTGTCGCGTAGTGCGTACAGTTCTTCGTCGCTCAGATTCTGTGGAGGTGCGGGTAGCAGACGAAGAAACGTGAGTAGTGCTTGCTGTTGCTTCAGTTGAGGGACGTAGAATGCGCTTGCCTGTTTTCCTGTGCGCACCACAGCCGTAGTGAGTCCTGGAGGTTTACCATCGACATCAGTCGTTGCTGCGTTGAGGTCAGGCCTCCACGCATCCCACGAGGCGGCGAGGTCTATGTTGCTACGTTGTACCAACGGCAGTAGGTCGGCCGGCGAGCACTGTGCAAGTACGGGGTCTACCGCCTCATGTTTTTTGAGTTGTTGCCGAAGGTAGGCGTTTTCTCCTTGGAGCAACTGTACCAACGCCCTCGCCTTCGTCAGAGCATCGTTGTCTTGTTTGATTCTCTTCTTGACCTCACCGGGCAGCTCTGACAAAACCATGCTTGTCGAACCGATGGCGCGGGCCACGGCAACGAGCAGACTTCTCCACTTCATGGACGCGAGCTGCTCCTGAAGCGACTGCACCGCTGCGAGTAGCTCTGTACGTGTGAGTGCGGTGGGGTCGGGGAACACTTCCCACTCATGCCCGCATTCAGGGCAGGTGAGGTAGGTCTCCTCGAAGTCGGACTCCCCCACCTCGCCGCACGCGGGGCAGGGGGTCATCTTGGTGGGCGGCGAGGTTGTCATCCCTTGGGGTCCTTCGCGGGGTGGGCCAGATTTTGGTGGTAGGGTGGAGTGCAGAGACGGCCGGCGACGGCCGGTACCCGGTCGAGGACGGCGTGGTCCCCGCATAGGAAGCCTTCGGGAACGGAGAACAGGCGTACGTGTGGCTCGGTGGCGCCACAGTGCAGACAGGCAACGGCCGCGGAGTTGGGCGGCGAGTCGCTGACGGGTGTCGGCGGGGCGGGCGTCTCGGGAGGCTCAACGAGGTGATTGCGGCGGTAGTAGGCCAGGCCGCCTGCTCGCTTGAGCTGGTGCACTGCGTCACGAAATTCTGGTTGCTCGAGGGCTGCGTCGAACGCTTGCTGCGCCGTCGAACGGTTTGGGGCCATCAACCAAGTCCCGCCGCCTGTATGGCGCCCAAACGACCAGGAGTCGTTGAAGTCCAGCCGAGTGGCTTTGATGTGGGGCAAGTTTGGGTAGCTCGGGTGCGTGAAGGATGCCCCGTAGACCACCTCGCAGAGTTCGTTGTTGTCTGGGTTGCGCGTGCCCAGGAATAGCAGCAGGTCGCCCTCACCGTCGAAGACACTAACGGCGTGGAAGTGTCCGAGGTCGGAGGTACGCCAGTCCTTCACACTATTAGCGAACACCAAGTCGTGTGACCAAAGGTGGTCGAAGAGTTCTTCTGCTGTGGCATAGTCTCCGCGCCCGTTGTGTGCCCAACGCTTGTGCTTGAGGTTGTTGACTAGTACGGGGTCGTGCCCAGCTAAGCTCCAACGGACTGCGCAAGGAGCGCGCCCCGTTATGTTCGGCACGGGTGACCCGGTGAAGGGCACCCCACGAATGTACTTCAACAGATGAGGCGGCGGGTACTCCTTTGTACCTGCTTGGGCCTCCTTACTGAGGAGGGATAGGCGTGCTTCTTGGTACTCCTGTTCGAAGGCGGGGTTGGCGCGCCCCTTGGTTAGGGCCTTCTCGGGGGTGGGCGCCCAGCCCGCACAGCGCCCACCAGCAAGGGCTGGTGCCCATGCGGAGTCTGTAGTACGTCGGAAGAGACTCATCCCGCCATGGGAGAACTGTTCTAATCCATCGAGGAGCACCGCAGTACTCTTTGAAAACAGCAGCCCGTCTACCGTGAAGGAAGATTGGTTGGGGTGGTTGGTTTGTTCGGGGCTCTCTCGAGCTTCTCGCATTGCTTCCCTAAATAAGCGAGAGCGTGCGTATGCAGTATTGTAGGCATCTGCGGCGGTTGCGTGCCACTGCGTACTGTTTTGATGGAAGGTGGCGATGTCGTTAAGATGTGTAGTGAGTGCTGTCCACTTGGCGTCGGGTAGGTGGAGCACGAGCATCGCATGCCCGCAGCGGTAGACTGTGTGGTTGTCACCGGGTTTTGGGTCGCGTTTGGTGAACTGAGTGCCCTTGAGCATCAGCTGCGCTGCTTCCAGAGACAGGAGCTGGTGATTGTCGACAAAAGCTGGCGGAGGAATCGCTGGTACCATAGTTGATCCTATAGGTTAACTGGTGTCATTTCGTTAGTATAAATAGTGAGTGGCCAATCGCTGGATGCGTACATAGTGCACGCGATACGGGCTTTCGCCATCTCCATCAACCAAGGGGTGTCCTCAGTGACTGCGAGCTTGGTGCGGTAGTCTGCGAACATCAGTTCTTCGCCCACGTCGTTTGTGGGAGGTAGCGCGTGGACGCCTGTGAGGCGGGCGGCGTAGCAGACGAGCGTCCTATCGTCGAAGTGTACCGTGCAGACGCGCAGCCAGGCCGATAGCTGAATCCCGGTTTCTTCCAGAAATTCTCGGCGCATTGCGTGCAGTAAGCACTCGGAGGGCCCGTTGGGGCGGCCGCCGATACCAGTCCACTTGTCTTTGAAGAAGTCCGGGTGGTTCTTCTTCACTAGGACTACGCCACGCAGGTCTTCGGTGAAGGCAAAACCTATTACGTACACAGGAATGGATTGGTTCATGTGTCCTCTACAGTACTTATCCCTCATCGGGCATGATTGTTAACTTGATACGTGTACCTGGTGGAAGTAGCTTGCGCCCAAAGATGTGGGTTGGTATGTGACAGCTGTCCAGCGCAGTGGAGTCGGGAGAGGTGCTCTGCAGGAGGTAGCAACGTTGCGTAGCCCAGGATACGGGCGGCTCCTGTAGTCCCAGGGAGACGTGCTCTACCTTGTCTATGGTGAGAGTGGTGAACGTAGTTTCCTTGGTAGGGGCTGCGGGGTCGTCTGCGGGCTTTAGCGGAAGCATCGGCTCGAACAGGTGGGCATGGTCGCGGCCAATATCGTATGGCCTCATTTGTACGAGTCCTTCGTTGTCTCTGATGGGTACCTCCCAAGGATTCTCCAGTAGCTGCCCATCGTGCATATGCGGAATGTACAGGCCGAAGGCCTGTACTTCTCCAGCGTTGTCCATGCGCAGCGTAGTCTCGATATGCGTCACGATGTCAGGCCAGTAGTTGGTTAGCGACCACAGAATGGTTGCTTCTGCGCGTCTGACCGACTCGATGAAGACGGGCACATCCTTCAGCGCCAGGAGGCTTCGAGGCATACAGAAGGTCAACAAGTTGGCCTCCTCAGGGAGGAGTACGTCTGCCAAGTCTGCTGCGCAGAAGCGCAGTAACAGCACGAGGTCCGTTGTTTCGGGGCGTGCCTTGATACGGTCCCCGTACTTAGTCCTCAAGGCTTGCAGCAGAGCGGTACCCACCCCTGTACGATTTCTGTAGCGAGCTGTTGGGACGCACTTACCGTTTCGCACGGTGATGACTTCGGTGTAATTCGCATCAATAGTGCTCATTGCTCGGAGCTTTCTTGGTTGGTGCGTACGAGTTGGAAGGTCAGGGTATACTGCCCTTCTGGAAGTTCGGGCAGATTGAGTAGGACGTGCTCGAGATACCTGTGCCCGAACAAGTGGGCGTTAGCCGCGTCCTTGGCTAGCAGACGTCGACCGTCGAAAGCGACTGCAGAGGACCAGGACCAGACGGTGTAGTCAGTAGTTCCTTCTTCGGCCCAATCGATGCCGACATCTGGATAGCGACGTAGATACGCGGGACGACTCGAGCGTTTGTTCCAAGGTCTGAACTGACGTATGTCTTTGACAGTCGGCCAGTTGCGCCCAGTGAATAGGAAGGCTCGGTCGTCAATGTAGGCGGCTGCGTGAAGCTTGGTTGCAGTTACCTCTAGCGGCGGAAACTTGTGGAGAGCTAGCCACTCCTCTACTGCCCGCTTGCCTTTTGGGGCGCAGGCTCGAGTAGTGATAACTACAACCTCAAGCCCCGCCTTATGGTAGGCGTGTACTGCGGTGAGTGCGCCGGGTGTAGGTGTATCGTTGACTTCCTCAGGGACGGTGTAGGGGGCTTTGTGCTGGTGAAGAACGCCATCGAAGTCAATGGCGATGGTGTTGAAGGACATGCTAACGAGCTTTCTTGATGGGTGCCTGTTTGATGCGCCGCTTCTTGGTATCGTCGAGGACGAACTCCTTCACAGTGCTGCGTACGAAGGCAATACTGTGCTGACCCATCAGCTTCACTGCAGCTACTTTGGTGGGAAAGCTAGCTGCGTGCTGCAGACTAGCGCCGAAGCAGGGGCCAATGGCACTCCAGGAGCTGTAGAACGTCTTGGATTGGTTGTCTTTGATTACGTACGGCATGGTTACCCTTCGTAGTTATCGCGTTTCTCTGGCGGCAATGCTGCTTGTTCACGTTGGTAACTCTCGAGCATTCGACGAGTGTCGCTCGCCTGGCAGCGGTCGCAGTTACACTCATCCTCAGAATCGGTAGTGAGTCGTTTCGAGGTGAGTGGTAGCCCGCAGAAGGTCTTACCGGTGGTGTGGTCGGCAAAGTGGGTTTTGGGCCAGTACGTTCTCTTGGCCACGGCGCCTCCTAGTGCACTCGGCGGTCCGGCATCCAGCCGCTATGTCCGCAGACTGTGCAGCGAAAGTTTTTGCCCCAACGGCGCCCCCTACGCACACGGGACACTGTCACCACGATGAGGTCGCGGCGACGCAGTGGGTGTGGCGTAGGGGGCTGTGGATTGGCCGTGATACGGCCGACGAGCGTACCAAGTAGGGTGGCAGCGAATAGTGCAGCTACTTCTATCCAAGAAGGGAACATGCTACTAGGCTGCCCTACCTGGTACCCCTTTTCAAGTTGTCCGGTATCTCACTCAGCTGACCTGAGAGGGCAGAAGCTTCAGCTAGGCTCTTGTTGAGCTGCTTGATGGCTTCATGCGCTAGCTGAAGTTGGCGCTGCAGTGCGTAGATAGTAGCCTCGTGCTCGGTGACGAGAACTAGGTACCTATCACAATTTGGGCAGCACCGGCTTGCCTGCGGGGAAGAGTTCTTGGAATGTGGTCCCCCGGAAGAACAGGCATCCTCCGTGGACGGGGTGTACGGCGTAGCCATCGATGTCCTCTCTTGGGCTGGCGGTGACGAGTTTGTGGGCTCGCTGTCGAGCCCACTTGATGTCGCTGTATCTGTACGTTTTCTCTTCGCCAACGTTGGCGACGTAGGTGAGGTGGATGGTTGGGTTACGTGGCTTTGGCGTACTCTTGCTCGGCATCTTCAAACCTCTTTCGGGCGCACTCGGCTGAGTGCTGGGCATCGGCGAGGTTGGCCTCTGCACGCTCCAGGGATACTCGAGCTGAGTCGAGTTCTTCTTGGGCGCGCACTTTCTTGGATACCCAAGGCTCGTTGATAACCAGGGTGCAGTACAGGGTGCCCTTCCCGTACAGCTCGAGCTCTTTGGGCATCTGGGCGGCGATGATGGCGTAACGGTCGCTGTTGTCTTGTGGGTACGTAACCATGCTCGGTCCCATACCTTCGCCTTCAGGGGTGCGCTGCACGTTGTGCACCGCCCAAGACACAAACTTTTGCGGCTCAGGTAGTAATACAGCCAAGTCCAGGCAGCTGAGTAGGAACTGATACGGGGTACCAGAATGGTTGGCCCAACGTGCTTGCACGGTATCCTCTCGAGGTAGGACGAGTGCACCGGGAAACCCGTACAGGCCTCTGCTGTGGACCTCGTCGAGGAGCGCCACGGTGAATACCGTAAGGAAGTTGCGCAACTCTTGCGGCAGCGCTTCCCAGTCGTGGGGGTACCCGTGTCTTGCGGGATTGGCGCCGAAGAAGGCCGTACGGGCTAGTTGTGCGGCGCTGTAGCCTTGGCGAGCACCGATGTGGGGCCGGACTGCCTCAGGGATGGCATTGAGTGCAGTATCGAGGGGAGTGCTCATATTGACTTCTTAGGCTTCCTCAGTTGAAGGGTGCCTGGTTTGGTGGATTGCTTCGTGAGCATCACTTTTTTCGTAGGCGCAGCCTTCTTTGGGGGAGCCACGGTAGTTTGTGCTGTCGGGGCTTTCGTTGTTGCGCTCTTTGCAGCAGCTCCAGGGGGTGTCTTTGGTCCGCGCGCCTTCACGAGACCCAGTTCTTGCTTCATGACGTGGACTGTCGGGTAAGATACCCCGAAGTGCTTGACGGCATCGACCCCCTTCATCCCACCCTTCAGCGCTTCGATGATTGCTGCGCGTTCTGCATCCGACAGACGTCGTCCCTTTGCGCCTTTGCGCGCAGCAGCGAGTTTCGTCGATGGTACCGAAGGTGATTTTGGTGGCTGCATCGGGGTGGCCGCCTCTGCTCGCGTCAGTGCTTCGACGAAGCTCGCCATACTTCCGAAGCCGTATACTCGAGGGAGCTCGCGCAGGACGGCGTTCTGTTGCCCTTGCAGGGCTTCCCAGCGGAGGGCTAGTGATTCAGTAGCTGTAGTTTTCGATGCCATTCTTGTTGGAACCTTTCGTAGGTATAGGTGGACTGTAGTTGTCTAGCGCGTGAGAGCCTCCAGCGGTTTCTGGAGGCCTCTACGCGCTCGTAGTTGACTTCTTTTGGGCCATGCTCACTCAGTAACCGGCCGTCGGCGAGCGGTACGTTGCAGTAGTCTGCCAACCAGCTGAGTGCTGTAACGTAACTAGGCAAGCGTGAGGCGTAGCCGAGCGCTAACGCGAGGTTGGTCTGGTAAGCTATGACACGCAGCTCACGCTCTGTAGCCTGGCTGGTCTGCGGTTCGTAACAGAGTTGGTTGAACACCAGCACCTGACGAACGTGCAGCCCCCAGCCTGTGCAACACATCCTAGCCTCGTCGATTTCGACGAAGTGGGCTAGTTCGTGTAACAGGTTGTGGACGCTACGTTCGGGACCTGCTCGGTCGCCCACGTAGATGCATCGGTCCTCTGATACGTACTGCCCCTCTAGTCCGGGCTCGTACTTGACCCTATCTGTCTGTGCTAGAAGTTGTTGGAGCTTCGGGCGTAGTTTGAGCGGGCGGTACTTGCGGAAGATTTTCTTGTTTGGCACGTTTCCCTGCGAGGTAGCCAAGCTCCAAGCACTTGCTGCCCAGTACCGTAGCTGCTTGGTGCATTGCGGGTACGAGGAAGGGAGGGGGTTGTCCGGCTGCCTTGCAGCAGGCGGCCCACAGGATGTCTATCGCAGTGCCCACTGCTTCGTTTGGTTGATGCGTCCCAAGTTCGTACAAGTTGAGGTCATCAACGAGGGCTTGTACGGCAGCTACGCACCCTTGACTGGCGAACTCATCCAGCTTGGAGAGGATGCACCACTGGTCAACTACCCAGCGAACTTGGTCGTAGAGCATCCGCTCGTGAATGCGTGCTGGGAGATGTTGACGCAGTAGGCGTACTAGAGCGGTGGTGAACTCCGGTCGCTTGAAGTTGGGGTCCGGATTTGCGTCCAGCTCGTAGACAGCCTTGAGTGCTCTGATGCGGGACAGCAGGTCTGTGCGGGTAGTACTGGGGTCGACGCCCAGCATATTGAGGAGCAGGTTGACCTCGGACAGTGCCTCGGTAAGCTGCGCGTCAACTTGCTCTCGTTGCTCATTTAGTTCAGCTTCTCCAGCATGCCATTCATGAAGACCCGCAAGAATGTGGTCCCGTAGCTCATCGGAGTTTTTGTCAATGCCAGCATCCTCTGCGGCGTACAGGGCCTTTGCGATTGCGCGAAGGTCACGTAGGTGATTTCGTTCACCGTCGTTACGCGCAACCACGTGCTCTGCAACAGCCCGCTTCAGCGTACGGAGCACTTCAGCTGCTGTGTGCGTCCAGTCTTCTGCCGGTTCTTCGAGGTCTTCTAGTTGTAGCAGGTACAGGGCGGCTAGCTCTCGCCACTGCCCGCACTCAGCTGCCATGCTTTCTAGGTTGTCGTATACTGCCTTCTCTACGGTGACTTGGTTCATGTGGCTCCTAGTTGGTTGGGTTGCCTTGCCCGTCATACCCCTGCAGACGAAACTCGATGTTGTTGTCCTTAGCCCACGCTACTGCGTCTGGGATTGCTTCTGCTTCGGTCTTGTAGGATGAGGGGTGGGTTTGTTCGGCGTCATAGTAGGTGCCGAATTCGTCGGTTACGAGTACCGCGTGCACCGCGAAGAAGCCTCGCAGGCCTTCAGTGATGGTGATGTACTCCTTGGGTCGAGGTATTTGTTCAATGGCCATGGTTACCCCACCAACCCGCCGGGTGTATCGCCGTTGCCGTGCCTTTCGTAGCGTATTCCATACTTTGCCAGGCTCGCTATGTACTCGCTGGCAACCTTGTTCACTACCTGCAGTTGTTCGAGTTGCGTCAAGTGCTCGACTGCATCGAGTATGGCTGAGCTGATTTTATGCTCAGCTTCCTGTACCAATTTTTCTCGCGGATGTACTTCCATGGGTATTCCTCTATTAGCCTTATCCCGCATTTTTGCGGTGACTTGTGCTATTCTACGCGCTTCCCTGTACGTAGTTCGCTGGTCGTCTGCCACGTCCGTGATGCCCAAAAACGCTCTGCGCGTATCGTGCGTTCGAGAGCAATTACTACACGTACCTTGGGTGATAGGCGTATCCAGTGCCCGCCACCGCTGTCCAGACAGACTCGCCCGAATTGCAGTAGCTTGTTGGCTACCCACCGCTCTACTTGCTCGACTTCTTCTGGGCGCATTCGACGTATGTCTACCTTCCCCCCATCAACGGCGCAGGTTTCGAGGTAGAGCAGCAGGTTTAACTGCTGTTGGGTGAATTCTGGTGCGTAGGGTGGGGCACTTGTGTACTGGAAGTGTTGCATGCACTGCGGACAGATACATGCAGTTGGGTCCTGCGCGCGAACCAGGTCTGCACCTGCACTCGGTTTGCAGCAGTTGGGGCAGATGTAGATGGATGAGAGTTCAAGTTTGGGTGCGGTCATGTGCGCTCCATGGGATAGAGTCCGAGAAGGGTGCTGGTGAGCTGCGCCTGTACTTGGGCGTTTAGGAAGTCGTAGGCATCCTGTTTCAGCTGAGCAAACTCGTCTGCAGCGGCTTGTTCTGGGTCACCTACTCCCTCTGCGAAGGAGTAGGCACCGAGGCAGGCTTGTGCGGAGTAGTGTCGCCAGCGGGCGGTTACTTGAAGACAACACCAGGCAAGTAGGTCGTCTCGCTCGAGACGGGCGAGTATCTCGTCTTCGTATGCTTTATCTGCTGCGTCATCTCCCGAGGCCATCGCGTTACCTCGAACCTCAGTGAGCTCTTCTTGTGCGATGTGCAGCTGGTACTCCACCTGGTCTACGGGTACGCCGGGGATGGAGTCGAATACGACGAGTCGTGTGGTTGCCGCGGCCATGGCCGCTGTGATAGCTTCCTGCTCTAGTTGCGTGGCGACTATGAGCACGTTCAGATGCTTCAAAGCTTCTACCGCGTTATTTTTGGTCTCCCCCACACCGGTGTGGACGTGTCCGAGAAGCGGTAGGTTAGCTCCTGCATGGTAGCGACCGGAGCCAGGGAAGGTCTCCTCCACTACGAGTGAGTTGGTGGGGACGGTTACCCAGCGATTGTGGGGGCACCCCTCGACTTTGTAGAGGGTGACGCCTCCGTACGTGATGCTTGTGTCGGACATGGTTACCTCATGAAGAAGATGTCTACGCGATGGTTGTTGTAGGCCCACACTTCTACATGCTTGAAGTCGGTAGACTCGTGCCTGCGCCAAAACTTGAGCACATCGACTTTGTCGTAGAGCTGCTCCATGCGCATAGCGTGGGTAAACACATGCTTGGCAGCGTCTAGGGAATACTTGGCTGTATCTGTCGGGAATACGACGATGTCTAGGTCTTTGGTAGAGTGGCCCTTGAGTAGTACGGAGCCCAAGAGGCCGCAATCGAAGCCCTCTCGCAGTAGTGGAGGAGACAGCTTACGCAAGAAGGTTAGGGCGCGTCGTAAGGTCCAATCACCTTGGACTGCACGGCGTCGTCGGCTGAGCTCTAGGCGTTCTTGCACTACTTGCTCGTGTGTAGTTAACGTCATCGACCCTCTTCGTCGAGTGCTTCTTGTAGTGCCTCACGTTGTTTGTTGTGCTCGACTTGCAACGCACTGCGGAACTCTAGGACTGCTTTATCTGCTAGGGCTAGGGCGTTACTCCCCCTAGCGGCAACGCGTGAGTGAAGCCGCCTACCCACACGCGGTACTCTGCGTCTGTTAGAGGGCCGGTTGTTTCCCTACCGAATGGGATTGGCTCGGAATCTGGAAGCAGTAGACCGCGCCGTAGGGTACGTAGGACTTCATCCATACGTACCCTATGTGGTGGCCCCACCAGCGGTCCTGGCTTATCCTCCAGCAAGTCCTCCAGTAGGTGTACTACTATTGTCGCCGCTGCTCTGAGGGTGCTTGGGTGGTTCGGCATAGCTGTTTTGTACTCCTGTGATGACCCCTAGTGCTGTGCGGTAGGCTGCAGCTGCGATGCGGTCATTTTGGTCTTGGGTTAGTCCGGGGATGAGATTGCTGAAGGCGTGTAGGCGTAGGTCGAAGCGCGTTTTACGGAGAGCGTCATCGATGCCACGTAGGTACGGGTTGCTTGGGTCCTGCTCGAGAGTGGGCATGGGCTGGTCGAAGTACCTGGCGCGTAGAGCGCCATTGGTGCTGTAGAGGTCGAGGAGTACGGAAGCTGATTGCGTTAACCCGGCCTCGCGCATGTCGTCGAGAGTGGTCATCCCAACATTGCTGGCCGCCCAGATTCGCACGTCTGACCAAAAGCACTCGAAGTGCTTTCGGAGCGTCTCGTTTGCGCAAGCTTCGCCTTCGAGGTCTTTGTAGTGCTCTAGCCGGTTGAGGCTCAGCGCGTAGAGGTCGTGGTACGTGATGGTGAAGTTGTTGCTCATCGTTTCTTCCTTCGTAGTAGCTGGCTGCGGTTGGGTGTGGGCTTGAGGTTGACTCTGATGTGGGTCGCCCTGCACTCTGTGTAGAGCTCCATCAACGCCTTCAGTGCGGCGCCGGACTTGCCTTGAGTGCTGACCGCGTCGTCTCGTCTGCGAGTGTGGTGCGCTACGCAGCGTCCTATGTGTGGCGCGAGTAGCTTGAGTGCTTCGCGGCGCGTTCGAACGAAGTGGAGGTAGTTGTTAAAGCACGCACTTTCGTGGTGCTCTTGCCCTTCCGCGTCCAACCAGTAGTGGTAGTACCGCGACTCACGGTCCATACTGTCTTCGGGGGCGTAGTAGATGACCTCCTCGAGAACTGGCCCAGTATGTGGGTTGAGGTCGACGTGCCACAGCTTCACGCCGGCGCGTGGCCCCACGGCAGCGGCTTTTTCAGAATCGTACACTTCTGAGACGGACTTGAGCAGTTTAGCCCGGCGTGTGCGGCGGTTGATGAAGACTACATCTTCACCATTCTTGCTGCAAAGGATGGTGCCTTTGACAGGTACCCCACGGATGCTAACCCAGTATTCGCCACCGTTGGTCAGCGGCTTTTTGGGTAGGGGAAGGGGTTCTGGTTTTTCTGCGGGCTCTACGTACCTTCGGTTTTTCATGCTGTCCTCAGAGAGTTTCGGCGTACTTGGTGAGTGCGACGCGTGCCGCTGCTTCGGTGGGATGGGGCCCAAGTAGGGTGGTCCAGGTTTCGTCAGAGAAGTACCAGCCACACTCGAGGTCAGTGCCATCTCCAGCAGGGTATCCTGGAGGAATGAACAGTACTGGGTCGCTGGACGGGGGCTCCGGAGGGATGTTGGCATTCCCGACGGCGCTCGCGACTAGTAGGTCGGCAGCGTCGAGTAGGCCAATGCCGGTCATCCAGCCCACGCCAGCATTGCTGGCTGCCCAGTCTTGTAACGGCAGCGTGCACCCGTCAGGTACGTGGGTCGAGTAACCGATGACATACTTGGGTGGCTCCTTCCCCCTACTGAGTAGCCTCAGCACGTCCCGTATAGGGTTGGCTGGGGTGTACGGGTAGGCTGGCATGCGGTAGGAGTGAATTGTGAGTTGGTTTCCGCGGTGCTCCTGCTTGAAGGCTGCTTGGGTGTGGATGTCTTCCTTTCGGGAGTGCTCTGCCTGTATGGCGCGCAGGAAGCCTGCCACGCGGCGACCCTTGGTAGTGAGTCGGATGATATGCGTGGCCTCTGGGCAGTGCGCTGGTGGAGTTAGTTTCACGAAAGCCTCTGTGGTCAGGTACACGAGTTGGTCGCGTACCTGCTGGCTGACTTTCCTGGTGTTCAGGTGCCCGCCGTGAGAGACAGCCAGCTCCTCTAAGGTCAGTAGCGCTACCCCGCCATCAGGCGTGATGGGGGTCATGATGCGAACGTCGCTTAGGTTGCAGGGTGCTCCACATGGACATTCGAGGACGTCGGTATCGCAAGTGGGCACGAAGTCGAGACGAAGGTTGGTATCGCCGCAGTAGCGGCAGTACAGCAGACTAGTTGGGTCGGAGAAGTCGTCTTCAAGAGTCACAGCTTGATTCCTTTACTGATGCGTGTGGAGGCTTTGCCCAGTAGCTGTTGGGCTAGTGTGTAGTCGCCGTCGATTTCTGCCTTGAGTACCTCGTGCGGAAGTACGCGGCACTCGTGGTTGACCGGCATACCGTCCCTGACTCGGTGCGGCTTGTTGCAGTACGTGGTGCAGTACAACTCGGGAAGTTGGTCTACCATGAGGCTTGCCCGCCAGCTGCTTTGAAGGCCAGCCACTGGTCTGGCGACAAGTATCGTATGTTCCCATCGCGCATGGCGTATATGCGTCGGTACGTATTGGCTGCCCGTTGTTCGAGTTGAGCTAGAAGCTCTTGGGCTGTTTCCGGGCTTACGCGCTGAAGTGCCTGCAGGCCTGTGAGTCCCTCAGGCAAACGAGCAATGATTCTGGACTTCGTGCTGATGCGCCGCCAGACTTCTGGGTCGTATGTGTTCGGAGGTAATGTGTAGGGTCGTAGAAAGTTGGTGATGGGGTCGTCTGAAGTTTTTGGCATAGTTTGTACAACTAAGTTGGTCTAGGTTACCTCGCTAACAGGTAGGGCTACGCAACGCCCGCCACAGCAATGCTGTGGCGGGCAGGGCAAGAGCTAGTTCAACAAGCGCGTGGGCTTGGCGGTACCCAGGGGCAGCGAATCGAACCTTCGCACCAGTTGTACGAAGCGGTCTCTGCCGAGTAGCGCCGCCAGAGTGACACTCATGCGTTTGCAGCGTTGGAATTCGTCTGCGCTGCGCGTCCCCGTGCGTTGAGTCCACTGGGTCGGTGTCATCTCGAAGGCTTGGGTTAGAAGCAGCGACGCTAGGATGGAGTCTAGCGTGCAGAGCTCGTGTTTGCCGACGCGAAGTTTAAAGGTGGCGCGCCTGTCCTCGTAAGCCAAGACTACGGTGAGCTGGACGTAGTCCTGCAGTGCTTGTAGGTCCATTCGTACGAGGCGACGAGTCGAAACGAGTGCTATGTCAGTGTTGTGCATGGTATCCCTCCGATGGTGGTGTTCTCTCCATCAGTCTTATCCCCGAAAGGAGGGCTGCCTTGCGCTAGACCTGGAAGCGTGCGAAGACTTCTTCGAGTTCGTCGAAGTGCGCTTTGATGATGCGGTCGGCAGTGACTTGCTTAACGCGCGTACGCTGCTCCCCAGTGAGGTTGTACACACTGAGGTCAATCGCCAGGCGCATACAGCTAGTCACACTGAAGATACGCTGTTTCGTTTGGTGCGAGCCAAGTAACGCGCCCACTTGGTCGTAGGCTTGTGACCATTTGTCGGAGACGGGTTCCTGCCCTCTAGCCACTTGCCGCCAACATCGTACGAGGCGGCTGAAGTCGTGGTTACCGTACTCCAGCAGCAACTGCAGACACACGAGTTGGCAGTGCGCCTCAGCTACTCTGCTGCACGTCTCTTCCAGGTTAGAGAACTTGGAGGCAAGTGCCGCTAGTCTGACCATCAGGTCGTGCCAGTTACGCTTAGTGCCGCAGTCAGCCCAAGCCGGGATGAGCTCGGCTATCCAACGGGGGGCCACTGATTGGGGGATGTACTCGAAGAGTGGGTGTACATTGTCGTGTACCGGTTCGATGCCCATCAAGGCAGCTAGGGGGCACACGTATAGTTGCCCACCACGGCGCTTTACGAAGCTACCTCTAATCAAGCGTCCCTCTTGCAGCGCCTTGGCTATGCCATTCATATTCCACGCTCCCAGTTTCTGATGGCGACCATGGCTGCTTCTACTTCATCGGCGTCGAAGCAGTCTCCCACACGAATGCCTTCGCCTAGTTCAATCCAGAATGCACCCGTTCCCCTAGCTTCTTGGATGGCGGGGAGCACGCTTGGTAGGTTGTCTGGGGTGATGCCTCCGCTGTATCCGAGTAGGTCTGTTGAGTGGTACAGACTGTCGGGCGTGCCCCACCCTTTGGGTTTGGTAGGGACTAGGCTTAGGGAGAGTAGGGTGACTCCAGCATACCAAGGGACGGGGTTGCACTTGGTGTGGAGGCTGACTTCTATGCCCAGTTGGCGGGCTGCTCGTGCGGCGAGGCCTGCCGAGAGGACGGTCGGCTCCTGCTGTATGTGAATACGGGACAGGTACCTTACGACGTTTTTGAACGCAGTCGGCATCTGCACGAAGTCTATGGCGTCGTTCCCTTGTAGATGCGCAACTAGCGCCCTCGGAGGCAGGCCGCTATTGGCCAGCAGTCCGTAGGGGTTTGGTGGGTACAACATGCTGATTTTGGCCCGCCCAGCGTTTTGGGCGACCTTCTTACCGTTGACCATCACGGAGAAGCGCATGCGCGGGTCCAGCTGGTACATCTCACGCAACCGCTGGAAGTCTGTCTTCTCGTCGAGTCCGGTGAACACTACTTGCTTGAGTTGGCTAGTCATTCTTCGGGCTCGCGTTTACGACATTCTTGGCAGTTTGGTTGTTCCCGTACGTCTCCATTACCCATGTTGCGCAGTTCGATGGGCATCTCTTTTTGGCATGTGTGGCACGTTGCTCTGCAGCGTGGTCCGAGTTTGATGTAGCGTGTGCCAGGTCGTACCTCGAAGGTGTACGTTTGGTTTCTAGGTTTTTGCATACATGCCCCTAACCTTGATGACCGGAGGACCATCTTGTGGGTGGTAGGTTTATGCGTCCTGTGGACGTGATTTCTTGTACAAGCTGAGTAGCTAGCCGTTGTACCTTTTGCGTGCGGCGGGCGCGCCGGTACAACTTGCGGAACCGCGCCTCGGAGTGCAGGCACTTGTCCCAGATGAGCGGGGTGTTGCGTGCGCCTGTCCACAGAACGCCGAAGTAGTTCAAGCCCAGCCCCAGCCTTTTTGCCACCTCTAGTTCGATGGCTATGGCGCGCACTTCATGCAGAGCCTGAAACAGGGGAGGACGCCGCTTCAAACAGGTGTCGATTACCCCCCACAGCTCTTCGTCTGGGTGCAGATTTAGTAGCCGCATGTGCGCCAGTTCGTGGAGGAGTACTTCGCACCTATCCACCGTCGGATGCGTTTCGTGCATCGACAGAGTCACCGTTGGGATTTTCTTCTTTGGAATTCCCGTCAGAGCTTGTAGCCGATGCTGCAGCAGCCTCAGTTGTCTGCGGAGTTGCCGCGTTGGTCGTAGGTGGTGCAAGTTCCAGGTCCTTTAGCTGCTGTGTGACATTGTTGACTGCTGCCTCGATGGCAGCGGCTACCTTGCGTAGGTCGTCTAGGCGTAGGGAGTTTCGTAGTCCGTCGATGAGACCCCCACATCCGAAACGCGTGTAGAGTACGCGAGTGATGTCGCGTACGGCCCATGCCCAGTAGGCTTCGTCATCATGGCAGGCATGGTAAGGGTTATCGGTGCTGCTGACCCCGGGGGTTCGTGCGAGAATGGGTGGCGGATGCTCTACCAGGTGGTTCCAGGCGGCACCCTTGGCTCCCCAGGCTTCTTTGGGATAGGCGATGACTAGGTCACCTGCTACATGGAATACGACGCGACCAGACTTGTCAGACGTGATTTTTGGTGGGTGCATGTTGCCTCAGTTCAGGGGGCTGGCAGGTGCCTGACTTGCCGCAGTCTCTCGTGTTGCAAACATGATGAGGGCCGCTGTTTTGAGGTAGTAGCTCAGCAGCGGGCTGACCGGGTTGTTGGGGGTGCTTGCTACGACATCGGTGCATATGACTTTGGCGTCATTCGGAGCGAACACGTCTACGTGAGCCTTGTTCGCTACAAGGTCGATTTGTACGGACACATGGTGCAGGTCGAGGGTACCCGCGCCGTAAGTGCCGTCCTCATTTAGCAGTAGTACCATGGACTGCCGGGTACTACTGCTTGTGATGAGTACTGTGGCGGCGTTCACTCGCTCGCAGTAAAAGTGGAGTAGTTCTTCGTCTTGTTCGACAGTTTGTTGAACGGTGCCGTAGCAGGATGCGAAGTCGGGTCGACGAAGGAGGGTAGGTAGATTGCCCAGAGCAACCGTAGTGAGTAGACGTGTAGCTAGGCCTACCAAGTCTTGCTCACCTGTTTGGTAGTGCGTGCTGGAGGCGAACTGGCGGTAGTCGCTCGGAGATAAGTTCGCCTGTGGCGGTAAGTCGTGTAGGACATGGCGTGCCATATCCACGAAGTGTGCGGCAAGTACGGTTGGCAGTAGTACAGACAGCAGGGGGATGAAGGTGCACTCGGTGGGGTTGTTGACTGCATCCAAAGCCGCTTGCAGCAGGAATGGCTGACTGTCATTGTTCCTTAGGGCGTACTGCCGTCCGGGCGTATTCGATACCTCTTCTACGTAGCCCGAGACGAGGCTCATGTGGGGGCCTGGGCCCACGTCCATTCGAAGTATGAACGGGACTCCAAGGAAGACGAACGTCCGTCTTCCTTCGTAACGTGGTCGTAGCTCGAGTAGGAGCAGGGGGGCCTTGATGCTCGTTTGCTGGTCGGGGCGGTTGTTCACAGTGGTTACCTAATGGTCTTGGGGTTCGTAAGTCTTATCCCTAAAAAAGGCCACGATGTGCGGCCTTCGCAATGTCCTAAACGGATGAGGGGGCGTCTTCGCCCTCAGCTTCTTCGTCTACCTCGTCTTCGTAGTACTCAGTGTGCCACTGCTGGTAAACGGTCAATGCCCACTCCAGGGCTTTCTCGATGCTGCTTGACTCATCGCTAGCATAGTGTCGGTGTGCGAACTCTTCGTACTCGCCGGTGTAGACGCGCACGTGGACTTCGTACAACACTGTTTCGGTCGGACTAGGCTTTGTGTTTGGGTGCAGGTTCAGTATGATGACGTCTCCGCCAGCCGTCTTTGCGACGGCTTGTACGTGCTGCGGTGCACCTGATAGGGCCCCATAGCTGTGCGTGATGAACAGTAGGGTGTCGTCCCCCTGCTCAGCGGTGTATACTAGTTGCTTAGTGATTTTGCAGTCGCTCATTTCTACCTCCTGGTACTCGCTGGTTATTCGCAGGCCTTCTTCGAACTGGTCGTTTCGGAATTCTTGGTCGAGGTCTCCATACTCTCTGCACTGTTCACACATGTGCAGGTCTTCGTACGCCACGTAGACAAGTTCGTCTACCTCTTCACCACACTCAGGGCACGTTGTCGTCGTTGAGCTGTTCATCTGCTTCGACCAACAACTGCCGTACACGGCTAAGCTCTACGGGGGTGTGGGGCGTTCCTCCTGCGTTGATGTTCAAGTACATGCGCAAGACTTCTGCCCGTGACTCGAGGGCACACACGTTCCACCGGAAACTGGGGCCGGTTAAGCGCATGCTGCCCGTAAATTCGCTGAAGTAGCGCCCAAACGCGAGCAGCTCTCCGCGCAGGAAGCGGCGTACAGCTTCGAGGCGTTGCTTACCGTCGATGATGACGTAGGGTCCTCGCCAGTCTGAGTTCCAGCCAGGGCAGTTGAAAGTGAGTGTGCGTGAAACTTCGCCGCCTTTTAGTACGTATTCAACGTAGGCAACCTGCTGCTCGTACGTCCAAACATGCGCGCGTTGGAAGTCTGGTTCTAGGTCCAAACTGGCTTGGGTGGTGTGTGCGTTGGACTGAATGTGGATGTACTCCTCCAGGTAGCTCCAGGAGATATCCACGCCCCAGTGTGCTTGAGGGAATTGAGGTACAGCATCGTAGCGTAGGGGTCCCTCCGTATTAACCCAAGCCATGCGCTTTACCGCATGGCTAATTAGGCTGGCAGCGGAGGAGGCATCGATGCTAATGAACTTGTCAGGTGTTGCTGCAATGGAGTTGAACCAGGCGTTGTTTGGTAGGCCCGCTAGTAGTATTAGGCGACGTACATGGTTGTAGGAGAATAGTGCTCGTTCGGTCTTACTGTGTTCCTGTACGTAGTCCAGGAAGTCTTCGTTAGACCACTCAGGTTCCGCAGGAGAGGTGTTGTGTGGGTTCATGAGCTCTCCAGATGAGAATTGGGCAGCGGGGTTTCCACAGAGTAAACCCGAGGCGTGTGTAAAAGGTGTGCAGGCGTTGAGGGGAGCTGTTGTAGCCGCCAGGGGTAACGATGACGGGAATGTCCTCGAATGCTTGGTTACTTTTTTCGATAGCCTTCAAGAGCTGCTGGACGGCAGCGCTACCATACCCCTGCCCCCTGTACCCTTCCTGTACCAGTACGCGATTCACGTACCAATGCAGGAAGGGGATGTCACTATCAGGGTCTGCATCGACGACCGAAGCACTAGCAGTAACAATTCCACGGGGGGATTGGACCAGAACAGACCCTCGAGTATGCGCTGGGCGCGACGTGATGTCTGTGAGCTTCATAGGGTGTTGGCGTCAATCCACCATGTGATGAGGAAGCTGGCACTGATGCGGTGCCCGCGGTCTTGGCGGAAGATGCGGCCAATGACCATTGGGTCTGGATTGGCTGAGGCGCCAGCGGTGAGCCCAGTTCGGCTACGCCTAGCCGGAGCAACTGAAGAAGGCAGGATGCCTACCTCATCGAAGACTTTGCGGGCTAGTGCTTCTGTCAGGTTGTTGACGATACGAGGTTTGACCAAGCGCATTGGGAAGTCTACTGGTTTGTAGTCACCCGTTGTCGTAACGTACTGGGTGTATCTTGCCGGTTCAGTGGAGGGTGACGTTCGCTCTTGGTAGGTAGTGCCGGATGGGATTGGGTGCACGTAGCGTCCTTCGCCGCGGGGTAGGTTGAGCGCATCTTCGGCCTGCAGTCCTCGGTGAGCGAGGCGTGTTTGTTTTGCAGCAGGTTTGTTGTCGGTACGAATGGCGATGAGGGTGATGGGGAAGTCGGGGACCATGAAGTAGCCTAGGCTGAAGGCAGTCTTCATCTTCTCGTAGTACACGACTGCGGCTTCTGCCTCTTTGACGAGTCTTCGCCATACGGTGGTACGAAGCTTTCCCCGAAGTGCTGCGTCCAGGTTTTCTTGACGTTCCTGAAGTGCTTGCCTGGCTGCTGCTATCTTTCTGTCGCAAGCTTGAATGAGGTCGAGTTGGGCTTGCACCATTTGTTGCGGGTTATCTGCGATGACGGTGATGTCCTCGCCTTGTCCGACGATGTCTGGGTATTCACCGACGGGCACTTCGGGCATCGGTGCCTCAAGTACTTCGGTGGCATCGGTGGGCGGTCCGCTAGGTATGGTGCTGCTGGCGTCTTCAGGGACGTCGTTGTCAGTCAACGTCACTTCCGCCGGAGTGACCTCTTTGACTTCTTCTGCGGTGGTTTCCTGCTCAGGGGTTTTGTTTTCTTCGTTGTGCATAGTTACTCCTACTTGGGCAGTTTTAGTACTCCTGGCCCGTCTACTGGGTTGACTGTTTCGATGAGGTGCTCCCGTACACGTGCGGGCATTCGGTAAACGCCATGAGCGCGCAGCGTTGTAGCTGATTCTTTGGACTTGTTGCATGTGGTGCACAAGCTGCAGCCGCCCACAGTCAGTTGGCGGATACCATCCTTGCTGCGCAAGCTTCTTTTCTCTAGCGTCAGGTAGTAGGGAGCAAGACAGGCTCGACAGCGCAGTCCAATGATGGGGTCGTCCAGCTCTACGGTTACCACGGTGGGTAGTGCGGAGATGGGCAGCTCGAAGGACTTGAGATAGCGAGCCCCGCCCATCTGCCCGCCAGCAGGGTCGTCTGTGGGGCTGTCTGTCCATTTCATGGTGGCTGCTTTGATTACTTGCTTCACACGCTTCGAGAGGTCTTCCTCTGTCTTTGACCCTACGTTGAGTGCGGCTAGTAATGGCGGGTGTAGGTCTTCGTACAAGCCGGCGAACATGGCTACCGTCCGGTTGGGGTCTTCCGGGCGGTGGACTACGGCTTCCCAACCACCCTGCACGGCAGACAGATGCTCGACCAGCTTCACTTGGGGGCCTGTGTCGAACAGTGAGTGCCACTCACGAGTATTGGGGCGTTCGGGTACCTCTACTTGTACGAGGGTGACGTCGCCGATGATGAGTGTTGCGTTGGGGTTTTGCATGCCTCTAGTCCTAGTGGTTGCTCGTGGTACTTATCCCTGTGCGCAGCTTCTTATTGACTAGCTGGCCTGAATGGTCCACGTTCTCGTGAATGGTTCGCCGGTCCCCCGCGGAGTACTACCTGAGGTACCTTCTGGTACACCCCGATGACTACCCAGACGACCAAATACGGGAAATGTGCCTGCAACTGGGTCTCCCTTTTCTGGGCATGCCCTACTTGCAGCGATTACGGGACTCCATGGTGCGGCCGCTGCCCTTTCGTCCGCAAGACTTAGCCCACGCTGCCTCTTACCGCTTTCTACTGCGGGAGCGGCTGTTCTGGTTGTTCCATCCGGATGATGCGATGCGGGCAGCTAACCAGATGTTGCAGCTGCCGCGCTTGAAGGAAGCAATCGAGACGTTGCTCATTACTCGAGCCCCCTACAACTACATCGCCATGGTGTTGGCTTCACGAGAACGTAGGCAGTGTGCTCCGTTAGCTGTACAGCGTTTCGCGGAGCACTATTTCAACGTTGACTTGGTCGACACGACAGAGCTGCGCGCCCTCATTGAGGTGCGAAGTAGCTACGGTGCTGCGTCCACTGACCCAGATGAGACTGCATTGGCGGGGGCGTTTGCCACGGAACACCGGAAAGACCCGCGGCGTACGGTCGCTCGAATGCCCTCGCCGACACTCGGGACGATGCTGACTAGCCTACGCCTGGGGTACATGCCGGCCAATGTGCAGCTGGCCAACATGGTTGGGGCGACACGACTGTCTGCAGTTGCGGCCTCCTTGAACGCTGTGATGTCGGGTGCGGCCGCAGAGGCTCGAGACTTGGCACTGGTAGCCAAGGCTATGCACGAAATCATGGTCGATGTTGGTAGCTCGGTGGATGAGATGCATGAGGACTTGGCTAGGTTGATGCTCCGTACAGAGACCAGCGAGGTGCCGACGCTGGCTAGTCTGCCGGATGAATCAGTGCCGATGTTGACGGATGGGAAGGTGGTTAACGATGACGCAGGCAAGTGATGCAAACACAAGTACGCTGTTGAACGAAATGGGGCAGGTTGCTGTCGGCGGACTCGAGGAGGCGGTTGTTCGCTTCACCCCGATAGACGACTTCACCACATTCAATGCGGAGTACACCTTGCTAGAAGAGTCGGACATCGTCGTCCACTTCTTCCTTCCTAGGGAGCTGCAAGGACCCGAAGGGCACCCACTGAAACCGGCGGTACACCACTATTGGACGCAGTTATTCCCCAGTGTCCTCGACCCAGTCGCTCGCGCACACTTTGATGCGGAACAACCGCGCCTAGTGGCTAAGTACTCGCCGGAGGTCACGTCTTGGTGGCTTCGAGCCAGGGATTATGGTCATATTCTTGACTTGCGGTCGTACCTTGTTCGCTTCTTTCAGAGTATGGACCAGGGACTCGATGACTTCTTACCCTCACTTGAAACATGAGGGATGTCATCGACCACGTAAACTTGGAGGCTACCCAGCCGCAGCCTCGAGCGTACTCGCGTATGTACCCTACTAGGGCCTGCTTACCTTTTCCTGTTACGAGGCCCTGTAGGTGAAAAGCCACGTCAAACGTCCCGGGAGTTGTGGTTGCTTCTACGCAGCTAGCTTGACCACTGAGGTGGTCTCCGGCAAAGGTCAGGGCTTGGCCTACCTGGGTCAGCCACTCGATGGGATTGCTGGTTGGCTCTGGGGAGAACATGGCGGCTGAGCAGTACTGGGTAGGAGAGGCGGACCTGGATGACCCAGATGGTGGGCCTATCCCTGAGGGAGTGATTTGGAGTCCTGGGGAGGAGTCTGTAGAAGAATCCTACTTCACGCAAGGACGGCGTGCGACGCCAGTACTTCCCGAGCTGACCCCCTCACAGTTTACAGAAGCGGCATTCATGATGCCCACTGAGACGGAGGAGGGGCGGATGGAGATGCGGCGCTTCTCTTTTGGTCCCCGTCCCCATCTCAGACGTTGCTACGATACGCCAGCCAATCGTGTCCTGCTCAAGTGCGGTAGGCAGGTCGAGAAGAGTACGTTCCTCGGCAACTATGCGCTCACGTACTGCTGTATGGTGCCGGGTTATCGTGCTTTGTATGTCTCACCATCGGGACGGCAGACGGATACCTTCTCCAAGGACCGCATCAAGGAGCCTATCGATACTAGCCCGATGCTTCGTCGGTTCACGACCAAGATGTTGTCGCAGAACATCTTGGAGAAGCAGTTCGTCAACCGCAGCAAGATTACGCTACGCTACGCTTTCTTGAATGCCGACCGCACGCGCGGCATCCCCGCCTGGTTGTTAGAACTGGATGAGATTCAAGACCTTTTGCCGGACAACATCCCGGTGATGGAGCAGTGCACCTCGCACGCACCGGAGCGCTGGAAGCGCTACCTCTATTCTGGTACGCCGAAGTCCCTAGACAACACTATCGAGTACTACTGGGATAGGTACTCCACGCAGTGTGAGTGGGTGGTTCCCTGCGACGGTTGCCGCCACTGGAATGTACTTGGCGAGAGTAACATTGGGCGCAAGGGACTCATTTGCTCTAAGTGTGGCAAGTTGCTGAACCCCCAGCACGAGCGAGCGCAGTGGGCAGCTATGAACAAGCTGGACCCGCCAAAGATAACCTTTGAGGGCTACCGTATATCCCAGCTCATGGTGCCTTGGCGTAGTTGGTCGGAGATACTCAACGACTACGAGCGCTACCCGCGAGCGCAGTTCTACAATGAGGTGCTTGGGCTTAGCTATGATTCTGGTCTACGTCCTCTAGCTAAACATGAGGTCAAAATATGCTGCAATGACGCTGTGTCGATGGAGGACATCGAACGCTACCGCTCACTCGGTTTTGGCCAACCCATCTTCGCGGGCATTGACTGGGGTACGGGAGAGAACAGCTACACTGTCCTGTCCCTTGCTACGTACGTAGACAACCGCTTTCGGATGTTCTACACGCACCGTTTTACGGGGCGGGAGGTTGAGCCCTCCATACAGATGGACCTCATCACGCAGCTCTTGGACTATTTCAACGTCTCGTTGATTGGTGTGGACTACGGTGGCGGTTTCCACCCCAACAGCTTATTGCTGCGTCGCTACGGCGCGCGCCGCGTATGGCAGTACCAGTACTTGTCTCAGTGCAAGGCGAAGGTGGAGTGGGACAACAAGTTGCGCAGGTTCAAGGTTCGTCGCACGGAGGTGATGAGCGACATCTTCAACGCCATCAAGAAGGGTAAGCAGTGCGAATTCCCACGATGGGAAGAGTTCGAGACTCCTTACGCCGCAGACTTCCTGAACATCTACAGCCAGTACAACGAGCGCCTGAGGTTCTTGCAGTACCTGCATTCACCGGACAAGCCGGATGACACGTTTCACTCGTTCTTATACGCGTGGCTTGTGTCTATGCTGCAGATTCCGCGGTCGGACATCATCGCCCCCAATCAAGAGGACAAGCACGGTAACAAGATGGCCGCATACATCATGCCTGTTGGGCTGGAGTTCTAGGCATGAATGGCGTTGGCTAACGCGGATAACTCGGCGTTGATGTTACCAGTAGCGTGCGGGAATAGCGCGTTAGACGCCCTTGCGCCGTAGGAGCGCCGCACGTAGAAGTAAGCTGCATGGTACAGGTTGCGCCGGGCAGCATCGAGATACTGAAAGGCTGCCCGGGCTTCAGTGTCCTTGGCTACCAGCTTGGGGGTGCAGCAGGTCATGAGGTGGTTAGCTGTCTTCAGGAGTAACTGCCAAGGTTCTGTGTCTCCTACATGCTGAAGTATGGCGTCGAAGTACTCCTCCCCAACCGCGTAGAAGAACCGAGCCCACTCGAACACCTCTTCAGTAGTGTGCTGCCTCCTGCCTACAGTGTCCTGTGCTTTGATGTGGCGCGATTTGACGGCATCGGCGGCTAGGTCCGCACTAGGGATGTCGACTTGGAGCACTACGGAGAGGTAGTGAAGTTGTCGCTCGAGCTGGGCAATACGTGCGGCGGAGTGTGCTGCCATCAGTGCGACAGAGGGTAAGTCGGTACCTTGCTGGCGCATGGCCGCGAGCAGCAATACGTCGCTCTTTCGGAACTTGTAGTGAGTGCCGGCTGCAGTCGGCCGTAGGTAGCCTTTTGCTACCAGGTCGCGCACAGAGCGCGGCGCAAGGTCTAGGAGTTGCGCCGCTTCTTGGGTGCTAACGAGTTCGCTGGGTTCCGTCACTCGATTACTTCCCTTGGAGATTGGGTGGGTGTACGCTACTTGCTATGAATGACCTTCCCACGTCAATGCTGGTGCAGCAGAAGGCCGCGCGCAACAAGACAGGCGCAGAACTGGAGACGCTGGGGAAGTATGCTGCGGCACTCTACCATCGTGGGCAGTGTAGTACGTTGACTGAGGCTGTAGTAAGCACGGTGAAGACTGCTGGCTTGTCTCCGGAACAAGTACGGCGTGTAGTCGAGTTCACGAACCATGCTGCCTACCAGACTGAGTTCAGCAAGGTGGGCGCGTCGCACAAGTTCGTGGAGTTCGTCGGCGGCCCGGCAGACCCCGCGGCCATCCTTCAGGATTTGAACGACGGTGGGGGTGGGTCTGTGTTCGACACCGGCAGCGGGGACTACCAGGCTCCCCCGCCCGACTTCGCGAAGGCTGCGGCGGCCAATGAGGCGCGGATGGGTCTGGACGAGGTCAAGCTGGCCGAACTCTTCCAGGCTACCCCCTCCCCAATGCCTTTCGCAGAACCACTGGCCCCCGCGCTCGAGGCTCGGAGCAAGCTTGCCAGTTTGTACGAGGAGGCCTTGGCCGAGATGAGCTTGGGGGAAACGCAGCTGCAGATGCTGGGTGGGGAGCTACTCGAGCGAACGAAGCAGGCAGCCTTGGCGGGTGTCCCGTTGTCGCACATCGTCGCAGCCTGGGGGGCGGGCGCTGGGGCGCAGCCGGAGTTCATCAAGGCTGCTTTCACGATGTTGACTCCCGCCTTGGTGACTTCCGGGGTGTTCCCCTCTCGAGAGGAGCTCGTCGAGTCCCTCGCGGTGAAGGTTGCGGCGACGCCCGTCAACGCGGCGCACCCGTTGGTGCGGACGTTCTCGACGTGGTGCGAGACGCTGAACAAGTTGGCGGCAACGCGGCAGGTCATGGAGGACGTCGAGACGGCTCTGGGCCAAGTCGAGACCTTCTTGAAGGAGGCAAGCTCCGCGTCAGAGATTGGCGGAATCTTGGGCAAAATCCCAAAAGCGGTTCGGGGTGTGACGCAAGCTACCGCGAAAGCGTCGCGCCCCGTCAATGCGTTCACGCGTGAAATGGTGGAGGCGGCGGGAGGTAGCGTCCAAGCCGCGGAGCGTGCGGGGAACGTCTTGGGCGGGGCGGTGAAGTACGCGCCGCACATCGCTGGCGGTATTGCGCTCGAGGACGCCTACCAGCGCGCCAAGTACAATCCGATGGTACAAGGGGCGAAGAACTTCGTCCTGAGCCGGGTGCCTTACACCCACCAGAACATGATTCGGCAGTACAGCTACCAGCAGGGCTTTCCCGTATGAACCCACTCGATGAGTACTTGGAGACGTACGGGGAGGTCAAACTGGCCTCCCCAAAGACAGCCTCGTTCTGGCCCGCAGCCAAGGCAGCCATACCCGGTGTTGCGGTGTCCGTCGGGGGCAGCATTGCAGCGACTGGCCTCGTTGCAGCCACGGGGAAGGCCTACCAAGCACTGACCAAGCGGCGAGACTTTTCGAGCATGATGGAGGCGGACCCAGGGCTTCGAGAGTACCAACAAGAGGACCCTCGAACGTTCAACCGACGCTTTACTGCGCTGAGAAGCATGGCACCTGAATTCGCAGCGCAGCCGCTGGTCGCAGCGCACTTCATGCGGATGATGGGAGAGAACCCAAGCAATGTCGGGGGCACCTTGGTGAACTTGGCTAAGGAGCACGCGGGGCTGACTCGGGGCAACATGTCGCTGGTTCCTGACATCCAACGTGCGATGGGTGCGGGTGTGCAGTACGGCCTCAACAGTCAGATGCAAGAAGCTCGACGGCAACAAGGGTTCGAGGAGGAGCAGCGCCGCGCTCGAGCTGCCCAGCAGACGGCGTAGTACATGCTCAAGTACAGCTACTATCGCCACGAGGGTGAGGCCGGTAAGGTCGTCGTTCCGCTTTTTGGGCATGCCGACAAGTACTTCGAGAAGACGGCTTCTGTCGGCCTCATGCCTGAGGTGGCGACGTACATTCAGGGATTGCGGCCACGCAAGGAGTCGCAGTACGTCCTGGTCAATGCACTCGGGGCGAGTGAGTACTTCGGGTCGAACGTCAATGGCGACGCGTTTCCCGAGGCAGCCCTCGTCCATCGCCCCAGTGAGTGGACCAACGTACCTGCTCACGACAAGGTACTTGCTGAGTCGTGGCCGTACGGGTTTCCCACGTTCTACGGAGCGCACCCCTACGCGCATCACAAGAACAAGGACTCAGCCCAGGCTTTTGGGGAAGTGGAACTGGCAACGTGGAACCCGCATATGCGGCGGGCGGAGCTGGTTACGCGTCTTGACTACGACAAGTGTCAGCAGTTTGGGGGTACGGGGGTTTGGGACAAGATACAGGCTGGCGGATTCCCCGACGTTAGTATGGGCGCGAAGGTTCCGTTCGATACTTGCTCCATCTGCTTAGACTGGGACCGGTACCGTGCCGCGCAGGCGACGTTTGACCCGAAGCGGCATGCCCACCCGGGCATGGCTGTACTCGAGGTACACAAGCGGAAGCCTATTCGTGGCGTGTCCATCACGCGCAAAGACTACTGTGAGCATGCCCTGAAGATGATGAACGTCATCCTGCCTGATGGCAGGAAAGTGTTCGTCTTCAACGACTACCCGAGGTTCTTCGATATCAGCTACGTCTTTATCGGTGCTGACCGCACGGCGAAGCAGATGCTACTCATCTTCAGCGGTAAGGGCTCGTGGCCACTACGTACGTCGACCTTGGAGACAGCGTCGGTGGAGGGCACGAAGACTGCTTCTGCGCCCAGTACGTTTGAGCGCATTCTTACTGGAGAATTCGGGAAGCAGGCTGGGTCCAAGCGGGGTTCCATAGACAAGGACAACTTGCCCAGTAATCTGGCAGGCAAAGCGGTGCCATTGTTGACTCGACAAGAGCGGGACTTACCGCCAGACTTGCTTGCGGACTTGGCGGGGCTGCCTCTTCCGCAGTCGCTGGCTACCCTTACCGCGCTGGGCATTGTCCTGCGCCCCAAGGAGTTTCAGCACATGCTTCTCATGCATGCAGGTGCTGGTGGGCTTGCCGATGAGTTTGCGGAGGGTAACCAGGTGTTCCCGCGGTGCGATGAAGTGCAGGACATGTCGCTCAGGCCTGAAGGTTTCTTGTCTACATTACTGCCGCTATTGCTGCCTTTCTTGTCTGGACGCAGTGGCTTTGGGCCCTTCATCGAGCAGCGTGTGCTGGTGCTAGGGAAGACACCTGAGCCAGTGGAGGGGGTAAGTGCTTCCCTTCACAGTGACCTGATGCGTAAGATTGGGGCTGCGTACAACGGGTACCGCGCAGGCCTCATGGAACTAGTAGCTCACGCCCCAGACTTACTGGACTCTTCGAGAGTCAAGGAGCCGAGCTGCATCAAGCTTGCCACGGTACCAGTAGAAGCCCTGTTCACCCCGCTGAGTGCGACGTACTTTCATCGTGCATTCTTGGACGAATGCGGTAGGGGTGCTCAAGTTACGGACTGGCAGTAGCCAACGCGGAGAGGGTACCCCCTCGAAGACAGCGTGATTCACAAAGACGTAGGAGACCATCATGAATAGGACCGCTGAAGAACTCGAGAAGGAAGCCCAGATTTCCCTTTTCGCGAAGCTTGCCACGGAGCAGGGTGTCGACTTGAGTACGATGCCCGAAGATGCCATCGGCGAGCTTTGGTTCAACGTCTACGGCACCAAGTTGGCGGGGGACATGCCTCCCGGCGAAGCCGCTGAAGAGGACGAAGAGAAGAAAAAGAAGAAGGAAGAGGAAGCCAAGGAAGAGGAAGCCACCAAGGCTGCGGCCGCGCTCGAGTTCACTCGACAGCAGGAGAAGCAGGCAGAGGCGGCTTGGGCGCATGAGCTCGGGCAGACCATGGCTGCATCCTTCATTCAGACGCTGCAGAAGGAAGCCGGTGCGGGGGCTCTCGGAGCTTCGGCGACCGACACCGTCGCGCGGGTGAAGCAGGCTCAGTCTGCGACGCAAACCACCACGACGCAAACCAAGGTTGCCGGCTTTTCGGCTGTCGACCGCCTGGCACTTGCGCAAGTGCCGAACATCGCCAAGGAGGCGGGTGTCGACGTGGATGTTGCCATCGCGCGCACACAGGCAGTGGCGACGTTGGGGTCGTTGGAGGGGCAGGAGAGCAAGACTGCCTCCACCACGAACTTGGATGATGCCGTGCACGTTCGTGCTCTCGAGTACCTGGAGGCTGCGGGCTACCCCGTAAAGTGGGACTGACGGTATCATGGTGGCGGCTGGGCACAAACTTGCGGAGGCTGTAGGCTCCGCAGCTCCGGATGGCCTGAAAGGTCAAGCCGCTATTACCCCTCTGCCCCCGCCGGCTGTCGAGAACAAGACAGCCCCGGGGCAGACGGGGCCCAAGGGGCTGTCGCCCCGCACCACCTACTCGCGCGTGAACACCGCGCGTCCTCCGACGCCCGATACGGGCACCAGCGCAAAGACCGGCCCCAATGGAGGCCTAGCACTTCTCCCCGCAAAAACAGCGAAGGTCAACATGAGTACACTTGGACGTCCAGAACTGAACGACCTGGTCAAAGCGGCGATGGCCGGCACGATGCAACGTGTGGCCGCCGGTATCGAGGCAGACATGCAGCTCGGTGTGGCGCCTCAGACCAAGGTTGCAAACGCATCCACCCACATACCGACGGAGCAGGCAGCAAAGTTGGCTAGCGCGTTGGCGTACCTTGCCGGCGAGTTCGAGAAAGATGCCGAGGAGTCTACGGGGCCCAACGCATTGCCGGCGTCGGCTGCCACGGCGTCGGAGCCGAACATCGACACAGGGGAGGGCGGGCAAGCCTCCGGCGCCAATCAGCAGCCAAAGACGACTTCGACGGCTGCTCTGGGTACTCTCCCAGACAATGCCGCGATGCAGCACCCAGAGCAACCGGTCGAGCCCATCGCCAACCAGAAGGTTGCGCAGCTACACAACAACACCGTACGTCTGCAACAGATGTTGGGTAAGCAAGCGGCAGCGGGCGGCGCTGGCGTGACGGTCGCCGAGATTCGTCAGCGGCAGAAGGTCGCCGAGGATGCTATCAACCCCGCACAGATTTCGGCAGGCACTGTTCCCAACGGTCCTCCTGAAGGGGCTTCCGCCTCAGAGGAGAACGTGCCGGCCGTTCCGAGTGACGTCAGCTCGCAAGAGCAGATGGTCGCGTCGAACCAGGCTGCCATCGATTTCACCAAGCGGGACGCCAAGGCAGACCCGAAGAAGGATGTCGACCAGCTGTTGAGCGAGAACGCGCAGACCGCTGCAACGGACAAGACGCTCGAGCGTGTCTTCGACCGTACGGGCGAAGCGGGCGCGAAGATTGCCAGTATGCAGCAGGGGGGCATCAAGACCGCCGCAGCTCGCGTGCTGCTCTCGAGCTTGGTGAAGGCCGCCGCCTGCGCGGACCCCAAGGAAATGAAGAAGGCCAAGGAGAAGGACGGGCAGGGGATGGCCCCGGCCACTCCGCAGCAAGCGTCCGGATTCACCGCAAGCTCCATGTGAGGCTTGCGCCTCCGTTCACTTGAGAGGTACCCAAAATGGAGAAGTTGTCGAGTACGAAGGTTGCCAGGGTGTTGCGAGAAGCGCAGCAGACTGTTTTGCTGCTCACAGAGGAGCGAGACAAGCTGGCTGCAGAGCTGGCAGACCTGCATGAAGAGCGTGAGTGCGTGAAAGTCGCACAGGCAATGCACGCGCGAGGTGTGAACGTGGACCAAGACTTGGACACCCTCGTAATGGACCTGCGCAAGGAAGCGCAGGCCGGCAAACTTGGAGAAATCACTCGGGCTGTTGATATGATGGGACCTAGCTTCCCGTTTGCATCACAGTCTGGTGTCCCTGGTGGGGCGGTAGCTGACCAGCTCACCGCGTATCTGATAGGGAACGTTGGTAGCTAACCAGCAGCAACAGCAGGAGGAACAAGGAACATGAGCACAGTTCAGCGCGTCAACTTCGAGCCGTTCAGTGACCTTTTGGCCACTCAGCGTCGCGACTTCTCTTTGGCCGACCCGACGCTGGCCGACCCCAACGGGGCCAACCCTCTCGTCGATGGCGAGTGGATGATTATCGACAACAGCTACAAGGCAGCTGTTGCTTGCGACCGTAGTGGCGCAGGCAATGTTGCTACGCAGACGTCCTACCCGGTCTACGCGGAGCAGGGTCGTTCGGACATCCAGGCCATGTCCAGAAAAGCCGTCCCACTCATCTGGCAAGGCTTCCTCGAGGCCGACACGCGCATCTTCGATGCTACGGCCGTCGTCAGCGGTGGCGCTGCCATCACTTTCACGGGGCAGCCACTCAAGGTCGCTTCCATCACAATCAGCGGGCTCGTGAAGATTGGCCTCGTCGGCGCAGTTGTCGGCGACGGTGAACCCATCGTTGCACGCGTCACCAGGTTGCCGGCTGTGAACGGCGGCAAGCTTCGCTTCCGTTTGGCCAGCAGTATCTGACCCCACGGGTAGAAGAGAGAAAGGACACCCAGAATCATGAGCGTTCCGGCACAGATGTTGAACGACCTCTTCACCCAGAAGGTGGCAACAGCGGAGGGAAAAGAGAAGGTCGCAGAGTACGGTGGTAGCTATGTGCGAGACCGTCTACGCGAAGTCGCGTACACCAGGAAGTTGATTCCCCCGCAGCAGGTCACCCGCGCTGATTGCCAGCGCAGCGTGAACCACGACACTCTCATCAAGATTGTGGACATGGAGCCACAATCTCGTGCGATGTCGATTTCGTTCCGAGGTCAGCCCTCCGCACGTGTCATCAGCGGTCGACGTTTCGCTGTTGGCTTCTTCACCATCTCTTCGGAGATGTTCCAGAAGACCGAGCAAGAGTTGCTCGCGTACGAGATGCCCATCACCAAAATCATCGAGGAGAACTCGGTGAAGGACATCGGTGAAATCGAAGACCGTGAGTTCACCATTCACATGGAGTCCGCCTGCCAAGCACTGCAGACGGAAGCCAACGGCGGTACCGCCGCAGCATTGGCGGCTTCGACCATCGGTGCGACGGTGGAGTACTCCATCTTCAAGGGGGAGCTTGCGCGAAGCCAGACCGCGGACACCGCAGTGGTGTGGCCTGTTCAGCGCCCCGACTTCGTGAACATATACAAGCGCCTCGATGGTCGTCGGTTGCGCGCCGAAACGACGCTCATCTCCGACCCCGACTTCGACGACATGTTGCAATGGACCGTCGAAGACTTCGGTGACCGTGTGCAGTCGGAAACGACGGTCGACGGGTACAAGTACAACACCATCTTGGGACGTGCCTACGTGCGTACCATCAAGACGGACATCTTGCGCCCCGGCAACATCTACTGCATCACGAAGCCAGAGTTTTTCGCGAAGTTCTACATCCTGAACAACACGAAGTTCTACATCGACAAGGTCGCGAACCTCATCTCGTGGCAGGCGTGGGAAGACATCGCCATGGGCATCGCCAACGTGGCGGCAGTCGTGAAGTGCGAGCTGTACTCCGGCAACGCCAACCCGAATGCGGGCAGCCAGACGCTCATCAGCAACTTCGTCCCGGTGGAGGAAGACCAGCTGGGTACGCCGAACAACCGTCTCGACCAAGGCTTGCGGTTCCCGCAAATCAACGCGTACTGACGCTTCAGTACCGGGTCGGTATTCTGGTTTGGATTGGGCGTCGGAGCCGGTTGGCCCGGCGCCCTTTCTGTTTTTGAAGGACAAGGAGTTACGTCATCATGAGTCTCGGTTCTGGTCAGTTCAGTTCGCAGAATGCGGTCAAACAGCACTTGCTGCGCGGCAGCGGCGGTATTCAAGCGGAGGTGGCAGACCTTCGCGCAGACATCAAACGCGACTTCGCGGCCAACGCAGCTGTTGCCGTGGAGGAGTTCACCAACGTCCCCGTCGCCGATGTCGATGCCATCAAGACTTCCATCGCTTCCTCGGCTTCGCCAGTGAGCTACTCGGGGGCTGCTCTGAACGGCGTCATCGGCGCAGGCGCTATCAGTCCTCCACGCAACATCACCATCACGACCACGACACACGCGGACATCGACGCGGTGGTCGTAGTCGTTACGGGTACGGACATCAACGGAGATGCCCTGACCGAGAACATCACGCTGACGGACGGTGGCGGTGTCACCGACGCAGGGTTGAAGGCCTTCGCTTCGGTGGAGCAGGTCGACATCCCCGCGCAAGGCGGTACGGGCGGTGCGTTGACCATTGGCTTCGGCGCTCGGATTGGCCTGGGCAAGCCCCTCTTGTCTCGGGCGGGTCTTGCAGCAGTCCTTCTAGAGGTGTCACCACTGGTGCCTTTGCGGACGCAGCAACGCAAGGCCCGCACGGAACGTACACGCCGGCCAATGCCCCCAACGACACGCGGGACTACGCCCTCTTCTACGAATACGACGCTTCTGCGAACACCTGAGGTAGCTGATGTCAGCCATCTACTACCTGCACAACACGGTACGCAGCAAGCGTACCAAGTCTGTTCGAACGGCTCAGCCTACCCGAGCTCGGCTGCATCAACGGGTGGGTGAGCTCTCGGTCAAGCGGGGGCGCCCAAAGCGGGTCGACCGCGCATTCTTGGAAGCCAACTTCGACATGTTGAATGCCGCCATCGAAGCCGGTGCGCTCGAGGTGCGCACGCCGGCTGGCGCCGTGGTCGACCTCAAGTCGTTGAGGGTGTCCATAGCGGCACCACCTCCAGCCGAGGTAAACCCGAACTTCCCCCTGGACGATGCCAACAACGACGTGAACCCAGTCCGCCCGGCGACAGCTTCCCCGAATGCTGGAATCGAGCCGTCGGTACATGCGCGCGGGGAGTTGCCGGACTTGCTCAAGCCAACCTTGGAGGAAACGTCGGAGGCTGCCGAAGAAAATGCGTCGGTCTCCGATAGTCTGGAGGAGGGCACCCGCGATAGTGCGGAGGCTGCTGCCGTCGAAGAAGAGAGTGCGGAGGCTCCCGCTTCCGCGGAGGCTGCTGCTGCTGCTGCTGCTGCTGCTCCCACACCCTCGCCGTTGGCCCCGCCCGCGCCAGTTGCTCGGCCTCCGACGGGCAAAGGTGGGAAGGGTAAGAGTCGGTGAGGCGTACGGTCACAAACATCGCCGATGTCGAAACAGCTCGACTACGCCAGGCTGGTTTAGTCGGAGCGTCTGTTCGTGTCGGCGGGATGCCTGTGGCCCCGGGATGTACCGTTCAGGTGCAGGACAGGGCAGGGGTGGCAGCGGACATCGACTACTGGGCGTGTCGTGGTGTACTCGTGGAGGGGGAGCTGCCGAGTTGGTATCGTCCACGCACGCCAACTCAGCCGTCTCCTCCGCCTCCCCCGCCGCGCGCGCCTCCCCCGCCCGAGGAGGAAGGCCTTTTGGAGGAATCGGCTCCTGCGCAAACCGCGTTGGACACCCCGGTACTCCCGGAGGTAGAAGAGGGTGACGCGCCCAAGGAGGCAGAGGCCTCACCTGAGGATGCGAGAAGGGCGTCCAGAGGTAAGAAGTCCCGGAGGTAGGCATGGCTGAGCTGGAAACACTGGTAGGGATGTCGCCTACGATGAAGGCCTTCGTACCAGTCGTGCGCGCTTACCTGCGGGACCACCCCGAGTTGAACCGGCTGCTGGCTGGCGTGGAGTCTTCAGACCGGTTCCTCGCGTGGGCGGTGCTTGATGCTGTTGCGTGGTTCAATGGCACGCCACATTTCACTAGGCTCAGCCTCGACGACCTACTGCAGTTGAACCAGCACGCACTTCTGTTGCGTATGGTAACAGTAGGCGTGCTGGAGTCTGTTGGCTTACTGCAAACACGCAATCACATCAACTACTCCAATGGCGGGTTGAACGTGGGCGTGAACGACAAGACGCCGCTCATCATGAACTGGCTGCAGTACTTTCGTTCTTTCATTGAACAACGGCTGACGCAGGTGAAGGTGAGTTTGAACATCAGTCAGTTACTGGACTCGGGGGCTAGTGGTGTGCACTCCGAGCTCTGGGCAATCAACGCCACCTACTTGAGTTACTGAGGTCACATGGCACAGGCGAAGTTGTATCTGCGTAGGCTTGGCGGCATCAATGGCGTCAATCACTTCCTGAACGGTGGCATCGTGAGTGGGGTAGACCTCACCGCACGGCCGAGTTCGCTGTACTTGCACAACAAGACGCTGATTTTCTTGGCCCCCAATGCGAACACAGTGACGTTCAACAGCGGGGGCGCGCAGGTACCGCTGACGATAGCGCAGGTACTAGCTCAAATTGAGGCACAGACGACTGGCGTCGATGCGCACGTTCACGAGGGGCACATTGCGCTGCATGAGACTACCGTCTCAGGTGGGGTCACCATCTCAAAGGATGGTACAGCCAATGCATTACTAGGGTTCGGGGACCAAGTAAATGAGGTGGGCGTGGTGTACAACGCCCCTTCGGGCACCGCTCCTCGTTTCATTCAAATCGTAGTCGAGACTCCTGGCAGCTACCTGGTAGTAGTGGAGAACGCGTAACATGGACAAGTTTGCACGGGCGCTAGTTGGCACGCGGGCTATCCCTTTTGCGGCGGGTGCGGCTTTCTTCACCAAGATGAAGACCGCCTCATGGACAGACCCACCTGACCAGGAAGGCGTGATGGAGGGACGCTTCGCTGTTTCGGCGGTCGAGCTTCTCGACAAGTTGAAGCAGGTGATTACTGCCAAGGCTCGCCTCATGCTTGCGTACTACACATACGCGCAAAGCTTGAAAGGCGAGGGTTGGCGCGCCACCAAGACTGAGTTCTACGAACACGCTGAGGATGAACGTGAGGGCTTCGAGTACTACTTGAAGCGTGCGGCTGCCCTTGGAGGGCCGGTGCACTACGAGGATGTGGAGGTACCCCCGCCGGCAAGTGAGCCCATCACCATCTTCAACATCCTGGCTCGAGCAGAGCAGGAGGGCATCCTTGTCCAGCGTGAGCTGCGGGAGATGGTCGGCGAAGACAACCCAATGCGTGTTGGTATCGAGGAGCACATGCTCAAGGACCAACATCACTTGGATGAGATGTGGCAGATGATGCCGCAGGGGGCGTCGCAAGGTTCGCTTGTTCCCACCATACCTCAGGAGATACCTGAGGAAGTGCCGGAAGGTGCTGCGGAAGAGTCGACTGGGCTACCTGAGGAGAAAGTCGCTTTGCTGCGGCAGAAGTTCGCCTTTTGTCTGACTGCGGACAAGTTGCGTGAGAAGCGTGGCTCGGAAGATGCGGCGGCCAGAGAGAAGGGTCGCGAACGAGCTATCGCCAACTTGTCCGCAGAAGCACATAGGGAGAAGGGTCGTCGCGGTGAGCGACTCGGGGCAACTGCCGGGGGTGCCCTTGGGGCTGCCGGTGGGTACCTACTCGGCAACAAGTACTTGAAGCATCCGATGGGCCCCTCCATAGGTGCGGGTATCGGGTACCTAGTGGGAAACAAGGCGGGTAAGGAGCTGGGCACCGAGGTGGATATTCGGAAGAATGCTTCGGTGAAGGTGGCGTTCGGCTCGGACCCTGCGGCGTACCTCGAGCAGGAGAGCCAGGCACGAGAGATTCAAGGGCAGAACGAGGCAGCGTTCTACCGGCAGAAGATGCGTGAGGCCACGCAGGCCATGCAAGATGCGCAGGCGCAGTTGTCGCAGACGCAGCAGCAGGCAGACCAGTTGGGGGGTGAAGTGCAGGAGCGCACCCAACAAGCGCTCGAGGCTAACATGTCGTCGACCGAGCAAGCGCGGGAGATTGCCAACTTGCGTATCGGTACCGAGAAGATGCGGCAGGCCATGCTGCAGCTGGCTGCACAGGACCCGGTGCAGTTGGCGTCGCCCATGCCCGACGCTGCTTTGGGTGACCCCAACATGGAAGGGGCAGCAGGAGAGGCGCCAGATGCGCAAGGCGGGGCGAGCGCGCCGACGGAGGGTGTCGGGGGTCCGAATACTCCCGGTGGGGCTGTTGCGGGCAGCGGGCCGGGGTCGGCGCGGCCGGTGGCGGCGGCCGGCGGCGAACTTGCGACCAAGCAGGGTAGTGCGGCAGCAGCGGTGAAGGCGCGGGCGCCGTGGGCGGCCGGTGGAGCCCTGCTCGGCGCGGGCGGGGCGCTCCTCGCTGGCAAGAAGGCCCCTGGACTGCGGGAGCATGCGGGGCGCCTCGCAGAAAAGCGCGAGCCGGGGGACGAAAAGACGACCAAGGAGCTAGCCCGAACGTACAGGGCACTACGTCCGGCTGAACGTGCGGAAACCAACCCCCGTCGCGCTGCAATTTTGGGAGGACTGGCTGGAGGCGTTACGATGGCTACGTCAGGGCCGGAGCTGATGGCTGCGGTGAAGCGTTTGAAACAGGGCGTTGACGCCCTTCGGAGGTGACCATGTTGGACCAATTCTTGGAAGCGTCCTACGGCCAATGTAAGCTGGCGGAGGCACGTACCACCCTCAACGCGCGGTTGGCGCAGCTACCGCAGGACATTCTGTACGAGTTGGCAACGGGCCAGGAGAAGCTGGCCTACGGTGGCGGGGAAGATACGGAATGGCTCGAGAAGTTCAAGGGTACGGAGCTGTTCGACCAGGCGTACGCACTTGCTCGAGAGGAGCTGGCGCTGACCATGGAAGAGAACGCTATGCGGCATGCGCGTCGCCAGCAGGAACAGCAGCTTCGGCAGCACGATGACTGGGAGAAACGCGACCTTCAGCGTAATGACTTGTGCGTGCGCCGCAAACTGCTCGAACTCGAGCTGGCTGCGTTGGAGGAGGGCGGCGCGCCCGAGGACGAGGAAGGCGAGGAAGGCGGCGAGGATGACGAAGAGCCTGTCACCGTTCCCGACCCCTCAGTTGCCCCTCCGCCCCCGCAGCAACCACAGGCGGGTAACAAGGAAGCGGAGGTCCGCGCGCGCTTTTCGGCGGCGGTCAAGGAGGCTCAACACAAGGAGGCCTTTACCGCGGCTCTAGCCAAGGGGCTGTTGGGTGCAGCAAAGACAGGGCTGCAGGGCGCCGGAGGCACTCTTGCGAAGGGAGTTGGGCGTACCACAGCCGCTTTCCAGCGTGGAGGTATGGGTGCTGGTCTGCAGACTGCGGGCCGCTCAGCGTTGCAGTTCGCTGCCAAGCATCCTGCGGTGGCTACGGGGGCGGCTGGGCTCGGTGCAGGGCTCCTCGCGGGGCGTGCCACGAGCTGACCATGGCACTGGCCCTGCGTGTCACGGAGCTGGCAGTACGCTCACTGGATGTGGACTTCAACGTGGTGTCGTGGAAGACGAACGACACAACGGGCGAAGTTTTCGACTACCAGTTTCGTGTACTGCGCTCTGAAGGACCAGAAGGGCCCTTCGTCGAGGTATCGCAACCGCTAGAAGACCAGTACATGTTCGTGGACCGGGCTATCCCAGGTAACCATGACTTGCGCGAGCTGTACTACAAGGTTCGTGTCACGCGTAAACGGGACAGCCTTTCTGTGGATTCAGAGGGCGCTTCCCGTGGTGCTGATGCGGACCTCATCGCGACTGAGATACGTAAGCAGATGAACTTGCTCTTTCGGGAGTTCATCGGTCGACGGTGTTGGGTGCTGCCAGTCCGTACGTTTGGTCCGAGATGCCAGGATTGCTGGAGTAAGACCCTGCAGAAACGTACCAAGACCCAGTGCGTGTCCTGCTTCGATACTGGGTTCTTTCGAGGCTACTACACCCCTATCGAATCTTGGGTATCCATAGACCCAAGTCCAAAGGCGCGGCAGCATACTAGCGTGGGGCCTCTCCAGCAAAGTGATACGACGGGGCGGATGGGGTACTGGCCTCCGCTGAAGCCGGGAGACCTCATCATCGAACCGGAGAATGTCAGGTGGCGAGTTGTGCAGGGTTCTGCCACTGAGCAACTGCGTGCGCCGCTACATCAGGAATTTCAGATACACAAGATTCCCAATAGCGACATGGAGTATCGCATCCCGCTAGACCCCGGCGCAGCGCTTGAGGACTTGTGGTTGTCTCCTGCGCGTAACTTCAGCAACCCGCATTCACTAGTATCGTTCACCAATGAGGAGTACCCGGGGGTACTGCAGTTGTATAGTACTAGCTATCCTGAGGTGAAGTCGTGAAGCATGCTACGTTTGCTCAGTTTTTTGAACGTTCAACTGCTTTCTCGAAAAAGGCGGCAGAAGAGCGTGAGGATGCCGAAGGACGTCGGTACTTGACGGCGCTGAAGCACATCGGACTTGGTACGCTAGGATTTGGTACCGGCATTGCTGCCGGACGCGGCGCGGGGCACCTCATTTCCAAGGTCAGCCCCGGGCAAGGAGCTGCTCGAGGGGCACGGGTAGCTCGGACACTCGCCCCTGTGATTGGCACGGCCTCTGGTTTGGCGTATTCTTTGTGGAAGCAGGAAGAGCAGCGGAGGATACAACGTGCCATTCAGGGTTCATGAGGTAGCGCCAGCTGACGGCTACCCCGAAAGCAGTATGGCGTACGCCCCGCTGCAGCATGTACGGGTACTCGTCATCTCGTTCTTGCAGGGCCTCTTTCAGACAGCGCCGCCGGGCTGCTACCACTGGGATGAGGATGAGACGACTACCGAGATAGTGATTCGAGACGAGAATCCCATCAATGTGGCGTCTGTTAACGCGCGACCAGCCATCAATCTCACGATGGGCGCGGTGCAGTTCTACTCGATGGGACTCGGCGACTTACTGCACTACGACCCCCGTACAGGGCGGCAGGTGCGCTCATCACTGGTACCAGGGTCGCTCACGGTTAACGTCAGTGCGCGTAGCGACATTGTTGCTCACAACTTGGCTTGGGTGATTGCGGAGCACGTGTGGTTGTTTCGAGACGAATTCTTGCGGCGAGGCTTCTTCGAAATAGGGCAGAACGTACAAGTCTCTCCGCCCTCGAGTGCTAGTGCCGTCATTCAGCAAGACTCGGGTGATGAGTGGTACGTGTCCTCCGTGGGGGTGCCTTACCAGTTCTACCGGACTAGTGCCACTACACCGCTGAGTCAGCGTATCGTGCAGAACATCCGCACGCAGCTGAGTACCAACCTTCAGACCGTTGAGTCGCTGGGTGTGCCCGCGGCTGCAACGCACGAGTACCCAGTACATCAGGAGCACTGCTTTCCTCCATCGTTTGCGCCAGGAGCAAGTGATGTGTACGGGGCGACACCTGACCCAGCCGGTACTAGGGAGGTGTTTCTTCCCAAGCAGCCGCATCCGTTGAATCCTGCGCAACGAGTCACAGTTCGTTTCCCGTACCCCCATAGAGCTGGGTTGCGCGGGCCGAGCATGGGCGGTAGGGCGCTTCCCTTAGTTCGGTCCTGCGTGAAAGAATCAGGTACGTAGCTCTAGAGCAGTGAAAGGAATCTCTCTACATGGCTGGTGAACTTCCCCGTCCTGGCGTACAGGTCGTTCAAGTCTTTCGCACTGTCACGCCGACGGTAATCACACCGTCACTCATGCCGAATGTGGTGGGAGTCGCGAAGCAAGTAGTACCTCTGAGTGTGAGTGACGGAGCTGGCGGGTCGCTGCTGAATGCAGACGCGCTGGTTCAACTACCTGCGTTCTTCGTCGCAAAGGCTGCCTCCGGTTCGCCAACCCCAGTGTACGGTGGTTTGGACGGACTCGTCTTGGCGGTACAGTTCAACAACGGCACAGAAGTGTCGGTCACGTTCAGTGATACTCTCGGTGGAGGACTTACTCCCTCGACGGTGGTGTCACAGATTCAGGCCGCGTTCTTGGCCGCTGGCGTGACTGCAGGTCTGGCCGAGTTGGTCGGAGATGGTACTACGCAGTGGCAGTTGCGCACGGTTGGCGTCGGTGACTTCCAGAGCATTTACATCACTGCGACCACCTCGCCTGCAGTCTTGGCGGCCTTCGGCATCGGCATCGGCCACACCTATGCCGGGCTGGGCGCGTACAATCAGTACGACGTACTGATTCCGCAAGCGGCATTCCCGGACCCTCGAGGCAACTTGGATGAGCTGGGCATCGAGCAGGACTCCATCCGCGTGTTCTTCGCGCTCGGTAGCGGCACGGATATTAGAGAAGCGATGCGCGACTCAGCGTTCTTGCGCAACGGCACCGTCGATGACCCTGCCGTGGTCACGGGCTCTGTCGACTTGGCGACGCTTACGCTGCCGGGCGACCTCGACACCTTGACCGTCGTGCTGTCTGTGGGGGGTGGCGCGAACCAAACGGTCACCTTTGCGACGCCGGCTAACCCGGCCGCAGTCTTGTCGCAAATCGATGCACAGACGACTGGCTTGGTGGCTAGCCAGACAGGTGGTGGTTTGCTGGTGCTGACTAGCGATGACGTTGGGTCTGATGCATCTATCGAAATCGTCAGTGGTACTGCGTTGTCGGTGCTAGGCTTGACCGTCGGAGTCTACGCAGGTGTCAGTATCGCGGTCATCGATGATGGCGACGGCAACAGCCTGTCGCCCATTTTGAAGTTCGTGGGGGAGGACTTCACGGCGACGCCGACTGCGGCAGTGGTGACTGCGACGGACCCCGCGACCAACCCCGCAGACGGAGCGACGCTCATCATCTCCGATGGCCAGCAAGTGCAGACCATCGTGTTCGCCGGTGTGGCTGCGTTCGCCGACATCTTGTCGCAAATCAACGCGGTGGTAGGGACCGCGGCAGGAGGGCGCATTACGGCGTCGGATGCCGGTAGCAGCACACTGCGTTTGACGCACTCGGACACTGGCACGGACTCGGTCATTCAGATTTTGGGCGGTACGGCTCTGGCGAACTTGGACCCCAACGTTTCCCCGACGCTGATTGCGGGGTTCTACCGCGGTGTGCCGAACAAGCCGGTAGCTGGCGACGAAGTCTGGATTGACGGCGTGTACGTCGGCAATGTCTCCGCAGTGGCTCCCGGAGGAGTGGTCACCAACCTCAAGCTCGACAAGCAGCTTGCGCTGGACTTGGGCTATGGTCGGGACTTCTTCATCATCGCCAAGAATCTGCCTACTACGGGGCGGCCGGACCCAGACTTGGTCATCACGGCTGCGGGGGCGGCCCTACTCAAGGCAGAGCAGCTGCGCGATACACGGGGGGCGCGCGTCGATGTTTCTGCTCCGATGTACGTGTCGTACACGGCGGTTCGACGGGATGTGACTGCCATCGCCAAGAACCCCGGGCTACTCATCTTCGACAACACGACTGAGCTCGAGGAGGCCCTTTCTCCAATCGACTCCTCGAACCCACTTGCGTTGGGCTTGTTCTTCGCACTGGTGAATGGGCCCGGCATTCAAGTTACGGGTCTCGGGGTCGATGAGGTCAGTAGCGATGCGCCTTACGGCACGGCTGACGCGTTCACGCGCGCCGCAGGGTACCTCGAGGGCCAGGAAGTCTACGCTACCACGCCCTTGACGCATGATGCCACGGTGCACCAAGTGTGGAAGGCGCATGCGGAAGCCATGAGTGAGCCTGAAGCTCGTGGTGAGCGTGTGGCCATCGTCAACCTCGAATTCCCGACTACCAAGTTGGACACGCTGGTTGCTTCTGGTGCTGCAGGAGACTCGGTCAGCACGACCGTGTTCAATACGCAAATCGCCAACATGGCGGCGTTGCTGCTGAATGCGGGCATCAGCCCTGTTGGCACCATCCCGGTGAGCGCGGGGCTGTACTTGGACATCGGCTCCGATGCCAAGCGTTACTCCATCTCGGCACTGTCGGGCGCGAACGTCACCATCCGTACGTCGTTCGCCTCAGGGGAGAATGATGATGGGTACTACTCGACGACGGCGTTCACCGGTACGCTCATTCAAGAGCCGTTCTCCGTCAAGGTTCGGGGAGCAGCCCTGCTCTCTCCGACGGGTGTGCCTGACAACAATGGAGTGGCCTCGACGGTAGCAGCTACGGGGCTGGCCTACGGTAGTCGACGTCTGTGGATGACGGTGCCGGACCAGTGTGCAGCAACCATCAACGGACTCGAGACGCTACTGCCGGGGTTCTACATGTGCGCGGGCATCGCCGGCCTGATTGGGGCGCAGCCGCCGCAACAGTCGTTCACCAACTTCCCGATGGCGGGGTTCACGCGGGTCATCGGCAGCAACACCCGCTTCAGCGAACGTCAGATGAACATCATGGCTGGCGGAGGTGCCTACATCATCGTGCAAGATGCCCCGTCGGCGCCGCTCGTCAGTCGCCACGCTTTGACGACCAACCTTACCAGCATCGAGACGCGTACGGATTCCATCACCAAAGTGGTGGACTTCACGGCGAAGGTTCTGCGGAGAGCCGTCAAGTCATACGTCGGGCGTTTCAACATCACCCAGGGGTTCCTGGACTCGGTGGGTACGGTGGTCGATGGCGTGGGCGGGTTCTTGATTGAGGCGGGAGTACTCACCGGCTTCTCCCCGAACAACATCATTCAGGACGAGGATGCTCCGGATAGCGTCCTCATCGATGTTACCTTGGCAGTACCCTACCCCTGCAACTATCTGCGTTTGACGCTGGTCATCTGAGCACCGACATGTTTCGTCCGTTGAGCAAACTTGCCGAACCCCCTCCACCTGAAGGGGTTTCGACAAAGGAGTGGGACCGCCAGTTGGCGAAAGGTCCTACCTCTCCGTTGCCCACGGTAGTTAGCGTACGGAAGCATGCAGCAGCGGCGCAGAGAGCTGCGTTCGACGAGATTGCCGCAGGGACTGGCGAGGTACGGGACGTACCCACCGAGCTGCAGCGGGCAAAGGTCGCCGCTGCCGCCGATGGGGGTCTCCTTGACTTCGCTCTGAGCCGACGGAGTACCGTGGGCGGCGGTCTGGCGCTGTACGAGGCGATGGGCGGGCTGTTCAAGGAGGCCTTCGGCTCCCCGGTGTTTCAGGCGCCCAAGTCTCCTTCCCTAGCGACGGGCGGCGCAGGTATGCGACCTCGTTCCGCGGGTAGCTTGCCCTCGGTGGGTCGAGGGGCGTACGCAGCCAAGCCGCCGACCGTGCCCAGCACCCCCTCAACGTCAACTGCCCCACCCACAACCAATTCTGTCGGCCTCGACGCGGGCCAGTAAGGTAGAATCAGCGCATGTCTGGAACGTTCAGCACCTGGTCCCCCTACACAAGCTACGTGCAAGCCGGCATGGTCGACGGCGCGTACGTGAATGCCGCACACACGTTGCTGGCGGCGGGCCCGCCCCGCATTGCGAACATCGGTGGCGCCGCAGCTTTTGCTCAGGCCGTGAGTGGCTCTGGGCAGACTGCGAACCAAATCGTCTACCCGATTGGCATCGTACAGAACTTCAACGTCAACCACACGCGGCAGTTCTCGCGCATCTTCGAGCTCGGTTCAGAGCGTTCCTACTTCATCTCAGGGCGCACCGTGGGGCAGCTGGGCCTTGCCCGGGTCTACTACCACGGGGCATCGCTCTTGCGCGTGCTCTACGCGTACTACCAAGACCTCATCCCACCGACGGTGGTGCCAGCCATGTTCCCCAATGCGGGCGCGGCGTCGGTCGCGAACCCCCACGACGTGGTCGTACCTCCAGGGTACGAGAACATCTTCGTCAACTTGGCGTCGGACCTGTTCTCTCAGCCGATTGGCTGCATGATGTACATGCGCGACATCAACCGGGACACGTTGGGCGCGTGCTACTTCGAGGCCTGCTACGTCCCGAACCACGCCCTACAGACGGACAGCCAAGGGGTACTGCTTCAGGAGCAGGTTGCCCTACAGTTCGAACGTGCGGTGCCGGTTGCCGTCAGCTCGTTGGCGCTCATCAGCGGCAGTGCGGCGAATGCAGGTGGGGCCAACGTCGGAGACAGCTTCCTCGGTATCCCTGGTTCGTGATAGGAGTGCCTGATGTCCGCAACTGAAGCCTACACTGCGCTTGCTTCGCTGCAGTTCCCCCCAGATTCGGGGATGCCGCAAGCGACAGTGTCCGAGACCCTTACGGGAACGTTCACGAAGCGTGTGAGCCAGAAGTACGTCTTGACCGTAGCGGGTACGACAGTAGTGGACTTGGCGGCTGTTGGGTCTCCGGGGGCCAAGGCGTTGTTCGTGCAGTACGAGCAGGAGACTGCGTCGGACGCCCCCATCAACCTACGGTTCAACGGGGGAACGGATGATGTGGAGCTAGCTCCCAACGGCTTTCTGCTGTACTCCAGCCCCAACCCCGCAACGGGTATCACCGCCCTGTCCATCATCTGTACAGGTGCCGCGAGGGTACGTGTGGACGTGCTAGGGTAACCGTGCTCGCTTTCCAGGCTAAGGCGATAGAAGAGGTCGGCAAACAAGCCGGCCTTTCTCTTGTGGAGTACGGTATCGTAGGTATCGTACTCCTCCTATCGTTGGGGGTGAACATCATCTGCGTACGTAAGTTGATGCAGGTGCAGGACCAGCGTGTGTCGGACAAGGAGGCAGATGGTCAGCGCCTCGAGCGCATTACTACGAACTTGTCGAAGACCGTAGCCGATGTCACCGCTGCCCTGACGAATCTGGAGAGGTCGGACAACGCTGGTACGGCGGCGCTGCAAAGCGTTAAGACGACGCTGGACCACCTACTACTAGCCACACTCGCCCAGCAACGCCACAGCCCACCCAGGGGAATACAGAAGGTATCGGTAAGCACACCACCGACTGAGGGGAGGTAGCATGCTCATCCGTTTCTTCCAAAGGTTGGTAGGCCGCAGTGAACGGGCTGAAAGGGCGAATGCGTCCTACAGCAGCGTTGCGGCCAGAGCGGACGAGGTCAATCAGCAACTGGAGGATGCTCGGCTGCGTCTGCTAACGTTGATGCCGAAGGCACCCCCACAGCGGCTGCTAGACGAACTGCGCACTACCTCGGAGAGTTTCGACACGTTGGCGGCGGTGCGAGAAGACGGAGTGGAGACATCAGATGAATGAGCGCAATCCCAGCATCCGCACGCGAACTATCACAGAAACGAAGGAGCAGTTGAACGTAGCTGCCTCACAGCTTCAGGCGTTGGTGCCGGTACTTACTGACATCCTTGGCCACATGAAGTCGCACAACGAGCGCTTGGCAGAAGGCCACCGCTTGGTAGAGGTCGTACGGACGTCGCTTGCGCGTATGTACCGCGTGAACCTCCTCATATTCTCGATGCTCATCCTCGTTATTGGCTACCAGGTGATTCGGCAGGAGCAGATGCTTTCGGTTACCGGGCGCATGCATGGTGAGTTGGAGCTTGCTCGAGGTCACGCTGAGGAGCTCAAGCAGCAGCTAAGTACCACGACTGTGACTATGGAACGGTTGGCAGCTGCCATGGACAAGGCTGCTGTAACCGTGGACAAAGTTGCCGAGGACATCCCGCGAGTGGTGACTGACGAGCGCGGTAAGCTGAAGGTGGAGGTCTCCTTGTCCGACGCTGCCGCAGAGAAGGTAGCCAAGACGCACAAGAGCAACAGCGCGCCCAAGAAGGCTAAGATTTCCCTTGGGGGTGGCGCGGTGCAATACTAGCTGCGGATGTCTCCTGAGCTACTACGTGCCCTCGCTGCTTTGAGCGGGATGGCGTATCTTCAGCAGGATGCTGCGCACGTCCAGGATGTGCAGGAGGACGCAGCGATGCGAGCTGAGGCCGAACGTGCCTACCAAGCACAGCGCATGGCGCAGACCATCGATGCGCTCAAAGTCGCGTCTCTCGAGGCGGCGCACGTTACTGGTGAGGCGCTGGCGCGCGGTGCTGCGGAGCATTCCAAGGAAGCTGGAATCGTTGGAAGTGGTCTGGGCGCGGCGCTGCGGGGTGCTGGCAAAGCAGTGGGGTCTGTCGGACGCCTCGGGAACACGGGGCGGCTGCTGCGAGCGGCAGAGCAGGCGGGCGTGGCACCGGATGTGGCGGGGGCTGGGCTAGGCGGCGCGTTGCGGAGCGCGGGCAAGTCCATGCAGCAGGCGGGGGTCCGTGCGTCCATGCCGGGCAAGAAGCCGTTGGTGGGACTTGGGACAAAGGCCAAGCTGCTCGGTGGCGCAGCGCTGCTGGGGACCGGGTATCTCGCCGCCAAGGGGACGCGGACAGCGCGGGACTACATGATGGTACCCTCCAGTACACCCGTGTACGGGCACGGACGCCCTCCGCTGGCTCACGGGGTCAATCAGTACGGCTACCCGCAGTACTGATGCGTGCTAGGCTACTTCTGCCACCAGAAAACTGGTGGAGCTTCCTCGACGAACTCTTCGGAGTCTTCTTCGGGGGAGTCGTCATCGTCAGCCGTAGTCACCCTCCGTACTTGTTCGGGCCCCTTTCGGGGCCCGGACTCTTTCAGGGGTACGTTGGGTCGGTTGTAGTCCATGACTGCGCGGTCTAGGAGCTGCAGCTCAGTCTCCGATAGCGTCGAGTTGCTCGCGGACCCACTGGTAAGTCTCTGGAGTAGCTCCGCCACACCTCTTTCGTACTTCTGAGGGCATGCTAGGAGATTTTGCATGAGGGGCGCTGGGTTTACCCCGAAGTATACGTCGAAGAGCCTTTTTGGCTTTGACGCGGGCGTGTCCTGAGTCTGTTCGGTAGCCAATTCTGACAGCGTCGGGAATTTGCTCGGCAGTAGCGGCTGCAATCCCATCAAGTTGCTCCAAGCTGTAGAAGGAGGGGAGCTCTTGCTCGGTGACTGCAGCGATGACAGAAGTAAACTCTTTACTGATGGTCTCGGCATGATGGATGGTGTGCCCCGCTAGGATGGTGGCTAGCAGCGAGTTCAGGCTCATCATACGCTCGCCGCGTAGTAGTCGGTAGTAGTTTATGGTTACTAGCTGCTGCCCCAGTAACTTCCACAGTGTAGGAGGTAACCGTAGCTGCATGGTTTTGGTGATGGTATTCACGGAACCTCATTGATGAACATGGTGGCAGGCTGGCTCAGGGGTAGCGTGGAGATGTCTAGCCAACCAGCTACCTTGCGGCTGTCGACATAGCCGTTGTCGTAGACGCGTGCACGTCTCTTGGCACATTGTTCCCATGGATGATTCTGGATTTGTCCGGCATCGTAGGAGCGCCAGAAGGTCGTCTTGTTGTCGGCGCTGGTGTCTTCCTGCTGAAACACGAAGACGTGTTCAGAGCGGGCAGCGGCACCTGCATCGTGAATGAAGCAGATGTCTCCGGGACGTGGTCGGCCGGAACTTGTGGCAGGTACGAAGTGCCCCTGCTCTTGGGCCCGCCCAACTAGGTAGGTCATGTTGGCTCCGAAGACGTAGGTACGGGAGACGCCGTCCTGGCTGGCCAGTAGAGTGCGATTTAGGCAAGGCCCGCGGTACCCGAGTGCATGAAGCAAGAACATGGCCAGCTCACCACAGGTACTGAAGAAGCGTTGGCGGTCGAAGGCAACACCGGCGCGGCCCTGGGTGATGGTACGGAACTTGGAGTCTTTCACGGCACTGGGCACGTACTTCTCCATCAGCATCATGGCAAATAATCGTCGGCCTGTTTCGCCGTAGGGAGCGAGGTCTCCGGCAGCATTGATGATGTCGTTTCTACTGGGTTCTGGCGTACTTGGCTTCTCGGGCATACTTCCTCCAGTGCGTACTATGCGCTTTTCCGGTAGTGGGGTCAAAGTCAGCTTCTAGTCGGAGACAATCGATGTGAGCTGAAACTAGTTGAACTAGTTCCCAGTACGCCGTAAGTTCGGCGCTTGTTTCCCACGAGGTAAATGATGTCCGACCACAGCAAGGCTACTGCAGACCAATTCATTCAACGAGTCAAAGCGGGCGAGTACGACAATTCGACGAACGCAAAACGTGCCATCGGGCGGTCTCAGATGTCTGACGCAGACAAGGACCGTTGTCGAAAGTACGTGGACAACAATCTCGATACGGGGGTCCCCTCTGCCCCCAAGAAGGCGGCCAAGAAGGCTTCGAAGAAGGTAGGCAAGAAGGCCTCGAAGAAGGCCTCGAAGAAGGCCGACGCGGCGCCACTACCCATAGAGAAGCAAGGGAGGAAGAAGCGTCCCAGGGTTGCCTCGTCTGGTGGGGCGGCTATCGCCAAAGGGCGCTCTACGGGGAAGCCGGCATCTTCGGAGGGGGAAGATGCAGCGAGTACGCCCATCGAACTGGGGCAAGAGAGCAATGACATGCTCTCGAGGATTAACCTACTACGTACGGTAGTCACTGACGCGTCCAACGCCATCAAAGCATTGGACATGGGTCGAGAGGTACTAGGCTCTGACCCAAAAGCCATTGCCCTCGGGGTGCAGCTGGGCTGCAAGGCCATCACGGGGGCGCTCCACAACCTCAGTGACTTGACGTCCAGGCTGTCGTCCTCGGGGGACCAGCCACAGGAAGGTGCGTTGCTTACGCACAGTACAACGGTACACTCCACTCCGGCCACAGTAGGGGCATTTGCCAGTATGGCTCCCGCCAACGGTGTCGGAGGGCACGCTCCGCCACCGCCATTGCCCGCTCAACCGGCCCCAGTAGTAGCTGCCGGGGAGTCAGCGGAGGGCTGAGCTGCCTGCTCGCCCAAGTCTTGTGTGGTGCCTAGAATCAAGCGACCCTCCCGGTGCTGCACTGGAATTGACCACCGGTGCACACCGTGAGGGGTGCTGAGTTGGAGGGCTACTTCTTCTGGTACCTGTACGCAGTACAACACGGCGTACGCTTTGGTCAGTTCGGCGCCTTCCTCGATGAGTGCCCGATGCGTAGCGGGCTTCTCGTCGTCGAGCTCTAGTCGGCAGGTCCCATCGATGTAGTCGCCTTCTTGTGTCTGTACGGATTCTCCGGGCCACAGAAGAGCGAATGGTTGGATTCTGCGTTGCTGTCTCCAAGTACTGTACAACGTGGGTATGGCCTGCCGTACTTGCCGAACTAGGTCATCATGGATGAAGCGTTCTGAGGTGAAGTAGGTGAGGTCCACGGAGGTAGTATGGGACTCGTAGACAGGCATTTGCAAGCGTATCTTCAAGCGGTGCAGCGCCATGTTCCAACTGTCGTGCGCCAAGCTGGTCTGGACTCATTGACCTTGCGCGTAGAGGGGGCGCAGATAGTAGCCACGGCTGCATGGAGCAGGCCTGAAGTTGGCGCCTTTACGCACGCGTACTCTTTTCGCGACCTCTTTGTCTACACCGGTACCCAGGCTACGCGTGTGCGGGTACCCCCCTGCCAGTTTCGCCGTAAACTTACGGCAAGTATTCTAGAAGCTAGAGGTATCTGATGAACATTTTAGGAATAATGGGCAATGCGGGTGTCGGCAAAGACACGACAGCTGTGTTCGCCAAGCCGGCAGTGACCGTCGCTTTGGCCGACAAGATAAAACGCATCTGCCTGGATGTTTTTGGCTTCAGCCTTGACCAGCTGTGGGGTCCCAGTCCGGAAAGAAACCGGCCTGACCTTCGCTACTGCCGAAACGCTGAGTTGCGCAGCCAGCTTACCGCGATGTTTGGGGCAAAGTATGGCCTAACGCTAGAGGCAGCCATTCGGGACAATGTCCTCGTCAAGCAGTATGAGCCGCTGCTTACCGAGGCTTTCGTTACGCCGCGCGACGCCCTGCGTACGCTGGGTACGGAGTGGGGTCGGATGCACTACCCAGACATTTGGGTGGACGAGGTACTGGACGTCATTCAGCAATTGAGCGCGGGAAGGTGGCTGGGCTACGTTCAAGCTGCAGGTCTAGTAAAGTTGGACGAACCCCACGACTGGACTGAGCATTCTCTAGTGGTGATACCCGACTGTCGCTTCATCAATGAGGTGGAAGCCATCTACCGCGTTGGCGGCAAGGTCATTCGAGTACGCAACCCGCGGGTCGACCCACCCACGACTACGCACGTCAGTGAAACCGAGCAGTTGGAAGTACCCGACAGTATGCTGTCCCACGTGTTGGTGAATGATTCCGACTTGGCGACACTAGAGCAGCGAACGGGTAGTATGATGGAGGCCCTGTTTCCTCAGAGGTAGCCAATGCAATTCACACTCACGCAAGAACAGTACGAAGCGCTGGTAGTCTTTGCTCGCGAAGGTGCCACGCAGAAAGGAGAAGAGCGGGTACGGGCCCTCGAGGAGTGGCTACGTCTCATCGAAAAGCAGAACAACGTTACGAGGTCGTTCGTACTCGTGCAGTGGCAAGAGTTGAGTCAACCATTGCCTGCAGGAACGTTCTTCCCAACAAAGTGGCCTCCAGAATTGCGGAGGTCTATTGAGCTGGTTACTCGCCCAGTTGCGCGCGCTGATGTCGACAAGGTTCTTGCGGCATACGCTACGTCACCCACGGAGGTACTTTGCACTAGAGACCCTGCGGGCGTACTAGGCTGGACTCCGATTGACCAGTTCTTCGTTACCTAGGAGAGACTATGGACAACATTCAGATGACCGACGCCGTGGTGTATGCCGTACTGGCTCTAGTCTGCTCAATCGTACTCCTTACGATTGTACGGGCGGTATTCGGTGGGCCTACGAAGACCTCGGAAGTGGAGGAGAAGCTTGCGGAGGCTGCGCAGAGCAAGGCTGGTGATGAGCCACGAACTTGCGTAGTATGCGAGCTACGGCCAGCGGTAGAGCCGCTACCGACACTGTCGTTGGAGCGTACTGGCCGCATTCGCGGAGTTCAGGCATTACTCTCGCTGCCCCCGCTTTATCGACGGAGTGTGCCGACGGCTACTAGTCTGGGTACCCTCGAAGCATGCGCTTCTTGCGCACGTTTGGGGGATGCGGTACTCGACACGTTCCTGGCTGTAGAGGTGCGCGGGGAGCAAGCAGAACTGAATGGGAGAATCGCTACCTCCGTGGCTCAGATGCAGAGCGGCGGGCTCATAGAGCGTATCCGTAGTCAGCTGGCGCCGGCAGAGGACGTGCCGGTGACGGCTACTCAGGTAGCCTCAGTACGTTCGCCGCTTAGCTCGCGGTTGCGGGCAGTGAGTACCGGTGTCTGAGCTGAAGACTGTATGCATCCGCACCACGTTGGGAGACTACTACGAGTTTCCCAGCGTGGGGGCGGAAGCGCTGTCTACGATACCGCCAAGTGGGCAAATCCCACTACATCAACCGAACTTGTCGCTGGTTAACGTTAGCTTCTCGTTCGTCAGTGTGCTCTTTAACATCATCGAACGTGTGTGGGTGAAGGACACGGAGGAGGTACTGTGGCAGAGACTGGGTTGAACTGCATGTGTTGCCGCACACCGGTACCACCGGACAAGGTTAAGTTGTTTGCGCAGGTCTTTTGCTGCGAGACTTGCTATGCGGTTGCTGAGCGGTTCATGCAGCGAGCAATTGCCGACTTGGATAACCTTCGTGTGGTGCTCACCGACGTGATTCGGCATGGGCTTCTTACGGGACAACTACAATTTCGAACTGAGCAGCCAGCAGAGCCTGCCGTAGACGACGTCTTGACGGAAGTAGTGCGCCTCGCGCAGACTAGTCCACAATGGACACGCCGCTCCTCAACTACGAGTTTACCTGCAGTACCTGCGGTTGGGTGCGAAAGCTCAAGCTCGTCACCAGCTGCGGAATCCGAGTAGGCGACCTACTTTTTGAGTCGGACAACCCGGAGTACAACAAGTGCGGCCGATGCAAGACAAAGACACTGCAGGCAACCAAGGTGCCAGGAGCGCCGCTTCCGGCACCTCCGAAAGGCTTTTGGCTGATACCGAAGGCGTAGTCGTAGAAGTGCATGTACCCGGGGGGAACACTGCGTGGCTGCGCGGGCTCACGGGGTCGCGTGACTTGCAGGATGGCGGGGTCACCTGGACAGAGCGGCGATATCGTTGCCTGAATTGGACGCATCTGGGCGCGCGTTTGCGTCTGGAGGGGGCATCCCCTCAATCCTTGCTGGGAGCCCTTGTCTTCGTGTATGGCAAGGAACGACCTGTGTACCATCCGCAGCCTGGCTACGACGAGGTCGTGCTGGGGATTGTGCACGAAAATGTCGATGACTTGCCCCTCTCGGAGCTCTTCCTGGTGCTGCACCGGGCGTCGGCTGCCGTCGGCTGAGCGCCCTCTCTTCTGCCCAGACGGGCCGGTAGCTTGACCGCTGCCGGCCTTTTAGCTATTTGTACGCACAACGTACACCCAGAGGAGCTAGATGGCACAAAGACCCCCTACGCCGAATGAGCGCCCCGTGCACTACACGGACCCGCCCACGGTTGCCCCACACGTTACATCAGCAGTACCGCCAGCGGCGCGTGCGGCCGCGCAAACCTACTTGGATGGTCAACGTGCTAGACGAGAGGCGGCCAGCCCGCGGAAAGCAACCCTACCCGTGGCAGGGGGACCTGGCCCGAGCATTCCTAGGTTGGACAGCGCGTTCGATGACCAAGCACCGCCGATGACCTTGGAGCAGCATGCTGCTGCGCAACGACAGCCGCCCCCAGGCGTTGTGGTCCCGGTAGGAGGGCAGGGTGCGGGCAGCATTGTTGAGCCCAGCTCGGTAGCACTAGGCCAGGCAGTTTCGGCGGGGGGTCCACCACAGCTCGACCTGCGCCCGACCGATTTGCTGCCCCCCGAAGCGCTGAGGGACCCGACGGCGCAGCGCGGCAGTGGGGCGCAGTTTGCGGCGGCACAGCCCCACTTGGCCGCGAAGTACGGAGTGTTACGCGACGGGCGGGTAGTTCCGCCACAGCAGCTGCAGTCAGTCCGGACTACGCAGCTACGTCCGGATACTCTGCAAGGGCTTGCGGCTATGTCTGCCTCTCAGAAGGTACGGGCTGCGGATGCTGAAGAACCGGAAACCCCGAGTGGGAGACCCGCAGAAGGGGGGACCGGGAGCGAAGGTGTCGACCAAAACATGGTCGACAACCTGATGCACATAGATGGCTTCCAGCTGGACCGATGGCGAAGAGCGTCGGAGGCGGACATCCTGAATACGCCAGAGCAACGAAAGCTCATCGAGGGACGACTGAAGCCGCTTACCATCGATGCCATGCTAGAGCGTGGGTACATCGAACAGGTGGTGCCTATTCGTAAAGGGTTTACGCTTGTTTTGCGTTCCTATGATGGGGTGTCTGAGCAATCCATCAAACGGCTAGCGATGGAGGAAGCTTTTTCGTTGAACGCAACGGAGAGGTACGTACTAGACCGACTGGCATTCTACACCCTAGTAACTTGCCTGCATCAGGTGAACGATAAGCGTTACCCAGGTTTCCTCGATAAGGATGGCGCTTTCAATGACAGCCTGTTCCTCGCAAAAGCGGCGCAGATTGGCCGGCTACCGGTCCACATGCTGGCAAGTATCGGACTCAATTGTCACTGGTTCGAGCTTCGGGTACGGGAGCTGTTCAAGGCCGATGACCTGGGAAATGGTTGAAGACTCCCGTTGGTTGGGCGCGCGCCAAGCTGATGCTGCGCACCCTTCGAGCGCCACCCCCAGAAGGGTCTCTTCGGGAGTCAGTGCTGCTACTTGCGCTCATGCAGGAGGAGATTATCGAACACGCTCGTTTTCGCGCCGCAGCGCAGCTGCAGTTAGACGAGGAGGGTGGCATGAAGGCCTTTGAGGACTACATGAAGTTGGCTTTCCCCTACCTGGAGAGTTCGCGAAAGGCTGAGTTTGCCAGTGCGTACAGGATGCTCGAGGAGGAGGTACGCAGGGGTCCTGTCGGTGTCCGCGCATTGCTGCCATCGAGGTTGACCAGTCGTGTTCAGGCGACTCGGTACAACGCGCGAGGACAGCGCCAATGACGACGGACGCTGTAGCTTACTTCTGTCCGCAGTGTGGCAGTCCCTCGTTGTCGTGGGAGAACGAGTTGACGATGTCGCTGGACACGGCAATTTGTGCGTGCACTTCGTGTTCGTGGCGAGGGCAGCGTAGACAGTTGATGGCTACGCCGTTTGCGCACGAGTTTTTCGACAACGAGTCGGTGCTGTTCTCTGCAGTGCGTGAGCTGCGCGGCATTTTGGCGCGAACGGCTGCTACACCAATGGCGGCATTCTTGGTGAAGTGGGGATTCATGCAACTACCCCCGAATCCCAAAGTGTTGGCCAGGTACTTCGCTGCGATGGAGCGTGGGGTATTTCGGGCATTGGTGGAAGAGCGTCGAGCGCTAGAAGAGGAGCAGGTGCGTGCCCGGAACTAAGCGCTGCTTCCTGCACATGGATAGGCCTTGCACGGAGGACTGCGTCGCATTCCTGCCGACGGCGAGTTCTGCAGGTGACGATGCGGCGTGTATGCTACTAGTTAACTTGAAGAGACTCGCGGATAGCGCACGCGTATTAGCGGACCAAACCAAGGTAAAGCCTTCGGTACCACCCATACCCTCTGTAGGTGTCAGATGAATGTAGAGCTCATCAGTGTGATTCAAACGCTTCAGCTAGAGAGCGCCGGGACCGTGAACAACTCCCTAGTCTTGCGCCTACCATCAGGTAAGACAGTAGTGGTGTCTGCCTCGGACGATGTTGTGCAGCAAGTGGTACACGAGAGCGCGTTACCTACGGAGGAGTTGGTACCTCGGGGCAGTGAAGACATGCCTATCTTCGCTCCTTTAGCTGCGCAAAGGGATGTGGAGTTGGTCCAATGGGCACAAGACCCCGATGTGCCACAAGAGTTGAAGGATGTCCTGCATGGATTAGGGGTGGCGCCCGCACTTTCTCCGGAGGAGTGGGACATGTTGTTGGCGCGGCTGCAGCAACAAGAAGCACCCTCGGAACGCACCTTTGGGGGAGATGTCTCCCTCGAGGAGTTTGTATGGCAGCAAGAACTGGCGCCCCCGCCCCGCGAAGCACGCTACATGGAGCCGGTGGAGGTGCGGCCAGCTCGGGTCCCTCCGGCTCCGCCAACCATGCCTCGGTTGGTCTCTGCGGCTGCCTCAGGGGTAGATGAGGATGGTGTGGGGCAAGCATGATTTACTTCGTGTGCACCTGCGGGCTGTGCCTGCAAGTCATTGGAGAAGAGCTGGAGTCACAGTGCCTCGTTGGTACCGCGTCTGACTTCTATCCGGATAGGTACCCTTGTCCTGCGGAGAACTGCGGGGAAAAGATGGTGTACGCAGCTGTGCTGGACAAGGCGGCGCCCATGACCGTGGTGAACTTGTCCGCCAATGAAGCCTTCAGCGCCTTCATGGGTCTGGGATTACCGCAAGAGCGTGACTGCGGGGTTACTGCTGTTATGCAGCTGTTCGAGAAGCAACGTGTGGTCAAGGTAGACGCTACACAAGTGCCTGGCGCCAACAGGTGCGTCTTGCACTCTTTGTTGTTCGATGACGGACGACGTCTTTGGTTGGGCAGCTGCCCAGAGGGTGCTGTGGTCTACCGCTTGGCCATGCCTAGGGAGTACTACGCGGAGGTGACGGCTCGTGGCTGAGGTTACGCTGTACTACGCGAGTGCTCCGCATGAACTGTGGTCTTACGCGATAGAAGTCGACGGGGAGGCAGGTAAGCCGGTGTTTGGGGTCCCGTATGAGACCATGATGCGCCACTTCTCTCAGCGGGTCATTGAGACAGATGCTGAACGAGCCTTCACAGTAAGCAGACAATCCGGTCTGATGCAGTACGTCCAAGGAGATTTTCGCCGACCTTTAGGGCAGGAGCTGTTTCAGCTACTACGCAAGGACGTAGCGGAGTTCATTCGGGCGATGTCTCCAGCGCCACGCGTGGTCATGGTTAACAGTCGCGTTCAAGCTACGTCTACGGTTGCACTGCAGCTCCGTACAGGATTGGATACGGTTGCGTGCGCGGTGGGGGAGCATGTACTAGTCCGTGTACGGGCAGGGCTAGTGGAAGACCCCTATACCGGGCGATGGTTGGACGCCGCGCAGGTGCCAATGCTGGTTGAGGAGTCTTTGGTTGGGCTAGCTTGGGGCAAGATTCCTACGCAGCAACTGCTGCAGTCGGGTAGCTCGAGGTTTTACCTGCATGGCTTAGGGGGCTGGGTAACCCTGGACACGTTGTTAGCTAGGTACGAACAGTACGAACAGGAGAAAGACAATGCAGAACTTTGCAAGTAATTCAGCTCGCGCAGGTGGAGTACGCCTCAACAATCCAGTAGGAGAGGGATTCGACGACAATGCGCCTACGGGGCAGCCGCGTCGTGTACTACAAGTAGCCCCGCTGAAGTACTACGCGGTGCAACATACGGATGATAGCGGCGTGCTACACAACACAGTGGTGCTTGTCATCGGAGGGAAGGTGTACTTTCCGCCCAGCCATGAGGAGTGGTCTAAGCAGCTCACGGGAGCGCGGGAGTGGTTCCAGAAGGAGTTCACGAGCGTACTCGAGGCACAGCAGGGCAAGCAGCGGCAGCTGGACGGAGTGCCGGTGGCCCCGCCCAGGGATGCGGTAGATGTCTTCGAGCCAGGAGAAACCAGTGCCTCAGCTGAAGAAACTGCTGAATGATTGGCTCCTCGTAGAGCTTGAGGAGGTGCCCGAAAAAACTGCGGGTGGCATAGTCATCCCAGACACCTACGCATCAGTGCGGTTCTACGTGGGGCGCGTTACTCAAGTTGGGCCGGGTCGCTGGTACTCGCGCGAGAAGCGCTTCATCCCGACACAGGCGACGCCCGGTGTACGTGTGCTGTTTCCAGCAGCAGCTGTGCAGACCAAGAACGGTGCGCTGCTGCTTCATCACCTACGGGACGGTGAGGTGCTCATTCGAGAGACCGACGTGTTGCTAGAACTTTCTGATGACTGTACTACCAGGTTTTCGTGATGCGCTTTGTTCACTTCGATGACAACGGTGTGCTCGCCTTGAACTACATGTGGCTGCCCACCTGGATAGGGTTGAACGCAACACTCAAGCGCGACATGGAGAAGACTCTGAGCGAGCGGTTTGTTGGGCGTACCTCCGAAGAGCTGGATGCCATGCATGAGGAGGTCATCGAGTACTTGGCTACTCGTTTCCCGCTCGCTGGTTTGCGGGACTACTTGGATGGGGTGAAGTACGTCGATGGCTAAAGTAGAGAGGCTCGCGTTGCGCATTGATGCCGACCTGAAGCAGTGGGCGAAGGAGTACGCTGCTGAGAGGAAGACAGACGTGACTACATTGGTCACGGCGTACTTGGTATCGCTGAAGCAACGCGAGCTGGAAGCAGCCCGGGTTGAGGCGGAGCAAGCATGATGGAGCGCCTAGTTGAATCGACGGTACAGGTACCTCCTAAGACAGGGGTAGCGGGGTTTCTGCGGACGATAGAGACATTGCTGCGCTTACCGCGTCTGCAGAAGGTAACTATCGATGCTAGAGGCGCTGTTCAGTACACGCGTCTAGTACTAGAGGGAGCTGAGGAGCCCGAGGATGTGGTTGTTAACTTTCAGGGATTGGCTCCGTACGACCTGATTCGGAACAGCCCAATTACGGAGGTGCGGGATGTCGAGTCGTTGTCTCCCGCGGAGTTGCTGCTTTGGCTGCTGGGAGAGGTAACTCGGGAAGGCTCCCATCCAGCCGTATGGGTGCTGCACGACTTGAAGGAGCTGGAAACTTGGCTGAATCTGCCTTGGTTCACGGAACGTACTTCGGCTACAAGTTTGCTGGGGTACCCTCTGTTGTTCGACGCGGATATTTCTCCAGGGATGCTGCTATTGGGTACGGCACCCAAGCGTGGGGGTGAGCTAGTCGAATGCACGCAGTTCTTCAAGATTTCTACGGAAGCGTGCTTGCCTAAGTTCAGGCAGACGCAAGGAGGTGTGTAATGTCCAGAACAGACGTAGTGCTTGCCGCCCAGTTACTTCCGGAGGCTTTGGTCGAGCAAATGCGCAAGTGGCGCTTAGTGCCGGCCACTAACCCAAGTGAAACGCTCTCCGACCCGGAGGTTATCGTCGCTCGATTGCGCGAAGCCGTAGAAGGTGGGGATGTCGTGGAGATGCGCGATACGGACTTGGACATCGTCCAGCATTACCTACGGCACCAAGAGAAAGGTCGACTGTACTGGCATGTGGGGGATGCCCGCCAGTACGTCGAGGTCTACTTCTGCCGCACGCCCCTCGGGGAATACGTGCTACCTTGGCGTGATGAGCCCATCCGGGACCTGTTATTGGACCCCGCTACCTACCTGATTCCCACGGGACAAGACCGCGTGTACTTCTCAGATGTACGCGACTTGTGGTTTGGTGCCAACAAGGCGTTCATCGTTTGCACTGTTGCGAGGACGGAATGAGCCAAGAGACGTTGTTTGCACCCTTGTACACCTTTCTGCGCAACAGGTGTCAGTTCGAGGTAACTTCGGAAAGTATCAGCTCTGGACGTGTCCGGTTCACTGGAAGGGTGCCTTTGGGAGCGCCTACGACGACGGTATGGTTGAGCTTGGTAGACGCTGCTCTCGAGGCAGCGGAGGGGGCTGACTGGTCCGTAGACATCTCCAAGCAGTACTTTCGTCGAGGCGGGTTGTACTTCACTTGGCGCGTGATACTGCAGAGCAAGGAGCTGACCAAGGAGGGGGCTTTCGATATCTACCAAGCTTGGATGCAGACGTACCTCAGCCACAACCCGGAGTCAGTGCAAGTAACAGAAGCCCCCTTGTATGGGTCTGCGTTACGCAACCAAGGAGCTAACGGAAAAGGGGCGGTACCGATAGAGGAGGCAGTGGTCGGTGCGCAGTTTCGTCCGCGGAGTGCGCGATGAAGGTCAAGGCTACTGCATTCGAGGACTTGGGGAACCCCTATCTTCAAGGGGTGTTGTCTGAGGACGAGCAGGCTGCCATAGAGGGGCGTAAGAAGGCCCTGGATAAGATATTCCAGGAAGCAGGCAAAGCTCGGTACAAGGTGGAGCTTCTTCTTGGTCACCGACGTGCGGCGTACGGACCTTCTCCAGGGTGCCTAACCTTTTGGGAGAGCGGGTCGAAGCTGCATGGGGGCGGGGACGCCATGATGCACCTCTGCCCGGGTAAGCACTTGAACAAGAATGACTGCTCCGCGTTTATCGGTAGTGAGGGTCATGTGCTCGGCAACCTAGTATGCTCTGCCTGTGGCCAAGTATGGCCTGGAGAGCAGGGGATTGGTCAGCTGCTCTTTGTGCTGACTACACAGAACTGGGCAACGGTCTTACTCAAGTACTACCATCAGCTAGGCTGCAACGCAGACCTAGTACTGAAGTACCACCCTCAATCGCTTGTCAGGGCTACCACTAAGGAGCGGGAGCATTTCAAGGGCGGGGAGTTGATGAACGGTGTACGGGGCAAGCGGATTACGTCTATCTACCCGCTGGCCAACATCATCAAGGACACTTCTGCCGGGGCTGACTTGTACGGTCGCATCCTGGCGTTTCTGAGGGCATGATGCACACAGACCCCGAGTACGCCGCGCTCGCTTACCGAAAAGCCATCATCGAGGAGGTGATGACTTTGCTACATCATCGATTCTTGCCGGATGCTTCCGGCATGGCGCCGCAGCGACTAGTTTGCCAGGAAGTTCTACAAGTCGACTCTTCCGTGCCAGAGGTTGCTTTCGAACAGTACCTAGAGGTGCTGGCCAAGCAGCGTATAGAGCTAGAGCACGAGATGAGGAACTTTGCGTTCATGAGGAAAGATGACCCAGCACCCATCCAAGAAGTCCCGCCGCAAACCAACCAAACCAGTAGGGGACCCCGCCCCCGGCGTAAGGGCACGCCTCGACGCACTGGAGGCTGAGAATAGGCACCTTGCTCGAGTACTGCAGAGTGCACTGCAGATAAACGACAGACACCTGCTTGTGCTGCGTAAGGTCGTCTGCGGCCTCCCAGGTGTTACCGACGAGTTGATTCTCCAATACTACAAGGAGTGCGACGAGCTACTCGACAACGATGCGGCGCGCAAAGCGTGGCTTGCGGGTCACCCCACGGAGGAGCGCCTAGCCACTCTTGCGCTGTCTGGTACAGTAGAAGATGACACCGTTAGAACGTTTGGAGGAGACTATGGAGACTCGAAGGAAGCCAGTGCGTAAGCTACAAGATGGTACCGCGGTGCTGCGTGGGGGGAACAACGTGGGAAAGCTGTTGCTACCAGGTAACGGTCAGGCGACCCAGGTAGTTACCCTCCCAAACGGCACGACTGTGCATCGCACCACTAGCGGGAAGCAGTACCGGCTGGTGTCGATGAAGTGACCCACAACAGGAGTGCCCCGCTTGGTAGTACGCCCAGTAGTTTGAACCCTTCGTTGTGGTAAAGTGTGCGCGCCGCCTGGTTCTCTGCAGCTACGGTAAGCATGCACCTCGGGAAGCTTGTAGTGGCTGCGCGCAGCAGCGCGCGACCGTGCCCTTGTCGGCGGTGCCCAGGTACGACCCCTAGTCGAAGTAGGTCAAACAGTTGGCTTGCTTCGCTGAACACGCCTAGCGCATATCCAGCTAGTTGTCCTTGGTTGTCGAGTATGGCCCAACCAACCCCACGGGATATCTCATTTCTTAGGGTTGTCTCGTTGAGGCAGTTGTCTGGAAACAGCCGTATCTCCAATTGAGCGAGTTCAGTGGCGTCTTGGGTCGTTAGTGCCCGCATGGTCTTGCCGTGTTGCATGCTACGGGGTACTAGTACAGGATGCGACTAGTAGTGAAGGTTTTTGAGGATGATGGTACTGAGGTACCTGTAGCGAGTATACCCGGTCCTGAGCTGGAGGTTTGGGTAAACCAAGACCTAGCAGCGTTCAATGACTTCTTCCAAAGCAAGGTTGGGGACAGTCCCCTCATTGGGCCTGAGGTGGCCATGCTCAAGACCTACATTTGGTGGAAGACTCACTCGACCGCCGCAAGTACGATGGAGGACCGCCATGAAACGCCCAGTAGTTGAGTACCAGTGTGACCGATGCCGCCGAAAGTGGTTCCAAGACAAGGATGAAGAAACCGCCATGCTGGACGCCGAGTTTACGAGCTCGGAGCTTGGGGTAGATGGTAAACGGGTAACGACGACAATCTCGTTTGGTGTCGTCTGCGAGAAGTGCGAGAAGGCCATCAAGAACTACATCAAGGCTATCCGTTGCGTAAAAGATGCAACTACCCGCAAGCCGCGAAAGAAGGGTGGGAGCACAGGCCCGGAACAGGCGGCTAAAGAGGAGGAGGGTAGCTCACCCCCCTCCCCAACCACTACGCCGCGTCTCGGCGACGCTGCGGGTACTCGCCCCGCACCCACAGGTTTGAGCCCGTCCAAGTCGTCAGAAGGCGCGGCGGCGCGTCCTCGAGCAAACCTGCCCGGACAATCCTGAACCCGCTCTGTGGACGCATGATGATGAGCTTCGAGTGCCCATCTTCTGCCAGTACCTCGATTCCCGGAGGGGGGAATTGGTCGTACTGGATATCGACGTGGGCGCTCGGGCCTTCTCCACGCAGCTGCTCGCGGTAGGTACGCGCGTTGTAGTAGACCCGGCCATTGGCGCCGGCACCGACACCTACGTCAACTTGTACGAGTGCGCTACGTCGATTAGCTCGGTCGGAGCCCCTTCGGCAGATGACTCCGTTGTTGACGCGCGCATGAGGCAGCAGCACCCAGTTTGCGCGCAGAAGAGCGTGACACGCTTCTACCTGGTCAACCCCCATTTCCTCAGCGTGCTCTGCTAGCTGCTGTCGTGCTGTTTGCATGACCTCTGAGACAGCCTCATGTATATCCGCACTCACTGGCACTCGGACGGAGCCTACCGCGACATAGGACCCTTCCTCAGCGTGGGTGACGCGGATGCCCTCAGCCGCTGCTTCGTAGATGGTGTAGCAGTTCATCCACCACCTCTACGAAGTAACTGACGCACACCGAAAGCGATAACTGCGAGACATCCTACTGAGAGTGTTGTGATGAGCACTTTGCGTGTCGTTGCGTTGTTGAAGATGCGCACGCGCCCGGCAGGTTCGGGAACTTCGGGCAAGGATTCTTGGTCTGTGTTTGTTGGGGCGTGGACTGTGTGAATGGTGTGGTCCATCATGTTGAGTGTTCTCCGGACGGGTTGACTTGGTGGGGGTGTACTGATGATGCGCGGTGGGCGAAGTCCGTTTTTGCGCAGTACATCGTGGATGTTTGCGAAGGGGCTGTGAGTGAGCGGTTCCGCAGACTTTCTCGGGGGGCGTGCCCGTCCTTCGCCTGAGTCGTCAGTAGTGGCTGTACTGTTCTCGTTCACGCGTCCCCCTTAACGGCAGCATAGTCTGCTGCGCGCTGCGCTCCTGCGCGGAGGACAGCCCCCCAGGGACCGTCGTTGAGTCGCTGGTCTTCCTCTGCCGTCACCAGTATGGTTCGTTCTACGAATGTCGTGCTCCCGTCTCTCTTGATTCCTTTCAGAGGTAGTAGTACCCGCTCGATAACGTAGGTTGCTGCACGTATGCCCGCGTACAGTGCGCCAACTTGTAGTAACATGTTGTGGTTGCTCCTTTCGTAGTTCTTATCCCGGAAGTAGCTCGGCAATTGCGTGGCTAAAGAAGTGCTACCCAGTAGCCCTGAGCTGAGCAGCACTTCAGTGGACAAGGTCTGGACTCCCTAGGAGCAACCGAGAGAAGCCTCCTGCCCCAGCCACTGGGGTAGGCATACCGTCCACTGTTCTTATCCCCGCTGTTCGGTCTTTTTGCCGCGGGTACTCGTGGTAGAGTACGGTCGTGATTTCCTCGGCTGAGATTGCCCAGATGGGCGGGGCTTTCCAACAACAGTACATGATGCAAATGCAGCACGCTTCAATGCTGAACGTGCCGCAGAGTGGCGCCTCGGAGGCGGAGGGGGTTGTTGGTCGCGCCCTCAACGTGGGCTCGGCCGTTGCCGGCCCCGGCATGGCCTTGGGTCTTGGTATGGCTGGGCTGGACCCCATGTCTTTAGCCTTGAAGGCTGGTATGGGCGGCTCCCGATTTGGTGCACTTGGTGCGGGGGCAGCAGGGCTAGGTGCTTTTGGTTTAGCCAGTGGCGCCTTGGCAGGTCTGACGTATACGGGCGGGCAGATGCTTGAAGGTGCTCGAGGCCAGCAACAGTTCAACGGCTTGATGCGCTCTACCTACCAGTTCTCGAATCCGCAGGGCGGTTACGGGTTCACGCGTGGGCAGCTGAGCGACATTGGCGGGTCTCTCCGCCAGATGAGTACGGAGTCTGGGCAGGCGGGGGAAATGGTGGGCTTCGAGGAACTAGGACGACTTGCGACCAACATGGGTCGTATGGGCATGGACCAAGGTGTGCGTGATGCCAAGCAGTTCACCGAGAAGTTCCGCACCATGGTGAAGTCTCTGAAGGAAATTGCTTCGGAGATGGGTACTAGCCTCGAAGAGGCGCAGAAGATGATGAGCGAGATGCGCTCAAGCGGCGTATTCGGCAATCAGCAGGCTACGTCGTTTGCGCGTAAGATTCGCAGCGGCGCTAGGGCTGGTGGTCTTGCAACGTCAGAGTTGACGGGCATGATGAACATTGGTTCACAGATTTCGCGCTCTATAGGCGGTCTGGGTAGTGCGGGGGCACAGGCTGGGCTCGAGACGATGACAAACATCGGAGTTGCTCAGCAGGCTGGTGCTTTGAGTGAGGAGGACATCTACAACGCTACTGGGTTGGCTGGGGCGGAAGGACGTCGTGCGTTGGCTACGCAGCAGTTGAGTTCTACTGCGCAATTCTTGAAGGGCGGGCTTGGGCGACGTTTCTTGGCTTCCGTTGCAGGCAAAGGCGGGCGCCTCAATGAAGGCGATGTCGAAGAGTACATGTCCGGAGGCGTCGGCACGGAACGGACTCGCCAAATGTGGCAGAAGAACATGTCGAAGGTAGGTCGTGCAGACTTCATTCGCAATGAAGGTCGATTGCGCGGCGCTGCGATGGAGCGCTTTGGTGGTCTGCTGCCAGCCATGGTGATGAAGAACTGGCTGGATGAGCGTGGGATGAACTTGGACGAGGGTAACGACCGCTCCATGATTTTCATGCAGCGTCGACTAGGCCTTGGACGCGATGAGGCCGATGTGATGATGAAGCAGATTCAAGCACTCCCAGCAATGCTGGAGCAGCGCAAGCAGTCAGCAACTGACGAAGACTTTGCACAGAAGTTGAAGCAGCGTCAGTCACACACAGGTATCGAAGGGTTGAAGCACAAGTTCGAGAAAGCTCGAGCTGATGTGCAGGCTACGCTGCAGCAAGTTGGTGCGGACTTCTACACGGACATGTCTGGCTTAGTAGAAGGTACCATCAACAAGCTCACGGGTAACTACGTCAAGGAGCTGCGCAGGGATGTATCTCGCGCGTACGAGACGGGCATGAAGGGCGGAGCGACTGGTGCCGAGGCAATGCGGCGCACACTTGGGGTTGGCGGTAGCCTCTTCGGTGGAGGTGGACGCGGTGCTGACTTTGGTTTGGGCGGGAAGGCGCGGACAGACCTCGAGTCTTTTCGAGAGGTCGACGCCGACCGGTATCAGGCAGCGGGGTACAACTTGGGTACCTCTCGAACGAATGCTGAGTTGCAGCGTGGGCTGGACATGGTTCGGGGTGTTTCGACTGCTTTTCAGACTGGTGGCTCGGAGCTACGCGGACGCGCAGACGTAGCCAAGCTGGGGGCAGAGGCTGGTGACGACCTTCGGAGGCAGTTTGCGCTCGGCGCGGTAGAGGGTAAGGGGATGCAGCGCTTGTCTAGTTTTGGGGGCGCCCTCGGGCGCCTCGCTCAAGACAAAGGCGGGCAGTTCTCCAAGCTCGAAGAGCGGTACCGCAAGGCAGGTGCGGAGGAACGCGCGCAAATCATGGCTACGCTGACGGAGTCGGCAGGCATTGAGGGGGAGTCCAGCATGTTTGCCTCGCCGGAGATGCAGGGCATCTACGGCTCGAGTAACTTCTCGACGGTGGGCGAGCGGGACTCGGCGGTGGGCTCTGCCCTGTTCGGTACGTCGGGGCAGGGCCGTACCATGCGCTTCATGACCCAAACTCTGGGGTTACGGGGGCTTGCGTCGGCGATGGGCGGTGGGAAGTATGCCGACCGGGGCTTGTCGGAGAAAGCCGTGCGCGGCGCGGGGGAGTACTTGGCAAGCGACGAGGGGCGGGACTACGCGCTTCGCGCGCTCGACCAGAATGAGGGCGTGCGCCGGGAGGCGCGTGCGTCCATCGAGAAGGAGCTCACTCGGCTGCAGCGAAAGGGGGAGCTGACCGACCAGGAAGAGGGGCGCAAGGGTGCTCTACAGAGCATGATTTTCGCCCAAGAACTTGGCGGCGCCGGGAGCCCGCAAGAGCAGCGCGCGGTGGCCCAGCGTTTGGCCAAGGAGTCGGGGCTCACCGCAGATGAGGTAAGTCGGCGCGCTAGAGGCATTGGCGGGGTCGCGGCCGCAGGGCAAGAGAGTGCGCGGGCGGAGGCAGCCGAGCGTTACGGCGCGGCAGCGCGGGAGCAAGTCGACACCATGCGTCGTGGCGGGGTGCTGCAACGCAACGCAGAGACGGGCAAGCTGCAGTTGTCCACGGATGTCTCCGACCGAATGGCGTCTATTGGCTTCCGCGGGAACGACCGTCAGACTGCTGCGCAGCAGTTCCTCGAGAGTACGACAGTACGTAAGGGCTTGGAGGCCAAACTCGGTACAGCGGGGCAAACTGACTCAGAGCGGAGCGCCATCTTTGGGCAGATTCAGAAGATGGTTGGGCTCGAGCAGGATGAGTTGTCGGGGATGAGTGTTGACGAGAAGCGCCGCATGGCAGCCGCCCTACAGGGTACGGCCGGTACCGGCGATATTCGGTCTACGTTGTTGGGGCAGGCTTCGTTGCAGGCACGCATCGAGCGGGGGTCAAAGCGCGGCAAGGGCGGGGGTATCGCAGCCATCGCCAGTGCGCTGGGTACGGGACTGGACACCAAAGACATCCAAAGTATGGTCAAGCAAGGGCGGAGCGCGTCTGACATTGCTACTGCGTTGGCTGAAAGCTCAGGCGTGTCTATGCAGGGTGGGGTGGGCGAAGACCTGACGAAGGCCATCGAGAGTACGATGAAGGGCGAGTCTGGTACGGCTGCAAGCAGAATCACAGCTGTTGCGGGTAAGTTCCAGGAAGCACAAACAAAGCAAAAGTTGGCTCGGCAGGAAGAGGAGAACCCACTCGACCGAGAACGGAACAAGAAGCTCGACGAGTTGAAGACTGCAATCGAGAAGTCCGGTAAGTCTGTGGCTAGTGCTGTGATGGACACTTGGCAGAAGACGTCGAATGCCGAGGCAAACGCTGGCGGGGGCTTCCTTGGCGGATTACTAGGGTAGTATGCGTTCACTCCTACACCAGACGGGGGCCACCCCCTTCATTGAACCCGTGGGTTGCGGCGCAGGTAGGGTTGAGGTGCCCATCAACATTCGCCGGGGTGGGCGCATCTACCAATTCGTACTGCGCGACAAGGTGTTGCCGGAGGACCCGTACCTGGTCCTTGTCAAGGCCGCTGCTTTTGCCATCCAAACAGGAGAGGCGTACAACGGTACGCCGCCAGACCGTAGTGTGCGTGATTTCCTCATCAAGTCTTCGGTGATTATCTGATGGCCGTCTTCGTTGAGCTTACTACTGATGCGTTCGAACAAGTGCTGAGTAATCAGCAGGCAAAGAGGTCGCGTGGTTCGAGGAGTCGTCGGGCTGGTCGCCGGGTAGCGCGTCGACCGACGCGGGGACTCGAGCTCAAGGAGGACACTTACGGGGCAGTGAAGGTAATTCAAGCAGACGGTACGGAGATACCACTTACCGACTCGAGCAGTCCTGATGGCAAGACCTCCAGCGGTTACGCTAACTTCATCCTGCAGCAAGTACAGGAGCAACGAATGGAGAAGCACCAAGTTGTCGAGACGTTTGGTGCGTCCTACATCCATTTCTTTGGAGAGAATCCGCGTTTCTTGAACGTGCAAGCCGTTCTCATCAATTCGCACGACTTCAACTGGGAGGCAGAGTGGTGGGAGAACTACGAGCAGTACTTCCGAGGTACGCGGCTGGTTGAGCTGGGAGCTCGCATGTACCTGTTCTACGACGACAACATCGTAGAGGGGTACATGCTCAATTGCGCTGCCGTAAAGCTGAGTACGGAGCAATTCTTGGTGCAGATGAACTTCCAGATGTTCATCACTAGCTACCGAAATGTCTCGTTCATCGGGGACCCCAACTTCCCGATACGAGCTAGCGCGTACATACCACCGGGCATAGAGCTCACAGGCGGCCGGGCTGCGGAAGACCTGACGGTGCACTATCAGGGGGCTGCGCTCGATACCATCAACAGTGAGAGTGTGGGCGTCAAGGGTAACGATATTCGTGACATCATCAATGAGGGAGGCATTGGTCAGCGTAAAAAGCTCAGCGCGTTCTTACGCGAGATGCCCCCTACGTATGCAGTTGCTCCGGATGTGCAGGCAGCCATCAATCGAGTAGCAGACCAAGTCGAGGGCATCAACCTGACAGACCTAGTGTTTCGGTCTGGAAGACCTTTGCGTAGTCTCATCGCAAACAACATCGATGAGTACGTGGGGCAGGACGGGAACACGTACTTCGGATTTGGCGACGGGAGTATCCCTAACTCACTGACCCCGACGATACGCAGCCAGCTCGAGGCTGAGGACTTGTTCTTCGCGGCTATCTCATTCCTGTCTTGCTATGGGGCAAACCTCGATACCCCCAGTGCACTGAGCGGTATCGGGTTATCTGCGCGGGTAGACGCAAAGCTAGGGGCCACCTTCCAGCCGCAGAGCGGTGCTGGGTTTGGCTACGGATTGTCTGCGTTGGCTGAACCTACCACGAGTTACAGTAGTAGTCTTTCACAAGACCCGTTGGGTGCTGTGTACGGTAGGTCTGTCGTAGATGAACGGCAGAAAGACAACCGCTTTGTGCAGGGGGCAGGGGATGCCGATTACGGCTATCGCAGTGACTTTGTATCTGGGCCAGGGTTTGGGCAAGCCGGCTTTGGGTCATTTGGTGGGAGCGGCTACGGCGGTGGTTTGGGGGCTGCAGGGGACCCAGGGTTCAAAGACCCGAGTAAGTTCACGTTGGCGGGTGTACAAGACAACCGTAGTGCATTCGAACGTTTCTTGAAGCCACGGCAAGACTCCACAGTGTTTGGTTCTGGTATTGGCATCGGTGCCAGTACAACAGGGCTGGCTGGTGGTGCGTCGTTTGCTATCGGGGGTAAGCCCTCCGCATTTGCCGTCGTGTCGCTGGATGGGATTCTGGATGTCACAGGCAGCGCGCGGTCTTCTGCTCAGGCGCGGTCCGACTTGACGGCTGAGCGGCTACTTGGCTTCGGCCAAAGCAACTTGGGCGGTACGCCTTGTCCCGCACCTGCGGGGTCGTTTGGTGAGTTGACTTTGTCTGTAGGAGGTGGTTTCGGTATTGGTAGTAGCGTCGGTGTGAGTGCTGGCTTCAAACTATCGATACCCTAATGACTGCTTACGGACAACGACTTAGGCTTAGGCTGTTTCTTGAAGGCATTGAAGTGCCTATTGTGGCGGCCAACGTGCAGACGGCGCCAAACAGTCCTATCGTCTGTTCCATACAAATACCTCCCTTGGCTGAGGGTACTAGGTTTCTCCCACGTACGTTAGTCCATGTGTTCTTCTTGGACATGTACGAGCAGAAGAGTCCTTTGGTACGCAAAGGGATGGGAGGGCGGTCGGAGCAGAGCCCCTCCCGGCATGAGAAGACCCTACAGGGCTTTGACCCTTTGGCGTACAGGAACGAGGTGCCGTCGGATGTACAGCAGGCGCTAGTCAATGCTGAGTCTGACTTGAACAACGACCGGTATAAGTGCTTGTTCGTAGGAGAAGTCATCGGGTTTCAGTGGACTAAGGCGCAGTCGCAACGTTCTTTAGTACTGCAGTGCGCCGACCTTAGTAACTACTGGGACTACGCGTATCAGTGGAGCAATACGGGCATCTTCGGGCCAGGCATCAAGGCGGTATTCTCGGGAGGGGCGACCAACCTCTTTACCGACTTCTTGTCCAACAAAGGGGAGGTGCTAACGCGGCTCGCCTCTGCAGGAGGGTGTAACACGTACCCGAAGATGAAGGGGCTGTCCGCTGGCATCATCAGGCTACTGGAAGCTATCGGAGGCGTGTACCAGGTCCGTGGCAATGGTGGTAGCGTGAAGAAGATTGCTGGGCAGAACATCTTCTTTTCGTTGGCTGAGCTGCGCCTGCATTTGACGCAGATGATTGGCGCTATCGAGGAAGACCCCACCTCGAGTAGGATACTTGCGCGACAGGGCTATTCGGGATTGTTTAGCCGACTGCTGGGTGGCCTAGGCGGGCAGACTTCTTTCCGGCAAGCAGTGAACGCACTCTCCGGTATCATCTTCCATGAGATGTATGCTCAACCTTGCCCACGGTACGTACCGGGGAAAGACAACGCAGTTAGTGGTTCTGCACGCAAGAAGCTTTCCGATGACCCTACATTAGCTCCGCTGGCGGTACTGGGGGAGAACGCGGCAAAGTCCTTAGGCGACATCATCGGCACACTGCAGTCAGACCTGACCGCACCAGAGGTGGTAGCTATCGGGTCAGAGTCCCTACGTATTACTCTGCGCGGCAGGGTAGGTAGCGTCAGGACAGCGATTAACCGTGCGCAGGCAACTACAGCGAGTCGACGCGCACCCGCGGGGGCGAAGAGCCTTCTCAGTCAAGCAGCTACGGCACTGGGTAAGGCGCTGACGCAGCTTAACCGGTGGAGCTTGGCGACCCCCAGTGCTGAGCAGAGCAGACTAGTCGATTCATTGAGCACAGCTCAGGGGCACTTGTTGCGGCTTGCCCAGTACACGGTACCTACTACGGTCGCGGGGCAGCAAGAGCCGGCTAGGTTGATGCAGCAAGTGTTCAGGCCCGACATCTGGTTTGGGGCTCCGCCACGGTGCAACGTGCTATTCCCCGAGGACTACGACCAGATTGTCTACCAGAGAATGTGGTTGCAGGAGCCTACTCGATTTTTGTTGAAGACGAACGACGAGTTCTTTGGGGAGGACTTCCTCTTCGACAAGTTCTACTTTGCGCCGCAAGGGCGGTCGTTGAAGCAGGACCAGACAAACCTACGTGATGTTCTTCGCAACGACTTGCTCGACCATGAGCTATTCACGGGCATTCTGCCCGTGTTCGAGAAGATGGGGGAGTTCAACGTATTTGCAGCACGCTCCGGTACTCAGCAGAATCCGACGAAGGTTGGGTTTGCTCAGCGTAGTACCAACTTCCTCTACTTCAAGCATCGATTCAATGCGCGGCAGATGCGCGTGGCCGGGAAGTTCAACCCGTACATTGCTTGTGGGTGTCCAGGTTTGATTATCGACAAGTATGTCGATGCAGAGGTCATTGCTGCACACAATGAACTAGCGGAGAAGCGGGGCTTCCCGACAACCGAGCGTCTCCAGTTGCTGGGGACGCACTTTCTCGGTAACTTCACGCAGGTTTCGCATGCCGTGAGTCAGGCTGAGGAACGTGGCAGGACGGAGATTAACATCAGTTACCCGAGGCAGTTAGACGAAACTGTCGAGTTCTTGGGTACGTTCGAGGCGTCTACTTCTGCGTACAAGAAACAAGACCAGGCAGCATTACGTGCTACGGACATCGCTGCGCTATCTGCCCCCGCAGTTGGTTCGTTGGGGCCGAAAGGCGGTATCATCACTACCGTTACAGATGTTACGCTACAGTACATACGAGAGGCTAACTCAGGTTCTGCAGCGGCAAATCGTGAAGGTACCGCACGCTTACCCTTGTTTGGTAGGCGGCGAAAGACTGTGGCAGACACGACGCAGTTCAAGGTGCCGCTGGTGCCCGTTGGTGTTCCTACGTCTGCTAGCGCCCTGGGCTCTACAGATGTGGAGGCAATTGTTGGGGACCGTGACCGTGATGTGGTCTTCAACGCCTATCGGGTGGAAGAGGAGGTGCCGCGGTACCGCCAAGAGCAAGTCGACCTACCGATGGAGGAGTACTTGCGGCCAGGGTGGTACGGAGATGTTTGGTCCTCCGCAAAAATCGGTGAGGCGTACAACACGCTGTTCGGGATTGGGGCTATCACAGACCCGCACACTATCTCCGACCCGACTGGCGCTAGTTTGAGCGGCTTTTCAGAAGCGGCGCAGAAAGCCCAAGACGAGGCGGCTGCTGCGGCTGCTGGGGATGACCCAAGACGGGACGCTCCGGTACTGCTGCAGCTAGAGGAGGGCTCCTCCATCGAACAAGCCGCCGAGTTTTTGGTCATGACCTACTCCTACGTGAGGCAGCAACGGCTGGATGTCGACGAGTTCATTCGTGCATACACGTGGCGGCCCATCGCGACGATGGTCGATATGCTCGGTACCAGTGACCTGGTGTTCAACTCTGACGGCTCAGCCGTACTTTCGGGCATCGAGGGTTTCCACTCTAGGGCATTCGGTCCGTACGATGACTTGTTTGGGCTTGTAGGTCCAGATATTGAAAACGTGCTGGGTATCAAGCGAGGTAGTACAGTTGCCCAGCGTGGTGATACGCGTGGGCGTAAGCAACGACAGGTGCAGGCGTACTTGTCTGCCTTGCTGTTCTCTCGTGGATTGTTGGGGTGACTTCCGCAGCACTAAGTTGGGGTGGTACAACTATGTGCATGAGCTCTATCCCTCCCGCAGCCCTCGATGTTGACCACTTCTCGGCAAGCAGTGTTGTGAGCGCTCTGACACGACAAGCGCTTGCTCGAGGTCTTCAGCCGCAAGACTTACCTGCCTTGACGCAGATAACCAATGTAGCCACGCGTGACCCACGTCGTGCGGCAGAGATAGCGGTAGGTGTGCAGGATTACCTGAAGAGGATGTGATGTTCAAAGACGCCGCGTCGAAAACACAGTACACCTTGGCCCAAAGTCGGCGCGGACGAAGACCAATGCGTGTGTCGACTCTCCTCCGCAAGGATAAGGAGGGTACCTTGTTCAAACGTTCGGTGGGTCAAGTAACTGCGGATGCGTCGGAGGTGAGTCCGAAGCTAGGTGCTGACCTACTTCCTGGAGGTTTGGCGGACAAGAAGAAGCCGGGTGACTTTAGCGCAGCATCATTGCGTCAAGGTATGCGTGTCGAGAGTGAACATACTAGTCGACCAGCTTTGGCGCGAGAGATAACGATGGACCACCTAACGGAAGACCCCGGGTACTACACCAAGCTGAAGAAGATGGAGAGAGGTAAAGAAGCTGTTGCTGCTAGTCTCCAAACGCGTTGGCGTCGATTGCTGGAGCGGCGCGGCGAGAATTCTGATGGGAGTTTGAAGTACGCGTCCTCTTTGGGAACTAACAAGGATGGGTTCAAGCTTCAAGGGCGTACGAAGTTCCAGGGCCTCACTGTCGACATCGAGAACCGCAAAGGCTCCGTGCGTGAGGGTACCAACGATGACGGCTCCAAGTGGCGGACGAAGTTCAAGCTACCCTACGGGTACATCCGCGGAACGAAGGGTGCAGATGGGGATGAGGTCGATGCGTACGTTGGGCCTGACCGGTCGGCGCCGGATGCTTTCGTGGTTCGGCAGAAGACGCCGTCGGGGAAGTACGACGAAGACACGGTCATGCTTGGATTTGCCGGGCGGGACGATGCCCGCAAGGCGATACTGAAGCACTACGATGACCCGTCTCTCATTGGGAAGGTGGTGCGTGTGTCCATGGACTCTCTCAAGCAACAGGTAGCGTCTGGGAAGAAGCTGGTCAAAATCTCCGCGATGCCGGGGCAGGCCTTGCTGGAGTGGGGTGCGGGCGAAGAACCGAGCAGGGTAGAGGGTAGGCGTCCACCGCCGAAGCGTCGGGGCGATGTACCCGACCGAGACATCGTGCGTACGGCGCCTTTCGTGGAGGAACGGCAGACTAGCGCGGCTACGGTACCAGCAGACCCGTTCTTATCAGCGGGGCCGCAACAGGTATCCAAGTACGCTAAGCAGGGAGACGTGCCGACCAAGAACCTTTCCCCAAACCCTGCTGAGCGTGTGCGCATAGAGGGGCCGCACGTAGTACTCAGTGACATCAGTGCCCTTCCCCCCAGTACTGAAGGTAAGATGGCCTTCGTGACTACGGACTACCGAGCGCACGCGGGTGACAGGTACTTGGGCTTCTTTGGTGAGCTAGACAAGCTTGCTGAACAAGACAAGGAGGCATTCCGCGAGGCCCTTCGGTCACTGGCTTCGCGGTTTGCTCGCCCGGCAGAGTTGCGAGGGGCTTGGGGGCACGGCGGTTTGGGGAAGGGGCTGGCGGAGGGTGGCGCGATGCTCCGGGGTCCCGTCACCAAGGGGCTGAGCGCGGGTGAGAGCGCAGTAGCTCGGCAGATTCGTCCGACGTCAGTCGCCCACCGCGTCGCGGGGGAGACAGCGCATGCAGCTGGCCACCACCTTCAGCACTCCAGTGGTTTGAAGAAGGCGTTGAACCCGTTGGGGGTACCACTTGGGGGCGCCATCGAGGGATTCACTCGGGGTGTCGGAAAAGAGCTGCAGGGTACCGGCTCCAATGTGGCCAGGCGTATAGGGTCAGGTATGGTACAACATGCGGGTAAGGCTGGCTTGGTTGGCGAGATTGGCTCGGTCGGTGCTTTGGGGGCGGCGGCGCACATCCCGCTGAGCGCGGCGGGGGTTTTGGGCGGCAAGCTCGCGCCGGCCCTCTCTGCCCTGGGCGAGACGGCGGGGCACATCGGGCAGGACGCGGTCGGCACGGCTGCTCAGCGAGTGATGCCGAGACTGGGTCAGTTTGCTGGGCGGGCTGCGGGTCTTCTGGGGCGTGCTGCGCCGGCAGTGGGGTCGGTGTGAGTCTGGGGCTATTCGGGGCGTGCTTGGCTGCCCTGGAGAAGCGCGCGGCTATGGCGATTCCCCAGGACATCCTGCAGAGTGCGGAGCGTCTGCGGGACCTCGAGCACTCGGCGCCGACGCGAGAGCAAGTACTTCGTGGGGCTGCCGTGGGGTCGGTTGCTGGGCCAGCAGCGGGGTTTCTGAATCGGGCCATCTCCGGGAAGTTGTCCCGCGGGTTGGTCCCCAACCTTCGTGAAGTTGCGGGGGGTGCCGCGACGGGCGTCATCTTTGGCGGCCTCATGCCGGCGGCGCGCCACCGGCTCGAGTACAACGCCGAGAAGCAGCGCTTGCAGGAGCTGGTGGGACATGTGCCCGCCAATCGCCGCGGGCGCGTCCGAAGAACCCTTGGTATTTGAGGAGGCGCTATGCCCGCATGGATTCATGAAAGGGCGAAGCACTTGCTCGCCAAGAACCCCGACATGTCGAAGTCAACGGCGTTCGCCGTCGCTACTCAGCAAGCGCACAAGCTGGGCAAGACACCAAAGGGGTACGGCACAACTGAGGGACGTGCGGCGGCGAAAGCGAAGTACAGCGGTCCGAAGAAGGACTACGTGAAGGCACCCAACCCAGGAAGGCTGGATACGAAGAAGCTTGCTGCGCAGGCGCGCGTTATCGTAACCATAGAGGCGAGCCCTGATGGTGCGGAGGCTATAGAGAAGCTCTTAGCACGAATCAGTGAGGTGGGTGACGTTGGGCACAGCTTTGGGATTATCGAGGATGACCCGCCCGGCGGCAAGAAGGTACACCTCGGCAGCTGGGATGGTGATGGCGCTTGTCGCGTCTTCAAGGTGACTTCGCAGGCGGTGCCTTCGAGATTTGAGAAGTCAGCGGGCTGGTTTGACCCCAATGCTTGGCGTGCGCAGTCGGGGTTTACGCCTCAAGGGTTCAAGACCCCCGTGCAGCGTCTGAAGAAGACGATGGGAGTTGGGGCGTTCAACGCAGACAAAGGGTTGAAGCCGCTACAGGCAAAAGTTGCAGCAGTACGTCAGGTGGTAGCGGAGATGAAGTTGGCTAATGCTACGCGTTCGAATGAGCCGCACCGAGGTAAGCAGTTGGCCGCGGCCGGTCTGGTACTAGGCGGCAACATGGGTGTTGATGCTGCTAACGATGCACTCGAGAGTGCAGTACGACACGAGGGTGCCCTGCCTGGTACAAAGTCTTTGTTTGGAAGACTCGTAGACCGCGCTGCCGTTCCAGTAGAGTTAGACCGAAGCTTGGGTGCAGGAGGTTACTACACGCGTACCGGCGGTCCGAAAGCGGTGGTAGGTAAGGCTTCTCCAGCTACCTTGGCGCATGAACTAGGACATGCTGCTATAGACAAGACTCGTGTTGGTAGGCTGCTACAGAGTACGCCGGCAAATGTGCTGTCGCGAGCACTGGTACCGTCGATTGGGGCAGCGGGTACAGCTGGTTACTTGCTTGGTTCTGACGACCGTAGAGCGCAACTGGCCGGCGCGGGGTTGGGGGCAGCTGGTACTGCGGCGTTACTTGCACCGGAAGTGGGTGCCTCACACACTGGGTTGAAGACGTTGCGAGGACTTAGCGCAGGCCCAGCTGAGCTCAAAGCTGCTAGACGCGCGATGGGGGCTGGACTAGGTTCGTACGCTGCACGCGCGGCTATGCTTGGGGGAGTAGCGCTGGGTGCGGGCACCCTACGTAGAGTTGCACGAGACAAGCAGCGCGAAACCCAACCCAAGGTGAAGGAGGGCTTCACGCGGTCAGAGTTCTCCGGAGACATGAACCCTCCCAGCATGAAGTACCACAGCAGTCTGCCGCCATTTACTGCACCGCCGCTCAAGACTGCGGGCCCTCCCAGCGAGAAGCAGAAGAAGGCCGGCCTCTTCTCGCCAGCAAGCCAGCTCTCCAAAGCCAAGTCAGTTGGTACGTTGAAGATGGGCCCGCCGCCAGGGCCGTCCATTGCGCAGATTGCCAAGCCTGTGGGATTCGGCAAACCGCTACCGGGAGCAACGAAGACGCCCGCTACGTCCACGAGGATGTAGCCTCTTTGAAATTCAGCTGTAGTAGGAGATAAGCCTCCTGCTATGGCTGATACCGAACTTCGTTGCCCAGTGACGTGGCGCTTCCTTCACAAGCTGAGGGATGCCGTACGAGAGGGTCCGTCGGCGCAACTGTACGAGCCGGAACTGGACGCACTCAACAGTATGCTGGCTACGGTGGGTGTGTTGGGAAGAAGTCACAGCGTGCAACTGCTGCGCTCTTTCTACCTACTCGAGGTAACCTTAGCTGCGTTGTGGGCGGCCAGTGCGCGCTTCTCGGAGTACAATTGGGAGCCACTCCTCAGTTTGCAGCAGGGGGTACCGGAGCGGAGCTACACCGGCCTGACGCGTGTACTGGACGTCATGCGAAGGCAACGCCAATACTTTGATGTGGATGCGCTAGAAGCTAGATTGGGGGGCATTGTATTGGTGGACGGCAAAACTGTTGTGCACAAGAAGTTGGCAGCAGGTGGGCCTAACCTGGTACTTGTGGGGCAGGCCGTAGATTACCTCGTTAACATTGCGTCAGCAATTAGGGCCAACTTGGTTGAGCCGAATGGCGCTATGAGTCTGGGAGTTGTGGGTGTGGATGCTCAGAATGCGATGCAGTTATTGGGGGTGCACGTGTCTCAGCAAGTAAACGTAGGACGAGTACTAGGGACGATTACGGAAGGAGCTCCGTTGGTGCCATGGACGACGTAAGCGAGCAGGTGCGTTTCTACCTAACCAATGCACAATACTACGAGACAAATGGCAACCCGGGTGGGACTCTGACTCTTCGTGCGTCCGTCCCCTCGAAAGAAGCGTGGCGGGCAGTTGTTACCAGGTTTTCCTCTGGACACGTTATGTACACAGGACCGGGATTGCTGCAGGAAGCTCTGCGCATGACGGAGGCGCAGGTCGGTGAGCTACGAAGTCAACTGGAAGTACAAGCGCAGCAGCACACGCAAACTACGGTAGAGTTAACCGTGCGCCATCAAGAGGAAATACGGAATCTGCACGCACGCCTCATGGCTGCAGAGCAGTCTGCTTTGCAGTGGTACCAGTACGCAACAGGGCGTAACCCGTGAGTATCTACGCATTGCACTCCAATGCGGTTGTGGCTGCTACAATGCTTTGTGACCAGCACTTGGAGCCAGTGCTACTCGAGACTGCTTCAGTGGTCTGCAGGATTGAGCTATCTATACGGCAAAGAACGCTAGTCTCGAATATGGAAAACGCCTTGGGTGGCTGGTCTCGCAAACCACGGCGTACTGTGGCGCGGGTAACTGGGGGTTTACCGCACAACCAAAGCTGGCTACCTTCGACGTGTACCCTAGTCTCGGAGCAGCATCCTTGGGTGTTGTGGGGGCTGCAGTCAGCCACTACTTGGGCATGGTTGGTGCAGTTCGGTAGGATGTTGGGCGTAGAGCACCTCGCGTACGCCAAGACGCCCCATCCGGCTGGCGATGCCATCGTGCGGGCCGGGCACTCAGGGTACGTTCCTAGGCACGACCCACAGCCGTTCGGTACGTCTCTCATCTGCGACACCGCGGAGTTGTGCCAGGGAACGCTACCCGTGCAGTACCGGGCTAGTGACGCTGTGCAGGCATTTCGCTCGTACTACTTGGCAGAAGTACGGGAGGCTCGCTGGGAAGAACCGCGTGCCATTCCAGATTGGTGGGTCTAGGTGCTATGCTTCTGGCATGGCAAATGCAGAAGACGCCCTGTATGAGTTGTTGAAGAGTGCTGACGTAGTAGAGACCAACGAGGACGCCAGTATTGCTGGAGTGAACACGCTACGGCAGGATGAGGCGCCTGTCCGTGACATGACTTCAGCCGACGACGTCGGGTTGTCTGGTGACGCTGTGCGCAGTGCAGTGGAGGATGGGCGCAGAAAATTGCTAGAGGATGCGTTCCCCAACATCGGCAAAACTGATGCGGCGGATAACGCGCTCATGCGGGAAGCATTCGACCATGTTGCCTCCGGAGACTTCTCGGCGCACTCTGTGCACCTAACGGGGGCAACCAAGGTTGCCCAGGTTCCAACCCTACAAACGCGAGTGCGTGAACTGCTGGGTCGTGAGTAGTCTTGCCTCTAGTCGGGGATAAGTCCCTTGGAGGTACGAAGCGATGAGCAACGAGACTACCAATCACGACCCTCTACAAGATTACTTAGACGAGACGGAGAAGACTGCGGCAGAGCGCAATAGGCAGGACTTTACTGCGTGGCAGGAGTGGAAAGCGGACCCGTCTAAGCAGAACCTGGGAGCATTGTTGGGCCGGTTCGACTCGGACTTCAACAAAACTATCGGGCGACTAAAGGCGCCCAACGTGTCAGAGGCAGCGCTGCGCGGTAACATGATGTCTAACGCTATCGAGGCTTTCCAGCGATTTGACCCGTCGTACGTAGCTCCCGGGGGCAAACCGGCGACGCTACGTACTTGGGTAAATACCCACATCAACAGGGCGACGCGAACCAATAAGCGTTACCAAAACATGGCCTACATCCCAGAGGGGAAGTCGGACTTAATCGGGCAGATTAACGTTGCGGCAGATACGCTCCGGCAGCAGTTTGGTCGTGAGCCGACCCATGCAGAGTTGGGAGCACACTTGGGTAAGCCGCCCAAGCTCATTCAAGAAGTCCAAGGATTGCAGCGAGCAGACGTACTGTCCTCTGCTTTCGAGTCTGACCCTACTGCGCTGCAGAGTGTGCGGCACGCGGAGACAGTGGCGCTGCTGCCTGCAGAATTGAACAGTGATGACGAACGAACTGTGTTTGACTACATGTTCGGACGTAACGGTAAGCCCGTGGTTTCCTCCACAGGCGAGATTGCGCGACGTATGGGGAAGTCCCCTTCCCAGGTTTCTCGACTGAAGAAGCGTGTAGAAGCCAAGTACAAAAGGTACATCTGAGTGTAGACTCGGCGTCGGTACTCAGGTGTTGGACGGCCCGCTCACAAGGCGGGCCGTTCTTTTTTGGAGAAGCATGATGTACGACGAGTTAACGACGAGTTCCAAGGCTAGTAGGCAGTACGCTACAATGCTCCAAACGCGCTTGAGCGCTACGGAGGAGGCAAAGCGTCTAGTAGTCGAACGGGTGCTGAGTACGCCCATCGTAGATAGGTTGGTAGCTCCCGATGCTATGACAATAATCGTAGTAGAGGGGAAGAACTACGCTCGACTGAAGGTGGAGTATGCGGGTGGAGCGCTCCCAGTAACTGGGGTGCACCCGCATGCGCTTCGTCAGATAGCAGCAGTGATAGGGTTGCCTATGCCGTTCGTGACTAAGCAGGTAGCGACTGAGGAGCGTTGGAGGCATGACTTAGTTGCGTACAACTTCAATGAGCTGTTGCATCGCGGTACGTACTTAGACCGCAAGCGAAACAAGGCGAAGATGCTCCACCGTACGGTGTATGGAGAGCTACGCGGCTTTCTTTCGCGTACGTTCAACAGAAAGTTGAGTGTGGCCAATCTTCTCCGACCGTTCCTGGAGACAAGTACGGAGTGCGGCATGCAGATTATCGAGACTGGCGTCAGCGATGTGATGACGGTAGTCAAGTGCATGCTGCCTTACGTGTTCGAGCCAGTTGATGGGGAGTTCGTAGCCTTTGGGGTCGCGTATGCAAATAGTGACTTCGGGGCAGGTAAGCAGCGTGTGTCCAACATCTTCATGCGTATCGGGTCGAACACCGTTGGCATTCTTGAGGACACCTTGGCGCAAGTGCACTTGGGGGCACTCATTGAGGAGTCGGACCTCGAGCTCAGCGAAGAAACGTACGACAAGGAGTTAGCTGCATACCAGTCTGCTGTATGCGACGCGGTTCGCGCAGCTGCGTCACCGCAGGTCATTGCCTCACTCATTGCTAGCATCCAGGCAGCAGTCGAGTTGGAGCTACCGTGGCACTTACTCTCCAAGCGGCTACTGCAGACGCTTACCAAAAAAGAGGTAGAGCTGATGCGTACCATGCTGGACGGCGAGAGCGACATCATCGACCTACCACCAGTGATTCAAGACGACAAGCGCGGGGCCACCGCAACTGCTTGGTGGGCAGCCAATGCGCTGGGTAAGGTGGCGGAGCTAGTACCAGAACAAGACCGCAAGAAGGAGATTCAGACCTTGGCGGGTGACTTGTTGACTCCAGGGAAGAAGAAGCCTAAGAAGGCGCAGTGAAGGAGGTAGTATGTTGAAGCCAGCTAAAATTGAGCTGCTAGACCACGGGTACCTGCAGTTTGTCGAGTCTTGGGGCTCCGATGAGCGCATCATCGAAGCTGCCCGAATGAGTACCAACAAGGGCTTTCTTGGTTGGGGTCCCTCTTGCTCGAAGTGCAGCTTGCGCATGGTGGAGAGGGAAGCTGGGGGGTTCGACCCCGCGAACTACCCGACATCAGAACAACGCGCTTGTCAGCATGACGCAGACAAGCCGGGAGACGAGCGACTCCTCAAGTACCTCTACGACAATCGGCACTCTACCCCCTTCGAGATGGCCGGGCTGGTAATCGAGGTGAGTGCCCCCATCATGGTATTTCGGGAGTGGCACAGACATCGGACTCAGTCGTACAACGAGATGAGTGCTAGGTACGTCCCACTCCCGAACGAGAACTACCTGCCAACTGTCGACCGGCTGATGCTCAATGCGGGTACCAACAAGCAGGCTCAGAATCTTCTCGGACCTGGTCAGACGTTGCCTTTGGACGACGCCTTGCGGTGGCTCGACGAGTTGAGCACGTATTACCAGCAAGGGGAGCAGCTGTACCAACGTGGGCTGGCTCTTGGGGTGCCTAAGGAGTTGGCTAGGCTCGCTCTAACGGTTGGGCGCTACTCGCGCATGCGCGCTTCTGCGAATCTTCGCAACTGGCTGCACTTCCTTACGCTACGCATGGCGCCCAATGCACAGTGGGAGATTCGGCAGTACGCCAATGCTGTCAGTACCATCATTCAACATCGATTCCCCCGTACACATGAATTATTCATAGCGGGGCAGGCTGCAGCTTAACGGAGGTGAACATGACCAAAGAACAACGATTGACGCACGGTGCATGGGCAGCTGCAGTCTTGGCTGCGCTACTTGTAGGGTACTTACTGGCCCAACCACCCGCAGTACGCAGCACGGTATCGAACGTGGCCGCGGATGCTACGGGAGCGGTACTCACAGAAGCTTCCGTAGAAGCTACGGAAATCTACCCAGTAGTTGCTGCCCCGGTGGCTGCAGCGACGACTGCAGCTCCCCCTCCTCCTCCTCCTCCTCCTCTGTCGGTTTGTGCAGGATTTACCTGTGCAAACGACTGGGGACCTTTCATCGGTACGGAGTGGGTAGGCGAGGCTACTAAGTGGGGACCCGAATTTGTGCTGTTCGCAGAGGAATCTGGGACGAGTCGTACTGGTAAGGCACCGGCGCCGTACGACTTGAAGTTTCGTGTGAAGACGGGCGACGGTGTACGGGTAGGTGGCTGCGATTTTTACGCCACCGGAACAGCTTTTTGTCGCCACCACCCAGCAGACGACGTGGACAGCAAGCAGATGTTGGTGCAGAGAGACTTGGTGCTGCAAGTCAGGATGGCGCCAAGCGCTACTTCTGCCCAAGTGTTGCTTACGACGGCAGAGGGTGCAGAGGTCATTCAAAGTACATTCACCCGTAGGAGTGTGCCAACACCTGAGACTGTGGCTACTCAGGCATCACCGTGATGGCTTCTTTTGTAATGGGTATCGACGAGGTTGGGTTCGGCGCATGTGCCGGGCCCCTCGTCGTCGGGGGAGCGGTCATGCCTGCAGGCTGGTCCCATGAGAAGGTGAAAGACTCGAAGAGCTACCACGATACGAAGAAGACAAAGGCTCACCAAAAGCGACAAGACGTACTCGCAGAATTCATAGGCCCCGCAGCGGTGTACCTCGTGACAGCGCAGAAGACGGCGGAAGAGGTAGATGAGCTAGGGTTACACCGAGCACTGTACGAGCTGATGTTCGCGGTCAAGCAGCTTGGTTTAGCCGCGGTACCGGGCACACAAGTAGTAATCGACGGGCTGCCTCCGCCCGGATGGGAGCATCTCTTTCGTGAGTGCACATTTCAGACTGACGCAGATGCGCTGGTACCGGCTGTGAGTGCTGCCAGCGTTCTAGCGAAAGTGCGGAGAGACCGCGTCATGATACAGCTGGCGAGGACGTACCCTCAGTATGGGTTTGACCAGCACAAGGGGTACGTGACCAAGGAGCACAAGGCGGCAATGAAGCAGTACGGACAGTGTCCGGAGCATCGGCGTAGCTACAAGAAAGTGCAGAAGTTTCTGCAAAGTCGGTGACAGCTCCTCGAGTACGCGTACACTTAGGCGATGGCCTCGAAAGAAGCACGTGACGCTCGGCTAGATGCGTTGGCCCAAGCAGTGGGGGATTGGGCCACAGCTAGGCGTAAGGCGTTGAATACTCAGGTAGCCTTTGGTAGAAGGCTCCTGCGTGGGCGCACTGGGTCAGAAAGATTGGCGCAGGAATCCGTGGAGTCGGCTTCGGCGCTGACAGTGGACAAGATTAACGAATTTTTGGTAGGTGAATGATGTCTTCAACCGATGCACTTGAGGTGGGGCCCGTAGAGCCGTCTTACGAGGCAGCGCATGCCGACGCGGTACCCATAGCCTCTACTCCACGAAGAATTTCTGAAGTGGACTTACTGCGCGTGATGAACGCGCACTACAAGCACATCAATAAATTGTTGGAGCTGCAAGCAGCGCAACATAGGGTGCAGGAGCTGCTGCAGCAGGTACAAGAGCAAGAAGGTGCGGTGCAGGCAGCTACAAAGGAGTTACTTGCATTGCGTGATGACTTGGCGGCTCGATATGGTATCGACTTCACCAAGGAGCAGGTGCGCGAAGAGGATGGCGTCATCTTGCCAATAGCTACGGCAACTTCGCCAGCGGCTACTGGCTGACGCCACGAACGAGGTAGAATGGGTGGGTGACTACCATCCTAGTTTCTACGCAGGAAGCCCCCGACGTTTCAGATGAACGAGACCTCTCTCTGCAAATCCTGGTGGATGACCAAGAGTGGGCAGGCAAGTACGACCGCTTGCAGGTGTTTCGAGCTGAGCTCGAAGCGGTGGGTCCTTACGAAGAACTTACCGCGGTTACCGCGCGCCCTGCGAGGCTACCCAAGTACGGAGGTGACCAACCGAGTGCGCCGGTCACGGGGGCTAGCGCAGCCCTTTCGAGTAAGAGCCTGGAGTTTGCTGTGGGGACGGACGAGCTGACGGTCACGTTCACTGGTGCAGACCCCCTGACGTTTGCGGAGGCGGCGGCGCAGGTGACGGCGCAGGGATTGGGCAAGATTCTTGCGTACGTGGACGCCGCAGGCCTTTTTGTCGTAGAGACATCGGCCGTCGGGTTGGCCGCGTCGCTCGAGGTGCTTGGCGGCGACGCGGCCCCAGTCCTTGCGCTACCCGTTCAGGCGCCGAATAGTCGGGACTACGGGGAGGAGGCACGCCCGCAACTGGTTCCAGGACAGGGCGTGTATGTGTTTCGCGACCCGCGCGGGTCGCTGGGCTACTTCTACAGGACACGCTTCCTCAACGCAGCCAGCGGGCTCTACAGCGGCTACTCCGCCGTGGTTCCCGGCAGCCAGGCTTCGGCCGTCGCGGCGGAGAACTTGGTGTATGGAACAGTGCGCCTGGTGACCCCGGAGGGTCGACCCGTTGTGGGACGAAAGGTGCAGGTGCATGCGGCGTTCACGGGCGTGGTGGTCGATGGCTACGCGGTCTCCGGCGGTGCCGTCGTTCGAGCTACCGATGCGGCGGGCCTCGCCACGTTCACCCTTCTGCGTGGGCAGCGTTTTTCTCTTTCCATACCGGGCACTGCGCTGTACCGGGAGTTCACCACGCCGACGGATGCGGCTGTGACGAGCTTCGATATTCTGAGTGCCGCGCAAGGTACTACACCTGACGTGTTCAAAGCGGTGGTGCCAGACTTGGTGGTGGCAGAACGCCGTAGCCTCTGATGCACGCCCACAATGAGCTAGACAACGGGCGCTGGTTCTAGCACCCTTCTGGCAGCATGGCCTGGGAGGCAGTCGACGTTTACGTGCGCTCAAACCCGCTGGACCTCCCATTGAGCGGGGTCCTAGTTCGTGTTTACGACGCCGCAGGTACGGTGCAGTACACAGAGGGTACCACGGACACAACGGGGCGTGCTGCGCTGTTGTTGCCTGTCGGGTCATTCACGGTACGGTTCTACCGATTCGGCACGCGGTTCGTGCAGCCGCAGTTGATGACGATTGCAGCACAGGCACTCAACTCTCCGCCATATACGTTTGACTTTGTGGGCGAGGTAATGGGGCAGCCTGCGGCAACTGACGCGCGGCTATGCCGCTGCTCGGGGTACTTCCGCGAGTTGAACGGCGGCCCGAAGAAGTACCTGGACCTCAGCTTCTCTGCGGAGTTCGACCCCATTCTCTTAGAGGGGGCTGGCGTAGTCTCTGGCGGTATTCGTGTGCGCACGGATGAGAACGGGTGGGTGGAACTCGACCTGATTCGTGGAGGCATCTACAACGCGAATGTTGAATCGATGGAGGCCACGCCTACGCGTTGCGTCCGTGTTCCAGACCTAGCCAGTGCGAACTTGCCGGACTTGCTGTTTCCTGTGGTGAGCGACGTACAGTTGGACGTTGGCGCCCCACTCAGTGTGCCGGTCGGGGGGCAGCTGGTAGTGACGCCCACCGTTCTGGCTTCTTCGGGAGTACCCTTGATGGGTACCGCAAGTGACGACGTCAACTGGACGGTTGCCGATACGAGTATTGCCTCAGTAGCTATTGGGGCGGAGCAGCTTACTATCTCTGGTCTTGTAGCAGGTAGTACGTACTTGGTGGCTACGCGCAAGGATACCACTATCATTCGTATACCTGAGCCCGGTTTGCCCACGTTTGCGCTGGTGGTTGCATGAGCCGCGTGGAGGTAGCACTCGCTGTGGTGGACACAACGCGTGCTGCGCTCGATACTTTGGCGCAGTTCAAACACTTGGTGAAGTGCTCTCGAGCTCTGAAGCAGGGGGTAGCAACGTTGCGTGCTGCTTACGCAGTAATGGGCACACCAATGCCCGCGTTACCTGTCGAGTACCTACCTGAGAGACGCCCACGTAAACCACGCACTCCCAACAAGAGCAGAAAAAAGGGTGCGACCTCTGAGACACGCTTGAAGATACCAGAACCGCTAAAGGTCGCAGACGAGTCCCTGGAGCTCTTGGCGGATGACCCTTTGGTAGAAGCGGGTAACTGCCGCGCGTTGCTCTTGGAAGTTGTACGTCGTGCAGTACATGACTGGGTACTGTACCGACAACACGAGAAGCCAGCGCTGAAGGTACTGGCGCACAATGCTTACGTGTGGCTGTTCGAGGAGTGTCCTGGGCATCCGGACTGGGAAGAGCGGCACCGCGCGCTGTTTCTCATCGAAGGAGAAGAGTACCTCGTGCGGGGTGGGCGCTCTTTGACCTCGTTCTTGTCAATCTGCGATGTCGTGGGGCTGGACCCAGACGTTGTGCGGGAGCGTGCACGTCAGATGACGGTGCAGTCCATCATGTTTGCTGGTCGTCCTGCGGAACGACGAAGACGGCGCACGCGCGACGAGGGGGTAAGCATCGAGGAGCATGGGGTCATGGTGGACATTGACCTCAATACTCTAGATGAGGCTACGAGTGACGATGCACGAGTGTACGCTGGGTATACCTCGTACATCCCAGAGTACATGGCGTAGCTAAAGAGAAACAGGTTACCCTGTTCCCCTCCCGCTTACAGGCAATCTCGAGTTTGAACTACGGTGGTTTGAGCACGTAGTCGAACCGGTCCTACTTTACGGTGCCATGTTCTTTGCTGCACTACGACGACTTGTGGCGTATACACGGGTTGAGGCATGTACACAGTACGGTAGTACCGTGGTGACTCTTCCTTCTCGTACTGCGTGGAATCAGGGTAGCTCGTCTTGCGCTCATAAATGTTCACTGTGCATGCGCTGGCGAGTAGGCTGCAGAGTATTAGTAGCTTGGTCATCAGTGGTCTCCGTTGGTGTCAATGCAATAGGCGAACACAGTGAGTCGAGTGTTCTTGTCCCCGTTGTCGCAGTTCCAGACTCCGGTGCCGTCGGTGTCCATCCCGGCCCCGGTTTCTCGAAGGGCAAGGCCGAAGCTCTTGCACCGTCCAGTGAGTACCATGTCGCCGGGGTCGCATGAAGCGTAGACGCTGCTTGCTGCGCGTCCGGCAGTGCCATCGACAAACACTTCGTAGATGCTACTAGGGTTGAAGGTGGCGTCGGCGCCCGGGTCACCTTTGTCGCCCTTGGGGCCAGTCGACCCGGTAGGACCAACCACCCCGGCAGGACCAGCAGGGCCTTCGACGCCCTGAGCTCCTTGAGGGGCAGTCAGGGTTGCCGTAGTACCGTCCGTACAAGTTACGGTTGCGCTGGTGCCCCCTCCGGTGACAGAGCAGCTGGACCCGTCGACACCATCCACACCGTCGACACCATCCACCCCGTTAGCTCCTGGGACACCCGGGGGGCATTCGTCCGTGTTGGGGGAGCATACCGCAGACGTACCAGCAGGGCCAATGGGGCCAGTTGCGCCTCGTATGCCCTGCTCACCTCTGGCGCCTACATCGCCCTTCTCGCCCCGCTCACCGACGGGGCCTTGGACCCCCTGGGGGCCTCGTGGGCCAGTAGGGCCGGCACTTCCAGGGGCTCCAACTGAGCCCCGAGGGCCTCGTGGGCCAGTAGGGCCGAGGGCACCTTGAGGGCCTCGTTCACCTTGCGGGCCTTGCTCACACATGCAGGCCTCCGTAGAGGTGGTTGCGCCTTCCGGTTGTTCCATGTCTGGCTCGTTTTGCGCAGCTGCGTCTGGTGCCCACTCTACTTTAGCTCCGCCGCAGGCGATAAGAATGATGACTAGAGCTGCTTGACTGTAGTATTTGGTCTTCATTGTTGGTTTCTCCTCAGTACTGTTATCTCCGATTTTGAGGCAAATATGCTGCGTTACGTAGGTGAAGGTTTGGGTATCTTACTGTGGGTTGGGCTGGCTGCCGTAACGTACCCGCACAAAGTATTTGGGGCATTTGTGCTACTGGCGGCTGCATCACTAGCGGTGACCGTTAAGGGCCTTGGTAGTCCGCGCGGTGGTGGGAGATAAGAACCTTGAGCAACTTGGAGGTGCCTATGCGTGTATTGCTGGATGTCGATGATGTAGTGTGTGATTTTCGTGGACGTGCGTGGAGCGTGGCTAAGGAGTTGTTCAGTCGTGACCTTCCGGAGCCGAGCGAGCATGGAGTTTGGGATGTAGCTGCCTCTATGGCCCTAACCAAGGAGGAAACCGCAGAACTGTGGGAAGTGCTCGGCATGCCCGGGATGGCCCAATGCTTGGAGCCTTTACCAGGTGCTCTGGAAGCGGTGCCGAAGCTAGAAGCCTTGGCTGAGGTGGTCTTCGTCACCGCGCCATTTGATGAGTCACCGACGTGGGTGTTCGACAGGACATGTTGGCTACGTAAGCTCTTTGGAAGGACGGTAGCCGAAAGGACGGTGTTTACCCACAACAAGAAAGCAGTGTGCGGGCGTGTGCTTGTTGACGACAAGGTGGAGCACCTCGTCCAGTGGTCCTATCAGATGAACATGTGGGGAGTACCCAACTTGCCGCTGTGTTGGAGTACTAGCTACAATCAAGAGGGGTACCCCGGACAACAAGTCGCCTCGTGGGAGGAGGTCATTGAGCAGGTCAAGCGTGTATGCTAGCCCGCGTTACGTTGCGACTCCATCGGTACGCGCACACTAGTTGGTGCAGTTGGTTTGAAGCGGCATTGTGTAGTGAGGACCGGAGTGTTCGCCAGGAAGCGCTGTGCGAAGCTGCCGTGCTCGAGGTGTTTACCCCCTTCAGTCGAGGTTTCAATCGTGTCACATGGAGACGATGGTGCCGTAGTAAACTTGGCAGACAGAGCTCGACAACGGGCTGAACGAGCTAGACTGAGCCAGCAAGAAGTTACGGATAAGTTGGTGGCTAGCCTAGCCTCAACGCTGTTGGATACAGCGGTGCAGCAGTTTGACCGACATGGTCAAGAGCTTGACTTAGGGGTGTTGCTTGCAGGCTTTCAGTTGGCTATACGTAGTGCCGTAGTTGTGTTCATGGACGGTGGTATGACCCTCGAGCAGGCGTTGGTGGCCATACGTCTTGGGACTGCCAAGAGTGAGCTATTCGAGGTGAAGTGATGCAAGATGTGGATACATGGGATGGATTGGGTTGCTTACCTACGCTGTACTCCAAGACAGCTACGGGGGCAGTCAACGTGTGGATTTGCTGGGTGACGAATGAAGCGGCAGCCAGTTACGTGTGCGTATCGTGGGGACAAGAGGACGGGGCGATGCAGTCGTCTCGGTTTGCGGTGAAGGCGAAGAACATAGGTAGGAGCAACGAGACGACGGTAGTCGAGCAGGCGCGGCTGGAAGCCATCGCCCTGTGGAAGAAACAGGTGAAGAAGAAGTACTCCCCAGAGCGAAGTAAGGTGCTCACTACGTTGAACTTGAAGCCTATGCTGGCGAAGAGTTTCGACGACCATGGGCACAAGGTTCGCTACCCAGCTCATGCTCAGCCGAAGCTGGACGGGTTGCGCTGTCTCGCATACCGTAAGGAGGGTCGGGTATTTCTGCAGTCGCGTGGCGGAGACCCCTACGTTGTGCAGCACGTGATGGAGGAGCTGGAGAGGGTACTTCCGGATAACCTCATGCTCGATGGGGAACTGTACATTCACGGGGTCAGTCTTCAGGTGCTGAATTCCTATGTGAGGCGTCCGCAGGAGGACTCGCTGATGCTAACCTACAACGTGTACGATGCTGCCACTCATGCTGAGCTAGGTAGGCCGCACGACATGCTTTGGACAGAGCGTAGAGCACATCGCCACAACTTCTTCGCGCAGAACATTCGCCACATGGTATCGGTACGCCAAGTGGAAGAGGTGTCAATCCAAGACGAGGCGGCAGCGCGTGCGGCGCACGCGCACTTTGTCTCTCTTGGTTTTGAGGGAGCAATCATCCGCTACGATAAGGACCCCTACCGGTTTGGGTATCGAAGTGACTGCTTGTTGAAGATGAAGCACTGGCAGGATGCCGAGTTCTTGATTGTCGGGCACGATGTGGGTAAGGGAAAGTTCGAGAACGTGCCCCTCTTCAAGTGCCGTACAGAGGCTGGGGCAGAGTTCTGGTGCGCCCCGAAGGGTACGGACGCCGAACGGGCAGCACTCTTGGCGGCGGCCCCCAACTCAGTAGGTAAGTGGCTGAAGGTGAAGTTCTTTGACTGGACCAATGATGGTGTCCCGCACTACCCAGTTGGGCTCGAGATTCGCCATCCCAGTGATAGGTGACTCGTGGTAGAGTGGCCTTGTGGCTAAGAACTACACAAGCGACGAGATTGAAGCGGCGGTTACTAAGCTGGTTCGGGATGCTATCCGGAAACCGTACGGAGTTCTGGGTAATCGAGAAACAGGTACTACGTTCAACGACCTGCAGGATGCGGCAGCTGGTGTCTTTCTACTGACGCCGGCTGCCCCCTACTACGTCGTTCTTTTAGCTACGCGACGCTTGAGCGAAGAGTTGACCGCACTGAGTACCCTAGTCGATGAGTTAGTCGATGCGGCGGTGTCTACGTCGAGGCGGGTCGCCCCGCTAGACAGCCTAACTTCCTTGGTCAATGCGCGGGTAGCTCTAGGGGCGCTAGAGACGGCGGCGGCTGCCCGTACTTCGGGGTTCACTGCGTTGGGTGAGGTGCCCGCATTCAAACGATACGACGTGAACGTGACCCGGTACTTGTCCCAGGTTGGGTCAAGCATCCGGGTTGGTCAAAACATCGTGCAGACCCCTCAGGAGGCGCGTGCGGCGATACCCACGCTGCTGCGCTCTGTAACCGAACAGCATGCTGAGGTGGTACGGCGGGCAGAACTACTTGCAGTTGCCATTGCCGACTACACTTCGCTGAACTTAGGCCAACTACTAGCGGCCGCAGTCATCACCAAGGCGCGTGAGGTGCTGCAGACTCGAGTGGAGGAACTCGAAGCACTGACGCCTGCTATGCGCCCTGGCATCCTTCGAGAGGTCACGTTGGACGTACTTGCGGGGCGCGCAACCGTCGAAGGTTTCGGCGCTTCTCCAGAGGTTACGACATTTGTGCCGCTGAGCGGCACGGGGTCCGTCTATGCAGATGGTGCGCATCCCGCTACCGCGGCTGTACTGCCGAGCCAAACGTTAGGCCCATACGTACTGGTACCTGGCGACACTGCCCTCAGCTTTACTGTTGATGGGGGTACCGCTGTAACGTTGTCCCTTCGTGCGTCCTATGTTGCTGCGTTGGAGGGTACTTGGGTTGAGCCATACGATATCTGGGGTCCGAGCAACCCACCTCCCGTAGGCGCTGTCCGGAACGACCACTTGGTCATCTCTGTAGAGGGGTATTCGGACATCGACTTGTTGCTGACGCAGGCAAGTGGTGTGTCTGTGGAAAGTATCGTTACGCAGATTAACGCAGCCATTACTACACAACCTGTAGTAGCTGAGCCGTACTTCAATCCTACGAAGTTCTTTGGGTTGGTAGACTTGGACGCTACAGGGTCTGCGAATGACATGGACTTCGTGTTTCCCCTTGCTGGGCAGGATTGGACTGCCTTGGGTGTCCAGGTAGGAAACAAGGTAGTCGTGAATGATGGCAGCAGCGTCAATGACGGGGCGGTCTATGCTGTAGTGACTGTCAGCGCTACGACATTGTCTTGTAGCCAGTTGGCTGGCCCTGCACCGACAGATGAGGTTAACATCAATGTTGAGGTGGGTGCGGCTAGTAGGTATGTGCGCATACGCATCAGTGACGGGAACGAAGCCACTAGTTTGGCGGTGAGTCGTAAGCTAAGTCTACCAGAGACAACGGACCCTGCGTACTACGCACTCGGTTTTTCGCCGCTACAAGAAGTACGTTGCCGAAGAACAACGGCAGCTGAGGTGGCTGCTGGAGTGAACACGGACTTTGGCGCACAAGTGGCTGGTGTAGCACGTTTGTCGGCCCTTGCGGTGTTCGTGCCCTCTAGTACAGTGCGCGGGCGTAGCGAGCCGACAAACCCGCTGCAGATTGGCTTCCATACATGGTACGGTCGCGCTAGCTATACCGCTGGTACGTCTGCAGTGTTCACTTTGCTGAGCACAATCAATGGTGCGTTGAGCGAGGTGGTCGTAGGAGACAAAGTGGTGCTGCGGACAGCGGCTACTTACTCGGATATAGGGTTGGTCGGAACGGTGACTAACGTAGGGGATGGCACGTTTGTCGCTACTTTCTCGGTGGGGGTTACACTCAGTACGGACTCCACGGTAGAGGTAGGCCCTGCTCTGGCAGTTGTGCGGGATGACACGCTGCGCGTGCTTGAGGGGAGTGTTAATCAGGGGGACTACGCTGCTACTGCAGCTAACACAGACCCTCTCCTAGTTACCGTAGACCGCCCGCTGGTTGTGTACCAAACGTTAGGTGGCCTACCTGCGTTCTTTGACTTGACGCTTGGCTCGTTTCGGGTGGACTTCTACTCTACTAGTACTGACGTAGATACCGGACTGGAGCTTGTTGTTGGGGGCGCGTCATCCATCCTGTTTCCGTCACCTGCGCCTGCGGTATTCGGCTCTACCCCATACTTGCAGCTGCCTTCTGCACCCAAGGGCTTGGAGGTGGGTGATATCGTTGAGGTGCACAGCACCACCTATGCCTCACCAACTAGTACGCATGCAGTTGTGGGGCTAGAGTTAAGCCAGCTACTCATAGAAGTAACCCCTGCTATCTCTGTGGAGCAGGGGTCACTGTTGTTTGGAGCGGAGTCGGTGCCGTTCGTACGTATACGAAAGACACAACAGGACAACTACGCCCAGTTTGCCACTCGCTTGACCGAATGGTTGGCATTGCCCCAGAATGCTCCGGCGTTCTTCCGAGAGCTCTCGAGATTGCTGAACCCTCTGCTAGCAAACACCAACCCTACGGCGGCTGATGTGAGCGCAGTACGGGCGCAATTACTGAACCTGGCGGGGGTACTCACCATCGTGGGAGCGGAGGCAGTCAGCATAGACCCGGAGGATAGCCTGGAAAGTATCCTTGCTGGGTATGTCGCTGCGGCGGTACCGCAGGTAGATACATTGCTGGCTGCCTTTCGCCAGAAGGGCGCGGACAAGGCTACCGCGGTATTACTTGAGGGGCGCTTCCAGGACTTTTTTGGCATGGCCCCCCAAGAGTCTAGCTACCTGGGTGCGGCACTGCAGGCCATCCGTGATGTGCAGCGCAGTGACCTACCCGTACGACGTACGGACAGACAAGAGGCTGCACAGCAATCAGTACTGATTGCTTCCTACGAGGAGCCCGATGCTGACTTCAACTACTCCGAAGCGGAAGACCTGGCCGATGTGAGCATCCCGGGTCAGTACACTGACCCGGGCAGCGGCAGTAGTTACTAGAAAGGCAGGAGGTCTTCCGGCTTGAACATGTGTACGCGACCAGTAGCGTCAAGGCGGACGCAGATTTTCTGGCTTGTCTTGGCGATGCGGACAATTGTACCGTGGTCAGTACGGTATACGCGTCCGCGTAACCCTGAAGGCAGTACACGAACACGTTGTTCAAGGTGAAACGTAGCGATGGCTGAGCTAGTTGTCTGGGTCATCGGTTACTCGTAGTAGGTACGCCTCACAGCTGAGCTGCTCCCCATAAAGCTCTGCGAAGCGCAATTGCTGGTCGGTGTAGCTCTCAAAGACGTATGCTTCTGAATCGTTTGGACGGCGAGAGAGGAAGTCGAGTAGTGCCGCCAGCGTGTTTGGGTGGTCTCCGTTGTGTAGCGGGCTGCAGGTGAAGTTCTCCTCGAGGAATAGGGTGTCGCCACCACGGAACACCGGAGGTGTCTTGTGCGTGTAGCCAGTACGTGCTCGGACGCAACGAAGACGGTAGCCAAGGCGTTCGCCGCCGCGAGTGTCGTAGAGGCCGGTGTGCCAGAGTACGAGGGAGAATCCGTGCTGGAAGTCACCAAAGTGGAAACGTTGGGCTACCCAGCATTCGCTACCAGGACGTAGTGGTGATTCAAACATCGGGGGACTCCTGTGGCTGTGGGCAACGCCAGAAACCGTCATCTTTGTCCTGCCACACATAGCCTCTACGGAGAAGGAGCCGAAAGCGTGCGTCTAAGATGAGCTTTACGTGCAGGACAGCACTGCTTGCTGTTTGTCGGTCTCGTAGCCTCTGGAAGGCATTTTCTAGAGTGGCTAGGAGTAACCCAGTGAAGGTTACGGCGTCCCCTTGCGGGTTGAATCGAGCTCCGTGGATGTCTACTTGGACTCTACGTGCCCGTTCATCCCAGTGTACGTCAAGGAGCTTTTCGACAGAAAAGGTACTCGTCTCTGCAGTCATCGTTGCACCGTAGGTGGCCTAAGCTGCCTATGTCGTGTTGAACAGTGCAGCGCTGCTCACAGCGAAACTGTTCGGTACGACAGCGGTCATCCGTCAGTAGGAGGAGTGTTAGCAGTAGTGGTCTCATTGGTTCCTCTGGGTAGCCCGAGTGCCTCCCAAACTGGGTCTGGTAGAAACGCAACGCGCGCACTCAGTATGGCCGCGGTATCGGGGGTATCGTGGAGTACGCGACGCAGCGCTTCCTCCCGTACTACCACCCAGCCGCCTGTGCGGTAGGGGTTATCGGAGGGTTCTTCGTCACGCACGCTGATGAGTATGATGCCTTGTTCCATGAGTTCACGGCACTTACTGCAAGGTTCTTTGTCATAGGTGGCTTTGTGTGGGGCTTCGCCGTCTACAATTGGTATACCGGATTCTTCAAAGTGCCGAACGGCGGTACTTGTTAGTTGCCCAAACAGCACCACCTCTTTTGGTTCCTGGCAGAGGTAGCATAGCCCTACGCTCGGGTTGAGCCCAGGTGTGTTGCTGATTCTTATGCTCATGTTGTTTCCATCAGTATTATCCCCAGTCTTGCGGGATAACTGCTTCGATGGCGAACATGAAACTACCAGAAGAAGTACCGTGCTGTGCGCCCATGCGTTCTACGGACGAAGACCCAGTAGATGTAGAGCTCGAAGGGCTACTCACAGTCATGCATCGACTTGCGGAGGAAACCTACTGGAGATTCTTCCGTGCTGAGGTGGGCTCCAATTGCCACGCGTTCTTGGAGTTCAATGGGCTGCTCGGTAAGTACGTCGAGCTCTGCTCACGGGCGGCAAAGAAGGGGCTAGACTTTCGCTCGTGGAATGAGCACAACGACAACGCCGGCATGAAGGACGTGCTGGAGGAGCACGATGTTCGGTACCTTGCGCAGAAACTGCGGTGCATCTTTGGTCCGGTATTCGATGCGCGGCCAGACCTCGCCCAGGTGCTAGTTGCTGAACTATTGGGTGAAAATTCTGCTTCAGCGGAGGCGGCGCTTAAGGAAGAGTGACGGGATACCGTAACGGGGACGTAGGAGCATCTTCAGATTGACTGCCGGGGCAGGTATACTGGTCAGGCCATGTCAGATGAGCGCACCACGCAGCCCCCGCCCCCACCAGAGATGGAAGACGACGTGGCCGAACAGGCCCGTGTACTTACCGAGCTCCTGAAGCACCATCCAGACCCCCAGGTACGTATGCTGGTGATTATTTCAGACCGGATTTTCACCGCTGTCGAGTTGAGCGCCGACGCGGCGAGCACGAGTAGGGCAGTGTCGACTCGTGTGCAGGCGCTAGAGGAGGCCGTGGGTGGCGGCTTCAACACGGTCCTCGAGTCGCTGAACGAGATTCGTGGAGCGTTGAAGCTCCCCCTCCACCGGACAACGCTGCACGCGTTGAAACAGACGTCGGAAGAGGGGGAAGTAGGGTTGGTGAGGAAGACTGCGCCTTAGCTTGCGGCGCGCAGACGCGTACCGGGCGGGCCGGAGGCCGTGGATAGGATGCCGGCCTGTGCGAGGCGGTGGGCGGAGATGGTGCCTTGAGGCTGGAAGTCGTTCAGCCGACGCAAGAAGGCAACGAGGTCTTCGTTCCCGAAGTCCCCGTCAACGATGTCAGCCGTGGGCGGACGCAATAGCCGCTGAGCGATGAGCCGCTGTTCCGCGCTGAGGTTGGTGAGTTGGGTGGGGTCGAACATTGCGGCCTCCTGGGGCAAAGATGCGAGTAGTTTACTGCTGCGCGAGTAGAAGTAAAGGGTTCTCCCTACTACTTGCGCGGAGCCCTGTATTTTCTTGGTAGTTTCTAGCTACTTGGGGCTAAAGAAACAGTCGCGCAAGCGCGACTGTTTCAAGGGTGCCTACAAGCGGCGGCTCAAGCGACGACTTGGTCGGAGGAGCTTTCCCCCTTACGGGCGGAGGGGGCGACTGCCGGCGACTGATGCCGTTGCTTGTAGGCGGTGAGTGCTTTGCCGTAGCCCCACCGGACAATGCTGCCTCCGACGATGTAGGCGGTGAAGCGTACAACTTCGATGGTGGCGGGATGGGTGAGAACTCGGTTGAAACGTGAGGGGGCGCTGGTTTCGATTTCCATGGTTGGTTGCTCCTAATACGTATGAGGGTATCATTCCCTTCATAGTTGTTATCCCAGGTTATCCCGGGTTTTTGCGCGCGCCGAGGATTAACGCACAGGCTGCCTCTAGTGCTTCAGTTAGGTACTCTTCTGCGGAGTCTTGCTCAGCCGCCCCCTGCACGAAGTCCAGGGCAGCTTTCTTGTCTGCAGTACTGGTTCGGTGCTTGCTACAGGAAGCTGTGACTGCCATCAGTGCTTGCGTACGCGGTGCAAGAGTCGATACACCAGCAAGACACTTGCCCGCATCGCTTAGTGCCAGTAGGATTGGGTTTGGCCTGTTTGCTAGTACCATCATGATTGTTATCTCGGAGTAGGGCGTGATACCGACGTATCTGAGGCGAAAGCAACTGCACGGGACACGTATTGCTCCGCTGCTTCGCAGAGGTTACCTGCAGATGCTGTTGCCGGATGATGTACGAGTAGGGCTGCACCTGCCTTTCGAACAAGACAACGATGCCGCGTACTACTACCCTGCTTGGGTGGCGGCTTTGTGGCAGCGGCATCTGGTGGGTGAGTTGGACTTGAAGGAGGTGGTGGAGCAGCTACTTCAAGCGCGCGACGATTTGGCACAGCAGTCGGTGCTGGTGGTAGAGATGCAGCTCAGCGGGGAGTGGAATCACGTGCGAGAGGTGCTTCGCGGAGCATTGGCGCGTATCCACGAGAAATTGCAGTAATGCGTTGACCACATGTTGCCGTGTATCGTCATGACCATTCGTCTGGTCGGAACACTGGACGTGTGTGCCCTTTGCCGTCTTGGGTGGCGCTGGGGTAAAGTGGTTGTCCTGTGCGACGCCGACTACTCGACATGCGAATTACTTCGCCATTCGGGGACAAGTTCCTTGGTAGTAGGGTGTATCGCTAGTCCAACGCGAGGCCAGCATGTACCAGAACTCACTCATCAGTACACTACACAAAGCCACCTTCCTAGTACACAACGGAGTTGCGACATCCCGGTACCTACCGGCGGTGCTGGGGACACCTGACATGCCGCCAGACGTAGAGCTCTTCCCACGGGCGCAACTAGGCTCAGCTCGATTGAACTTTGGAATCATCACCGTGGGCGTATGCGACGACCCCAGCATCAAACGGTATGCGCTGCTCGACGAGTTGACGCAACTGCCCTGCCAGATGCTCTTACGAGAGGGGCCGTCGTACCTCAGTCTCGGGCAGTATGTCGGTGGGCCGCTGAACGCGCTACGGCTGATTGCCTTGGGTTGGTCCTACGCTTTGTGGGATGTGTTCCTTCCGGAGCATATGGATATCCCAGAGTCTCTTCGGCTGGAGGCTGCTGCTCTGGGCATGATTTGCATGTCGGGGTACCCGACGAGCGCCCTGCGCGCAGTAGCCTCCGGGTGAGGCCAGGCGCCGCGGCGCCATCTACGATTTTCTGCAGGGGCTTGTGCCCCTGTAGTTGTTTCTGGGCCAAGTAGTGCGGTAGTCCGTTCCTTGGCTTAGTAGTTATTACCCTCAGGAGTACCAATGATTTGGATGACTGACGGCCGCGCTTTGTTGTCGGCCAAGGAAGCAGAAGCAGTAATGGCTTTGTTGGAAGCCAGTATTCAGGTAGTAGAGGTGACTGGTGCCGAGCAAAGGCAGAGTGAAAACGTCGTCGAAGTTCGGCTGCTAGAAGCCGCCCAACGGTGTATTGATGCCGGGGTAGCCCGTACTCAGGAAGGAAACGTACATGACGCAAATGTCCCTAGGACTAAGTAGCCCGCAACCATCTGCTCAGTTTGGCAAGAGCACTGAAGCTTACTACGCTTTGGAGCGACTACATGAGGCAGGCAGGTTGACCAACGATGAGTGGCAGAGCTACCAAGCGTTGTGGCACTACGGCCCGGCCGATGTGAAGAGCATCACTGGTAACTTGGTGCATTGGGGTAACCTGCGGCCGAAGGTGAACCGCGCGCTCAGCTCTTTGCGCAAGAAAGGGTTGGTGGAGCAACAACCCGATAAGCGCTCTTGGGCAGTTACTGCGCGAGTAGAGCCTTTGGATGTGCCGCGCGCGGCGAAGAAGCCGAGCAAGAAGAAGTTCGCCAAAGGGGTGGAAGACGTAGAGATGGCGCTGATACGGGCAGAAGCCGTAGGACTGCGCTCACCGGAAGCGGTCGCGGTTCTAGACTGGTTGAAGAGCAAGCTGTAGCTACGGAGGTTGTATGGTCAAGCGTGTGCTTTTCTACGTGGGTCTCTGCATTGTCTGCGGCCTGTTTGGCCTTATGCTGGCCTACTACCACCCCGTAGGGTCGGTAAGACCTACAGCGGGTGAGGTGTTCATTGGCCCGGAGCTACCCGCCCCTACGGTGGCGGCGCCCACGAGGGTACCCAGGAAGGTCTGGGTTACTGCGAAGGAGCTCGAGTCAGTGCTTGGTGTGTGGGCGGATGAGTGCGGGGCGGATACTTCGTTGAACGAGCTCTGCGGGGCCTCGTTGACTATCCGCGAGCGTGGGGCGGGAGCAGTATCTCGCCACCCTTGGCAGTTGATTTTGCAGCCTCCGGGAGATGCGGCAGAGATATCGTGCGGGTTTCAAGACAGCACTACGGCATCGCCCGACGGTGTAGCGATTAGTTCATGGCGTACTGGCTTTTGCAAGGGTGGTGCATTTGGGTCTTCGTTGACTGCCGCCAGGATAACCTTCTTGTACAATGGCCTGGACCAGAGTGTGCTGCGCGCGCGTATCGGTACGTTCGACTTACTGTTTACTCGAGTCAGTGGATGAAACCTAGAAGGGCACTGGTTGGGTTGGTGTTGTACCTACTGCTTGCGGTAGTACTAGCGGCAGTTACCGCCCCTCCACCCAACCAGTCGAAGCAGATGCGTGGTTGGTTGAAGTGCTGGCGAACTACTGGCTGCGGAGAGGATTAGTATGTTGGTGAGGACTTTGTGGGTCGTACTTGTGCTTGCGCTTTCTGGTGAGGCCGTGGCGGCGATGTCTGTCCCTCGTACGATAGATGACGTTGTTTGGGCGATTGGGCTTAGCCGACGTGTACCTACGGAGACCAAGAAGATGTGGGCTACCGCCATCATTGAGGAGGCTACCCAGCATGAGGTGGACCCGTTCACGCTAGTTGCCATCATCAATAACGAGAGTCGGTTCAACCCGGAGGCAGTAGACCCATCAGGGGACTGTATAGGCTTTGCGCAGTACTGCTTGTCGAACTTGCCGGCTTGTCGAGAGGACGTGACCTCCGCAGAGTGTCAGCGTAAGCGTAGGACGTTGTTGAACTGGCGTGGGTCGTTAGCTCAACTGGGTGCAGATATTACGCAGTGGCGTTCGTACTGTCGGCGGGTGACGGGACAACCTGCGCTGTTTGCTCGTTGGCTCGCCGGTTACCAGGGGGCGTACGCGCGAGACAGGGGTGTCACTTGTGGGATGCGCAAAGTCAAAGGTCGTTGGCGTGACGTGCCTCGTAGGGCCGTAACTGCCCGTGTGATGAACTACCGGCTACGGCTGGACAAAGAACGTAGAAGGAGTAGATGATGAAAACCATGGTCACCCCCGTTAACTCAGAGAGCTTAGTAGCTGGGGACTACATACCTGACGACGCTTTCTGGAACAAACTTCAGGATGAGCAAAGTGCGTGGCGTACCCGCAATTTCGGTCCGGTAGTCCCTCACCAACCGTTACTGGGCATCTTTGAAGAGCTAGGTGAGTTGGTCCGGGAACGGGATGCCGGGGATGTTGATGCTATCCTAGACGCAGTTGGGGATACCACCATCTACGCAGCGGACTACTGCAGTGGCATGGGTTGGCGTATTGCCGACATCTGGGTAATGGAGGGGAAACCAGTAGAGCTTACGCGGTTCGCCTTTATGAAGGGCGAGTACTTCAAGGATGCAATCCTTGGCATCATAGAGTGTTTTTCCCATCACCACCTGAAGGCAGAGCAGGGTATTCGTCGGTCGCGTGAGGAGCACGAGTTGCGCTTACGCACGCTAGTGTGGGTCGTACTTTATATCTGTGGACGAGAGTGCGCACCGTACCGGCCCTACAGGGTGGCGGTGGAAGCTACGTGGGCGAAGGTCTCTCAGCGTGACTGGGTGAATCACCCAAAGGATGCACCAGACCATGTCTAGAATGGACCCTTGCGAGTACCACGAGGAGGTGCGTTGTGTCTTCGACAGTGGGGAGGCCCTCAAGCTAGAGCCGAAAGCAGGTGGCGCAGTCTTTTGGGTGCCCAAGAGCGTCATCCACGAGGACAGTGAGGTGTACCAGGCAGGTGGGGAGGGTAACCTGGTCGTGTACGAGTGGTTTGCTATCGACCGTGGGTGGGAGTGATGTCCAACAAAACAGACAATGAAGACCGAGCGGCCCAGCAACGTATGCTTACTGAGCGGGCGGCGCTAGACGACGGGTACGCTGCGCTTCTCGGACAGCAGACAACACAGAGTTTTGGGGCGTACACATTCGAGGAAGCGGTGGAAGCGCAGCTGCATCGAATAGAGGATGTTGGTACTGCCCGCAGGCCCAATGAACTGGACCGGGTTACCCAGATTGAACAGGGTGTTCAGCGTGCGGTAGCTGTCCTCAAGGAGACGCCTCCCGAGCAGTTCTTGGAAGCTGACGCGGACCAAGACGTCAATACTGAGGAGGGCTAGTGAACTTTGACCCGTACTACCGTGATGGCGGGTTACTGCTAGCGGGCAGGAGCTTGCACGAAGTACTGCTGGATGTTCAGCTGCTTCTGGGTGACGATAGTCGGTGGGTACAGGACATGCCTGCGTGTACGGAGGACTTCGTGCAGGTGAAGCCTGTAAGCCCCCACGCACGTCGGTGGTCGTTGGATGGTGCGCTGGCTCGTTGTTGCAATGAGTGGGGGCTGATACCAGCAGAGGTACTGAAGTACCTCGACCAGTGCGTACTGCAATTCTGCGGGACGTACGGTTACCCACTCAACGAGGACCAGTATCCACTGACTTACTTCGCTGATGTCATGATGCATGACATTCAGTTGCAGTTCCTTGGCTGGGTACAAGCATATAGTACAGGAGGTTAACATGGTTGCTGTTGGTGAGATTGGTTGGGGTTCGTACAAGGAGTATGAGGGCCCGTACTACCTGGGTAGGCACAGGTTTACGCTGCCCCCAAACCCCTCGGAGGACCACAAGCTGGTTGCCGTCATCACCGCGACGGAGGGTGGGGCGTTTGATGCCTACAATGGGTACGACCGCTGCAAGTGCAGTTCTGGGTTGATTCAGTGGTGTGAGGCACGCATGTTCGGCGTGAGTGGTATGTTGGGGGCGGTAGTCGAGAAGTTGGGTAGGAGTGCTTTGAGCCCTCTACTCGACTTCTTGGGTACATTCCGTGCAGACTTCCAGCAGGACTTGCGTGGACGCTGGCGGTTTCGGCTAGGGTCGGACATCGTCGACACGGATGACGAGCAGAACCGTTTGCTCTTCCTGCGCTCCAACGGTAAGAAGGGTACGTGGGATACCGCATCGAGGGAGCACGCCCGAAGATTTGCTGCAGCGGTCTCTACGGTGTGGGAAAGTCCTGCGGCCGCGGAGGTGCAGCTTCAGTATACGGCTCAGCGTGTGTTGGGATTCCGCACACCCTTCGCTAAGAGCGTCTTCCCTCCAGAGCTACTCGAGGGGAATGCTTGGGCGCGTGCTGCCCATGCTGCCTACATCAGCTTTGCTGCCAACAACCCGACCTGGGCTTCACAGTCATTGCAAGTAGCGAGGGCAGAGACAGGGGCATCACCGGAGTCGGCGGAGGGTGTCACTACCATTCTGCGGTATCTCACCTTCCACAAGGGCATCACCATCTACCCACATCGGTACAACAAGATTCGTCCAGTAGTGGAGCAGCTGTACGGTGTTGAGCTGCCAGACTTTGCGGAGGAGCTGAAGTTCAAACAGCGGGCAGGCGCGCTGCCCACCAAGTTGTGGGATACGTTGGAGGTACAGAAGGCCCTACTGTACCTGGGGTATGACTTGGGCCCCGCGGGTGCAGATGGCCGGTGGGGGGCTAAGACTACAGAAGCACTACGCTCCTTTGAGGAGACGGAGAAGACCATTCCACGTGCAGAAGTAGACGGCAAGATGGACCGACGAACTGCGGGTGCGCTGGCGGCTCGGTTAGGGCCAGCGTACATGACGAACCATACTTGACTTGGTCGTCACGTTGGGGCAGTGTCAGCTCGACGCTCTTCAGCAATCGAGAGGCCCGAGGTGTATTCCCCGGGCCTTTCTTTTTAGCTAGGAGTCTGGGGCGGGGGTAGTGGTAGAATCCCTGTGTGGCTGTAGACTTCCAAGTGGTGGTGCCCCAAGAGGTGGTGCTGTTGAACAAGGTGCGGCTGGTCCCTGGGCCCCCACGCGCGTTGGACGTCTTAGGGGATGACTTCCGGTCTGTCGACGAGGTGCTCATCAACGGTCAGGTATCTCCCGATGTCGTAGTACTGGGTCAAACTAGGCTACTTGCGCAGCTACCCGACACACTAGGCAGCGACCGCATTACCTCGGTGTCTGTGCTGTCCAAGCGGCTGGTAGTCACCTCGCGTAGCTTGCTGCGTACTCGAGTGGGGCGGACACCAGGGCGGGTAAGCGGTATCACGCGTCTTGTGCAGGTGTTTGTCAAAGTGTTGTTCACTACCCCGGGCACGGACATCTTCTCTCCGAATCTTGGTGGCGGGGCGTTGCGCGGCATCGGGCATACGTATGGGGTAGATGAGGGGGCAGACCTAGTACAAGACTTCGTCATTGCGGTAGACCAAACTGCACGGCAGCTTGTCGCAAGTCAGAGCCGCAATCCTCGACTTCCGAGGGATGAGCGACTGCTGTCTGCCAAGGTGCTGAGTTCGAGCTTCAACCCAGAAGCAAGTGGGTTGGATGTATCGGTAGAGATTACTTCCCAGGGTGGGCGCACCGCTCTGACCAACATAGGTATCTGATGGCCATACGAGACCTTGAAGCGTTCATTCGAGAGCGAGCTGCTCAGTTCGACTCTACGCTGGACCTGAGCCCGGGGGCACCCTTCGATAAGCAGGTCATTCAACCCTTGAAGCGGCGACTGGGGACGGACCCCTTTACTGTAGACCTCGAGACGTTCGTCACCACACGGCTCCAGCAAGCTTATCCAGACATGGCCGTCGATGACGGTGACGCTCTCACGGACTTGCTGGTGAAGCCTGCGCAGCTCTTGTGGGACCCCGTAGTACGTGAGGTCGTACGTGTGCGGCAGGGGCAAAGTTTCCGCGACCGTGACGTACTCACGGAGGAAGAAGCAGATGCACTAGGTGCTAACCTTTTCGCGGAACGTCCCAAGGGTGAATACTCGAAGGGTGTGGGGCGCATCTACTTTGCGCAAGCTCAACAGGTAAGCTTGACCCCTGTCAATTTCTTCACGTCTAAGAGTGGGTACAAGTACCCGCCTACAGAGTCACAGAGTATTCGAGTCGAAGAGATGTTGTTGAACTACGACAATGCTCTTGGACTGTTCTACTTCGACGTAAATCTCATCGCGGCGGAGCCGGGAAGTAAGTACGATATCGGCCCGGATGAGCTGTCTTCCGTAGCGAACCTGGAAGCAGCTGTGCGAGTTACCAATCAGCGCAGGTTTCGTGGTGGGTTGGACGCAGCTACCGCTGCTGAGTTTGTAGACTCCGTTCAGCAGCAACTCACGGAACGTTCTCTAGTCACGCTTCGTGGTATCGCGGCCAAGCTCACAAACAGCTTTCCTGAGGTGACCCGACTCAACACTGTTGGGTTCAACGACCCAGAGATGGGTCGAGATGTGCTACGCGGAGGTGGGCTAGGCGCAGCTGTTGCTGCGGGTACCTTGGGACAAACGCTAACGGACAGCGCTGCCGGCGGGCGTACGGCACGTTTTCGTGTACTGGACGCGGGCATAGACTTCACCCAACTCATTGGCCCGGTGGGCCCCGTTACGACGTCAATGGTCCTGTCTCCCATTGGCGCGTTTGCGGGCAGTACCGTGGTGGATGACTTGCTGGTTACCCGCGTCGTGTCCACGGACATTCTTGAGGTGGCGACAGCCACTATGGTGATTGGCCGTACCGGCCTGGCTTGGACGTTGCGTAGGAAGCAACTCACGCTGAGCGGCATACCTGGTGGCATCTTGTTTCCTAGTGCAGCGACGGGCGAAGTCACCATTAACGACAACGAGGTGCATATCGGGGGTGCCGTAGATATACACGTACGTGGTGTATCCTCAGATGAAGCGACGTTAATCATCGATGCGGTGGCAGATGATGAGCCAGAACTTTCTGGTTCGTCAGCTACATTCAACTCCGGCAATACTACGCAATGTACGCTAGCTGACGAGGTATTGGAGGGCACCTACTTGGTGGGTGATAGCACTTACGCGTTGCTGAAGCGAGCTGCGCGAGATTCATTGTCTATCCAGATTGTGGACGGGGTGAACGCGGGAGTGTACCGTATCTTGTCTGTAGTACAGGCGCTCACACAATCACCAGTGCTGACGGTTACCCCCGCGTTTACGTCAGGAGTGGCGCCTATCGCGCAGTGGCGCGTGTTCGATGACGTAAACATCGCGTTGACCGACATCAAGGAGACTAGGATAGCCGCTGGTGACTTAGTAACTACCCAAGGAAGTACTGATGTCACCACTGGTGCCGGTACGGACTTCGACGCATTGGGGGTTTCTCAGGGCGACACGCTACGTATCCTGGATGGTGCGGATGCAGGCGACTACCAAGTCGTAGAAGACCCCCTGACACCTGGCTTTACTAGCCTGCGGCTGGATAGGACGTTGACACTGACGCAGTCGGGCGTGCAGTACACGGTGTTCCGTGCGAATGCTGCGGGCAACCTCCTGCCTCCGCTTGTTCGTGTGCGTTCCATTGAGTTGTTGGATACGTCTAATCAGCCATTGGGCACTACGATTCCCTACGCGAAGCCGGTGGACATCCAGTCGCGAGCATTCCAGAACCCTGCACGAGGCATCAAGCACACGTTCGTGGATACACGCTTGGGGTTGCTTACAGGAAATGAGCCTGGTGGGGGATTCGTCGTCGGAGGGCTTACCCTAGACCTGAGTGTGGGCACAGCCGAGTTCGGCATCTCTGCTGTGTCCATCACGTTCACTGCTGGCAACAAAACGGCGACAGAGGTAGCTGCCGAAATCAACGCAGCCACCTTGGCTCAGGTATCCGAGCCATCAGCCGCTGTGGTGATTTCAGACCCTGATGGCGATAGGGTCGGGTTTAGGCCGTTCGGCATTACTGGGTATGTAGCGACTATCCCTAGCAGTGCTATGCCCGCGTTGTTCGGCAATACTCAGGTGTACACGACGAATGACATTCGGTCATCCACTGCCGAGCTTACGGGGTGGGGTAACTTGAACCCGCTGCTGGACCTAGCTACGGGCCTAGATGTCATTCAGTTCATTGACGGTAACCAGGTGGGCGTAGTTCCCGGACCCTACCAGGTGGGCTACATATTCAGCGGTAGTTTGCCCTCTACAGCATTGCTCCCTGTTGAGTTGAACAGGCCGCTCAATCCAGAGATAGCCGTGCGCGCTCAAGTAGGTTCCCGTTCTATTGGGTCTGTGCGTCTGTTCTTCTTGGAGCCCACGACGTTCGAGGCGCGAACCAACGAGACGTACTTCTCGCTAGTCACAGAGGATGGTCTAGTTCGGTTCACACCGGACCCGACACTATCGCACCAGCAGATACCTCCGCTGCCCTCCGACGTGAAGCCTATGGATGGGTCTGCGATGGAATCGTCTGCCGTGTTCGCTTCGTTGAACCAAGACTTTGTGCGCGCGGGCATTTTGCCTGGGGATACCTTGGTTCTGGACTACATACCGTTGGGGGGTACTATTGCCTTGGCGGACCCTGTCCCCAACCTGGTAAACAAGACTCTAGTCTTCTCGGTAGACGGAGGGCCAGACCATGAGCTCATCTTCATTCGGGATGACGGTAGTATTGGTGCGACTGAGGTTACACGTGATGGAGTTGTTGACCAAATCAACGCTGCCGCCGGTATCGTCATAGCCAGGTTAACCAATGCAAACACGTTGGAATTCGAGGCAGACGTATCTGTCGTCATTCGTGGAACTGGTACGGCTAACCCGCTCATTCTGGGGGATGTGCAGGGAACTTCTCCCACAGCGTCGTTCACCTCACAGCAGTCAAACCAGTCCCCAGTCGCGGGGGAGTACGAGATAGCGTCAGTAGATTCGGCGACGCAAGTCACTCTCGTGGCAGCCTTTGCTGCGTCTGCGTTCTCTCCGTATGCGTCTACGTTAGTACGGCAGCAGTACCGAGTTCTGCGCAACGGTGTTCAGCGCATCAGCACAGGTACGATGGTGGACAACGAGGCGGAGGCCTCCTTGTACTACTTCGACGTGGAGCTGGTCAGTGAAGGTACGGGGGATGCGTACAACATCGATGCTGACCAGCAGTTGACCGCAGAAGGGTACAGGGCAGAGGGGTACTACCTGACTACGGAAGACGAGAACTTGACGTTCTCTACCGTCGAGCGGCCGCGCTTAGTGCTATCGCGGTCCATTCTCGAGGCAGGTGTTGATGATGACCCCACCAATGCGACCCAGCTGGTGGGGCAGAATATTCAGGTCACCTACGAGCGGTCTAGTCTGGTCTCGAATGTCAACGACTACGTCACAGCAGAGACGGAGAGGACTGTGTGTAGTAGTCCATTGGTGCGGTTCTTGCTGCCCCACTTTGTGCGCTTCGACGTCACGTATATCGGTGGTTCCAGCGAGGAAATTACCGTGCCCGCGTTGGAGAACCACATCGTTGGGTTGTCTCCGGTAGAGGCCTTGGAGAGCAGCAACATCCAAAGTATCCTGACTAATGCCGGGGCAACTAGTATCGAGAATCCCCTGGACCTCATCGCCATCGTACACGGAGTGGACCGAAGTATTCTGGCGCACAGGTCTCAGAACCGACTTACAACTGGTAGGCTCGCGGCGTTCTTGCCGGATGTCCTCAACGTGATACGGAGAATCGCATGACTGCGAAGTGTCAGGGTGGGGCCGGTACGTGGACTATCTCGCCACCTTCAACGGTCTGGTATGGCCTTACTGATGTTGCCGCTCTCCAGGACGGCGTTGGTGTGTGGTTCGACGAGATAGCCGCATTGCCCGCAGCGGAGCAGTGCTCGTGGCGTGAGCGTATCGGGGTCGCTGAATGTGTGCCGGGTATCGAACTCTTTCTGAAGTGGCCCGCACCCACGGGGGCAGCGGAACGTTCTGTAGAAGGCATCGTTACCTGCTGCTTCCCCAGTCAGGACGTCTTCGTACCCTTCGACTAGTCGACGTAGTACTTCCGGGTCCATCTCTTTGAACACAGGCATCGTCAGACCTTACGAGACAGCAGGCAGGTAGTCAATGGCAGCAACCGCACTCATCAAGTTCACGCAGGGGCCGAATACCGCCGCGGCAGGCATAGCCGTACTGGGTACCCTGACGGATGGTAGCGTCACCATCACCAACGGCAACAACACTGATGTCGCATCTTGGAAAATTTACCTGCTGGACGCCCCTCCAGATAGCGCGTTGTACGCACTCGGGGCACAGCCACAGGTACTTGCAGAAGCATCCGACAACTCCCCGACGCACAGTATGGCTGTCGACGTGGCCGGCAGTTATCGGTGCATGCTGGAAGTACGTGATGCCGGCGGCACGTTGGATAGGGACATTAGGGTGTTCGGTATTCCCGACCGTCACGGGTTCGTGCGTCCGCCTTACCAGAAGAACCCAGACCCACTGCCGGTGGCATTGCCAGGAATCATCACAGAGGACCCTCGGCCGTACAAACCAGACGAGCAGAACTATGGGGTCAACCCACGTGGGTGGGCCGGTGATGGGGTCTCGGGGCAGCTCGAGCAGTTCTTCCGTCAGTACGACTACTCCATCTTTCAGGTATTCGCGACTACCCCCATCACGCTGACGGTCACTTCCAAGCCCCACGCTATAGTCGACCTACCTACTATTGCTGGCGTAGCGCAGTTGACTTTGCCGACGGCTCCTCCAGCTGGGTACACGCAACGAGTGAGCGCGCTAGGTCCGAAAGACAATACGCAAGTTCTCACCATTGTGCCGGGCGTGGGAGGTAGCATCAATACCTTGTCCACGTTGAAGATGCTGGGTGGCGGCAGCGTGGACCTCGTGCATCGTGGCAGCAATGTATGGTCGGTCATAGGCGGCAAGTACAACATCTACGAGCGTACTATCGTGGGTGGTGTACAGAACACGGACCTCACCGGGTGGACGGCAATTGGTGCTGCTACATTCAACCCTTCCGACCTACTCAACTACAGTGGCGGGTTGGTCCCCTTTTTAGCCATTTGCCACACGACTGATGCGGCCGACGCAGCGGAGATACGGTTGTTCAACATCACTACCGCATCTGCGGTGGTTGGCTCCAACCTGGTGTTCACGGAGACCATTCCTACGCAGAAGAGTGCCAACCTGACTCTGCCGGCGGGGGCTAATATGTACGAGGCGCAGCTTCGGCTACAGACTACGGGTAGCCCTAACCGGGCATTCTGCTCGCAGGCGCAGTTCATCATCGACTGGTTTCAGGTGTAACGGTGGCTACTTACGCAATGCGGGCGCGCAACGCAGCGAACAGCGCTTACGTGAGCTGGACTAGTGCTACAGATGACTTCACGGGTGTGGATGCCCCCGAGGCTATTCTCGGAGGCTCTGCAGTAGCGCTGCCGCCTTGGGACGTGGACCAGGTGATTCAAGAAAGGCTGGATGAGGTGCCCTACCTTCAAAGCACAAATGTGGCAGTGACATCCGACGACCCAGGCATTGGGCACAACACGGTATTCGTGAATACCGCACACGCTAGCTGGAATGACGCTGATGCAATCGCCCTACCGGCTAGCCCTCAAGTTGGGTGCAGAGTCACGGTGAAAGACTCCGCGGGGAATGCAAACGTCAAGTCGATAACGGTCAATGGGAACGGGAACACGGTTGATGGGTCTGCAACACATCCGGTGAACCTGCCCTACGCGGCTGTGTCGGTAATCTACAACGGCACTGAGTGGAAGGTAACCTAACGTGACGTACAAAGGCAAAGGCGTAAGCATACACGACCAAGAGTACTGGAACGGTACTCGCTGGGGTCTCCGTAGTGTGCCGGGTACTAAGGTTCAGACTCTCGCTGGCAGTGGTACCTGGGACCAGGTATCTGACTTCATCATCGTGAGCGGTACCGGCGTACGTACGGTAGACTTACCCAACCCAGGAGACAACGGGTACTACGCCGTAACTGTTATCGACAGCGCATCAGTGGATGCGGCAAATGTACTAGTACTAACGGCAGCAAGTGGGGCTGGACTAATTGACAACAAGGCATCTCAGCGGCTCCGAGCTGGAAGAGACGCCACGACAGTTCACCGTGTTTCCTCCGGAGGCAGCGGTACGTGGACAACTACGGGGGACCCCCGTCGTGTCGAGAGAGTGGTGGTGTGGCAGCCTGGCGGAACTGCTACTAAGGACGTGTACACATCGTTGAGCGAGGCAGTGGCTGCAGTCCAGTTAGTACCGGGATGCCCGGAGCTAGTGATAGATGGGAGTCAGAATGGGGGTACAGCCACCATTACAGTCAATGTAGACTTGCAGAGCCGTATTTCGTTGGCGTTTTCCGAGCTCAGCGCCTTGGCTACTTCAGGTAGCGTGGCAGTAACTAACCCTCTGCGCACTAGGTCACTGGATGGTCGTAGACCTGTGGTCACTACGAGTACCAACGACTGGGTATTCGACCTCACTGACTCAGAGTTAGTCGCACGTATAGAGGATGTGCAGTTCAGACGCGCTGGTGGCAACTTCTTAACGCGTATTAACGGACCTAGTGCTGTAGTATTTCACAACGTCACTACGCTCAGTTCTACGGAGGGTGTTGGGGATAGTAGGTTGTTGTACCATGCCGCAGGAACTACCCTGGAAGTACTCGTTACAGGTGACCTAGCTGAGGTAGGGGTGAACTTTGCCACAGGGTCGGGTGGAGAGATGCACCTGTACTACTATGGCCCTACGGAGATTTCTGGGGTTGCGTTTACTAACTGGTCGGGCAGTGCGGTAGTCAACAACTTAGGTCGGGCTGGAACGGCGCGTCAGTTGAATGCGCGGGGGGACAGCGGGACGACCCCTGTGGCCCAGTGGTTCTTTAGTGATGGGTTAGGGGCGCCAGGACCCAACTTGACGTTCAACACAACCGCACAGTACGTTCCAGGGCCTATACCAGGAAGTAGTGCGTTCACCACCCAGGCTGGGACGAACTATGGGCTGGTAACTTCAGTAGACCTGCAGATAACTGGGCAGCTGACTATTGAAGCTGTTGTCTACTTGCCGAGTGCGCCTGGGTCGACAGCCGCCGTGCTTTCTTGCAGTGGTGCCAGTGAGCTAGAAGCAGACAATTGCTTGTACGAGCTTAGAGTTCTGACTACACTAGGGTTAACCTTTGTCAGTGAGTCAGGTGCTGGCGTAGACGCTCTGATTTCGACGGCTGCGGGGGTGATTACTACAGGTGTTTGGCAGCACATAGCGGTCACTAGGTCTGGTACTGATATTCGATTCTTCGTCAATGGTATTTGCGTACATCAGGGTACTTCTACCGTTCCTACAGGTGGTACGACGTCTCCCCTATGTGTTGGTCGTAGGGCTGGCATTGACTTACCCTTTACGGGCTATATTCATTCTGTCCGCATCTATGATGTGACCAAGACTGACTCTGCAATATACGATTCTGCAAAGCGTAGTGTGGGTGTGTACAAGTTGCTGGAGAGGCAGGTGTACTGGCCAGTCACTGCCTTAAATGCACCTAATGCTGCTAGTCCGGTAGCTGCTACTACGGTACCTGCGTTTGGTGTTGCAGATGATACGAGGATGCAGCGATGGGAGTTGGACCCCGCCACGGCGAATGCTGGTGTGTTTATGCTCCTTGTCCCTACGGGGGCTAAGTTTGTGAATGTGTTCATTCATGCTAGTCGAGTTGGTTCGGGGGGTAACGTGCTATGGGAAGCAGTTGGGCGCCCCGCGGAGACAAGTTACGGTACGCTGCAACAGGTACTGATACCTAACGATGGGTTCTTCGCGGGTTCAGTGTCTACTCGTTTGGTGTTCGCTACGACAGTAACCGTATTTGGGCTGAGTGCGGGGCAACTGTGCGAGATACATATTGGACGTGCAGCGGCAGACGGAACCGATACTTCGGTTAACCCAGTGTACTGGCATGGGGTAACTGTAGAGGTCTACGGGTAATGCCTGGTGGTATCGGCGCTGGTGCGTATGGAGGCGCTCCATGGGGTGGCAGCGACACAGGTTTTGTCACGTCGATTGAGCCAAGCCCGTTCGACCTCTTTTGTTTCACCCATTGTGCCAGTATGTTGTATGTGTTGGAGTCGCCAATCACGACGCCAACAGGTGCCGCAGAACAACTTCCTCTTGAGTACCCGACAAGCTCTGGGTCGTGTGACCTGGGCTTACTCAGTGGTGACCTCTCGGACAGCGGGTTTCTAACGGATGTCGCGAGTATCTCGGCAGTACCCTTCTCCGATATTCCCAACAAGTGGACGATGGAGTGGACTGTTCGGTTTGAGCGACTGCCAGCTGACTTTACTGACCTAGTTAACAACCACGTGTTCTTTGGTGCGAGTGACGCGTTGGGGCCGGTAGCTGGTGTGTTCATCTCGCAGGCCGGTATCGCCTACACCGGTTCAGTCCACTATGACACCGGGACGCTCATTCTAGACACGCCGGTGCAGGTGCTGCCGGACAGCGCTAGCCTCATCGTCACCGGGCAGTACACTACGTTCCGGTTGGCCGTAGACGGGGACACTGGTGCGGCCTTCCTGTTCGTCACACCGACGGCGGATATAGGTGCAGTGGGTCAGACCCTCGTGGCAGTCTTACCGAGTATCGACGCGAGTAGCGCTACGTACCCACCAATCGACCAGGCGCTGATGAGCGTGAAGGGTACTACGGCACGACCGTCGCGTGTTGCTGTAGACCAATGGTGCCTGGCATCTGCGGCAGTTGTACCAAATCTACCGCCTGTTGCAAACGCTGGTATCGACCAAGCCGTACGTGCTTGCTCCATTGTGCGTCTGGATGGCAGTGCTAGCTTCGACCCGGAAGGGGCGCCGCTTGTGTACGCTTGGCGCCTGTTGGATGGCCCAAGTACTAGTGAGTTTGTCGAGGCGTTGGATGACGGCAACAGCTACCCATTAGCGGTGCCCACAGGCTTTACAGACAAGTGGCACTCCGTCGAACTAGGAAATGCCCACGCAGTACAAGCTATTCAGGCTGGCGATGTTCTGGCAATAGGAGGGCTTGCCTACGAGGTTGTGTCCACTGGTGTGGATGGGAACGGCTTCTACGCTTTGATAGCTACAGAGTCCATTCCAGATGACTACACTGGGCAGTCCTTCAAACTTCTACGCCAGTACGGGTTGAATGCGGCAGATATGGTGCGTTGCACCTTTCTGCCCGATGTGCTGGGCTTCTACCGCTTCGGGTTAATCGTCAATGATGGGCAGATAGACAGCGCCGAGTCCATCGCAGTACTGAACGTAGTCGAGTCACCGCTGCCTCGTGGCATCACACCGGACCTCACGTTTATCTTCTCGTACCTGTCAGATTTCTGGAACATGGTTGAAGACCGGGACCGACTCAGTGTGTTCTGGAGTTCGCTCGCGCAGGTTGCTGCGACAGAGTTGTTTACGCTGTGGCAACTCGAGTTCTCGAAGAGCTTGCGGGATGTGCAGCGTTTCTTCATCCGACGGTGGCTGCACTACGACTTGGTGCTGGGCGAGCCATTACCAGAACTGACTAAGACACGCATTATCTACAGTGGTGTGGAGTCTACTAGTTTTCCTTTGGCTGGTTTGGCTGGTGTCGCGGGCACGGGCTTTGTGTTGTCGAGCACGGCTCTACTAAGTACGGCTACCGTCAACTTCGTGGGGACTGACCCGTACACGGCAGCGACGTTTGCTGCTGAGCTGCGTAATAGACTTGCAGAAGTGAGTACGGCGTTCACTGTGCAGGTAGTAACGCTACGTGACAGTACTGAACTGGTGCGTATCGATGCTCCTTTCCCCTTCTCCGTAGTTAGTAGCACTTGTGCCGCGTTCGTAGCTGACAGCACTAGTGAGATTTTGATGGGTACGGGAGGTACTCGACTCACCTCCCGTAGCTACCGCATTACTACCAGTCTTCTAGGGAGAGGTATTAAAGAAGACGACTTGTTGGTAGTAGACGGCGTGGCTTATCGAATCGCTGCCGTCGTAGACGATGCTACGGATACCATTCCTCAGCAGCGCGTGACGGTGAAAGCGGATGTTCCGTTGAGTACATCCAGCGATTGGATGATTTCTGGGTACGCAACATCAGAGCTGCTGGACTTCTATGCTGGCCTGGTGTCGTTCGGTGACGACGTGTACTTTGAGGTTGTTGACACAGTCAGTACTGCTGCGCAGACGCAGGTGTTTAGCGAGTTGGTAGCCACAACGGTGTTGGGTGCTTGTGCAGGCGCACCGGGCGCCGTGCCGTTTGACCCAGTACCGCTTGGCGATGCGTTCTATAGGTCTGACCGGGCAGTTCGACTAGCTAAGGTGGTGCGACGCACCTATGTGCCGATAGATGAGCTAGTCATCGATGTCCCGACGTTGGTGAAGGACATCCAGCTCTCTGACGACGCTACGACGCTACGTAACAACCTAGACTACTTCATCGAGGTGTACCGTGGTACGCCTTGCATTCGTTTTGTCTCTGGAGTGAACGGCGGTGCTAGTGTCTGGGTGGATGCCGATGACCCTCCGCTGCGGTTGTGGGCAGAGTACACCTACCTGAACAACAACCCTCTCATCGAGGAGTACTTTGGCATTCCTGCGGGGCTCACCTTGGACCAGGTGTCGGAGCTGCCCGGGAATGTCGACTACCTGTCGGCAGTACGCGGACTTTGGTATGCCTATGCGAATGGGCCCTCTTTGCGCAACCTGCGCGTGGGTAGTCAGATTCTTCTGGGACTGCCCTTCGCAGAGGAGGAGGGTATCATCGAGGAGATTCGTACTGACTTCTCGCCGACGAATGGGCGGATACTGATTCGCGATACTGCTCGTGCGGAGATAGTACGTTCGTATACGTTCCCCACAACGTTGAGTGTAGAGGTTAACCCAGCGACGGGCGTCCCCTACGCGGTAGGAGATACCGTTACGCAGTTTTCTCCGCTCATCCAAGGCGTAGAAGTTGAAGACTGGGTATCTGAGCCTAAGTGGTTCGAGGGCTTGTTGAACCAAGGGCTGCTCGTAGAGGTAGAGAAGTTCCATCGATTCTTGGTGCGCATCGATGCGAACGCGTTCGATGTAGCGGCTCTTGTAGTTGCGCGCAACTTCGTATTGCAGCTGAAGCCACGGTACACGTACCCGCTCTTCGTGGTGTCTAAGCAAGTGCAGGTCACTGAAGTCGATGTTGCGGACACTGTGCACGTTAGGGCAAGCCTCCGACTGGTGGATAGTCCTTGCCAACCCTTCAGTGCAGCCATCTTCGATGATGCGAAGGCCACTGGCGGGGACTACTGGAACTACTTCGATACTGCTCAGGGAGGGGCCCTACCCACCTTCCCGACGTCCGACAGTACGATTGAGTGGGCCTTCGACCAAGAGCAGCTGTGCCCCCTCGACTCTGCTGAGGTGGCTGTCTGCGAGAACTTTGCGGGCGGGGTCCCTCCTTCCGATGCTAGCTTTCGGGTTGGCGCTACCGTGTACCAGCGAGTTAGTACTTTGGATGCTGGGCCGCTTTCAGTGGTGGCGGGCTCTACTGGCCTGGTCCTGACCATCACTGATTCTGGTACGGTCGTCGCGGTTGGCACGGTGGCGCGCGTATTGGTGTTGATTGCCGGGGGGCCCGGAGCTGACCCAGACGACTATGAGGTGGCCTTAGCGGTGAATGGGACAGTGCAAGCGACGCAAGCCTTCACTGCAACGGCAGACTACGCAGAAGTGCAGTGGGCGCCAGCTACGGCCGTAGTGGCCACCGATGTGTTGTCAGTTCGGATAAGGCATGGCGGAGGCAGTGCACGCAGTCCCGATTGGACGTACGTGCGTGCGTGGGTGGAGGTCACACTGACTGGGCTTACCTTCGATGACCCGTTGCCAGCAGGGGTCATCTGCGGCAAGACAGTGGTGGAGTTCACTCCATGAAACCGAACGTCTTCATCACAGTTCGCCAGCAAGGCAAACTAGCCTACCGTTGGGAAGGGCACAATACGTGGACAGATGTTGGTAGAGATTACCTTCGCCGTGTCTGTTCCCTGAACACGATAGAGCCGGACACGCCAACGTTGTACGGGTCGCACCTCAAGCATGTGCAGTTTGGTGTCGGCGGAGTGCTGCAAGGCACGGTACCCGCGCAGGTAGACACCTCCTACCCAGCGGGGTTCGACCCCAACGCTACTAGTGGTAAGGAGTACAACCACGAGCTTGCGGTATCTCCCCCCATTGGGACGCTCGAGCGTCCCGTACGCATAAGTGGTGGGTCCAATCCGTATGCCTCTGCGGCGGCTTCGGACGTGTGGCTGACGGACCACTTACCCCCGAAGACGTTCTTTACGTACCCTTCCACTAGTTCTTTCACTGTGTGGCATGTCCTTGCCGGCGGAGCAGGGGATGTTGCGTATGCTCCCTTCGGTGTCGTGCCGTTGAGTGAAGCTGGTTTGGTTGTAGGGGGTACTGCAGACGTGCATGAAGCCTACAACGCCATTGTGGCGTACGTTAACTTTACGCCTATACAATTCGACTCTTCCTCCGAGCTCACCATTGGGTGGACCGTGAACTTCTAGTAGGTGTGTGATGTTTCAAGATTACATCGAAGTCAAACAGAACGTGCGCATCACTGCGCGTGAGCGTGGGAAGATTGTTGCTCGGAGAGAAGGGCACAACATCTGGCTGAATCTAGGCCGGACGTACCTAGCGCGGGTACTCTCGTACAGCAGCTTTTCTCCGGATACCCCCTCAGAGAATGCGCGCATCAAGTACATGGGGGTGGGCATAGGTAGCACTGCGCAGACGTCGTTGGGCATCGCTAATGCTGCCCCCATGGTGCCTTCGTACAGTGGTACCAACACCCAGACAGACGACGACCCGCTGGTTACCACACTCGAGCGCCCTGTTCGCATCTCTGGGTCGCAGTCCAACTATCCGGGACTTGCTGGGGATGTTTGGGTGGGGCAGGTTCAGGCTCCGCCAGACTTCTCTGTTGACCGTCAGGTGACCTACACACGCGTGTTCAGCGAGGATGAGGTAAGCTACAACACCTACAGCAGCGTGCCGTTGTCAGAAGTAGGGCTACTAACGAGCAATGCGGATATAGCCAACTACCAGAACACCCTCATTGCGTATGAGACTTTCGATACATTGTCGAAGACGCCGGTTATCGCAGTAGAGATTGTCTGGACGCTGCAGTTCTGAAAGGTCACGACAATGTTTCATAGGTTAACTAGTGCTCCGTACTTTTTTACCGGTGGTGGCACCGTACCATCTTCTGGGTACGACCGACTCAACACCCCCTCGGATGCCACCGTGGGCGGGGCGGGGGTTCCTGCCGTCGTAGACCCCATCAAGGCAGGTGGGGTGAATGACGGTACGTACTTCGTAGCTTTTTCGGAGAAGGGGCGAAGTGGTGCCGTTAACCGCGGGATGTACGCTCTCGCAGAGAATACCGATGAGCTAGATAACGTCGTGATGCGCTCTATCCCGAAGAGGGTGGAGGTGACCGCCACTAGCGGTGCGCCAGTCAGTAGTTATGCAGCTGCGGGTTGGGTCTATGTTGGTGTGTTCGGTACCGCGAATACCGCAGACAACCGCGATAGACTGATTCGTGTACTGGACAGTGCGGGCAATGAGTTGGAGGTCAGCGGTTCCAAGGTGCGCTGTTCTCTGCTGCATGATGGCACCTCAGTGAACGTAGTTGGTACGGCCGCGGAGGGCTTCTACGATAGCCCGACGTTCGACTTCTCCCCCAGTATCCCTGCTGGTACGTACACTATCGTGTACGGTACTCGCACGAACTACAAGGAGATGTCTTCTACGTACTTGGGGGCGTTGTTTGAGGCGCCCCTGTTGTACGGGCATCAAGTGAACTACGAGGTACGTAAGCTTCTACGGTTACTCCACGCAGAGACTTCCGTAGGACAATTGTGGAACGACGCCTTCGATTCCACTATTCGGTCGTTGGCTTCTTCTGGGCTCAACGAGCGCTATCGACGTTCAACTACGCAACCTGCTGGCTTTACCACAGCTGACTTCAACGTTGCTGGCGGCGGTTCACTCATCATTCGAGATGGCCGGGCTGTGGAGTTGCAGCAGCAGGATGTGTCTTACGGAAGTACTGCCCCGGACGGCATGTTTGCAGCGCTTCGAGTGAGTGACCCGCCTGCAGTGTTTAGTAGCCTTACTGCTTCACTGCACCCATCAGTTGGTTTGTACCGCAACCGAAACCACACGAATACCGGGGATACGAATGAGAAGATGCAAGGGCGCCACCATATGGGGCCGCTTGTGCTGGAGGCTATTGCTCGAGATGTGCGCGCGTCAACGTTAGCGGGTAATGCTACGTTCACGCGCATTACACCTACGGCGGCAGCGACTGCCAATCCTGACGCAGGTACGTCAAATAACGCGCGCGCCACCATAGAATTGGCTGCCGGGGACTTCCACACTGCGAGCGGTAAGTCCGCTTTGCGTGACATGGACTTGCTTGAAGTAGTGAATGTCGCTACGGGTGACTCTTACGGCATGTTCCGCGTACCTGTGGATGCTGCTACACGGCCCACTAACACACGGGTTAGGGTCGTCCGACTAGAGATTAGCGGGACCAGTAGTACCGCTGTGTTCCCCTCCGGGGTAACCACGGCAGTTTATGTGTATTGGCATCAAGTGACCGTGGCACTTGGTGGTAACGGGGGTGGGCAGACAGCCTACGGCATGCACCCATTCCTGGTCACTACGCCTAGCCCGCTTACTGGGGACGGGGCCGAACGTCGGGGAGATACAGCGGTGTTTCTGGCTGGGGGCAACTTCGGCGCAACCTCTACTGATGCGGGGCCCCCAACACTCGGAAGTACGCTGGACTCGTACACGCGTGCCTTTGGTTGGGGTGGTTGGACCTCCAGTGGCGCGATGGATATCGTAGGCAGGTTGTTCGATGATGGTAGCATCGAGGGCGCCAATTTCTTTGGCAGGCACGGTGTCTTCAAGTATCCGCGGATTAACAGCTCAACACCCAATATCTTCAAGCGTCCTTACGCTATACACGTGCAGCAGGATGAGACCGGCAGCGGTACCGGTTGGCCCAACAGTCGCTATGGTGGAGTGGCTGGGCTTTTCCAAACGGTGGAGCAGCTGTCAGTTGGCGACAGCAACGAGGCTGCTCTCGAGTTTACTACTGGGCCTCTCGTAGCTGAGGCTACGAAAAGGGATATTCGTGCATCTACCTTAAATGGGGGCGCGGTCTGGACTAGGTTATCCACGAACAGCCAGGGGTCGCTGAACCCAGATAGTGGTAGCTCTGCCACAGACAAGGCTACGATAGAGGTGGGGGTCAACGACTACTTCCAATCTGGAGGGTCTACTCGCTTCCGCACGTGCGACTTACTGGAAGTGTGGAACACTGTGGGGACCTTTTTGGGGACCTTCAGGGTAGCCGCGTTGGTACCCGGCCAGCCTAGGCGTGCGTACCTGACCCCCGTTGATGTTGCCACCTATGCTGACTTCGGCACCAGTATTCAGTTTGTGACGTATCGCTGGCTGCAGCCGACAATGTGGCTTGGCGGTGTAGTTAGGAATGGTGCGCAGTTCTTTCACGGCGATACCCCGCCTATGCAGCATCCGCACTTCTTCACGGTGTTGAATGAGGGGTACTTGACGGCTGTGCCAAACTCGGAGGTACCGCGTTACCCGCCCCTCTTCCTGTCCTCGCGGGTTGACTCTTCCTCGAGCAGCACGTTGACGGTGCAGCAAGGTAGGGCTGCGTTTGCGTGGGGAGGGTTCGGTACCGCGGTAGATGCGGGCGGATTGCTGCAGTATGCAGTTAACGGGTACCTAGAAGGTGACGGTGGGATTCGTTGCTTGGGCGGTCGCCAAGCGCTACGTGTAGTGAACCGCCCGCAGACTACTCAGAGTGTCGCAGCAACGGTCACCGTGTCGATAGACCCGAGAACGGAGCCGTTCAAACTCGTTCGCACAGGGGCTGGTGCGACAGTGCGTACCATCACTATTGAGACGGCAGCAGGGTTTGACTCGGAGGCGGTTGCTGGTGATGAGTTCCTCGTGCTCATCGAGTTGGAGAACGGCGCGTCTAACTGCACTGTGGCCTTTGAGTCAAATACGTTCTTCTTTGCAACTGGGGACAGTACCATACCCACCAGTAACGCCACGGGCAGTTCTTTGTACTACTTCTTCTCTTTCAGATTGGTGAAGGATACCGCCATCGGAGCCCCACGTTGGTTTGCGCAGAGGAAGACCTACCCCTGATGCCGTGGTAGAGTGGTACTAGAAGGAGTTCACATGGAAGCCTTGGGTATTCTGGAAGTACTACTCCGTACGGGTACGTTCGTACTGGGGATTGCTGTTTTCATTGCGACGTTCTTTACCCGGAGGGTAGTCGAGCTCTTGGTGCCATCGTCCAGGCAGGCTGCGACGGACTTGGAGGCGGCACCGATGTACGCGACAACGTGGTCTCGTTGGTGGAATGGTGTGGTCCTTTACGCTGTTCCGGTGGCGTACGGGATGCTGGCGGGGCTGTCGCACAATGAGTACCTATTTGGCCCCATGCACGAGGCAGGTGTCGTCTGTGTGATGTTCGGGGGTGGCGTAGGGTGGTTCTCGAGCTTCCTCTACAAGCTTGTGCGCAAGGCTGCTGTGAAGCGCCTGGGCTTGAGCGACTCCATTCTCCCTCCGGAGGCTTGAGGTGCCCTTCGCGGTATGGTGGCGCTTGCTCGCCAAGCCTTGGCTGAAGAAGCACTGGTACCTGGTGGTGCTCTTTCCTGTGGGGCTGGTGGTGCTCTTCCTGCGCCTTCGCCGGCAACCGCCTGCAGTTGTTGCCCCCGAGGTAGTGGGTGCGGCAGAAGTGCAGAGAGAGGCTGCAGAGGAGAGGGACAAGGAGGTAGCCGCAGCTGCGGCAGACCGCGACCAGGCGCATGACCAGGTAATCGGGGCGCACAGCCAGCGTGTGCGCGAGTACGAGGAAGGTCAGAGGGCTCAGCTCGAGCAGCTGCGGAAGGACCCCAGTGTGCGTAATCGGTTCTTGAAGGGGGTGGGGGACGACATGCGCGGTAGGAGCAAGCGATGATACTCAGTACGAAGTATGGTGATGTGCTCGGCTACATGGCGAAGCACTATGGTGGGAGCGTCAAGCCCAAGCGGTCCAGCAGGCTCATGAAGACCATCGATGTCGTACTACGTATCATCACATTCGGTTTGATGCGGTCGTTCATGACCTCGTTCGTCACAACTATCGGCGCAACTGTGTACGTACCTGATGGGTGGGACAAGCGCGACAGCAAGTTGCGGGCAGTGACTCTTCGGCACGAGATGGTGCACATGGAACAGGAGCGGCGCTACGGGTCGCTGCTGTTTCGGCTGCTCTACCTTTTCGTACTTCCAGGCGGGCTTGCCTTCTACCGAGCCAAGTTCGAGAAGGAAGCGTATACAGAGTCGTTGCGCGGGCTAGTGCAAGTGTACGGGGTACGTGTGTTGGACAACGATGAATATCGAGACTACGTCTTGCACCACTTCACTTCAGCTGAGTACTTCTGGATGTGGCCTTTCCGGAAGTCGCTGCTGCGGTGGTACGCTGGTGTAGTGCAGCAGTTGCGTGAAGAGCTGCGTGACGGGCGTCTCACTCTTTTGGTAGACTGAGCTGTGGCAACCGGTACGTACCAGGGCAAGGCTTGTTCGGCAGATACCGTCAAGAAGCGCCTCGAGTTCCAAGGCATCCCCATCTGTGTGGACCGCCCCAAGGGGTTTGTGATGGAGGGTACCGATGCGTCTGGTACTCCCTGGAAGCGGGTCTACAAGTACGACTACGGCTTCATTCCAAAGACACTTGGCGGAGATGGTGATGGCTTGGACGTCTTCCTTGGGCCCAATGCGAAGGCTGGGCAAGCGTATTGGGTGACGCAGAAGAAGGATGATGGGACTTTTGACGAGTACAAGGTCTTCCTCGGCTTCAACTCCCGTGAGGAGGCGACTGCAGCGTACGTAGAGCACATCCCGCGAAAGCTGCTGGACGGTATGGCCACACTCAGCCTCGACATGATGAAGTCCATGCTGCGCATCGAACCGACGGGGAGGGTGAAGACGGCAATGGTACTCGTCAGCTGCCTCACTCACTTGGACAAGCTTGGGGAGGAGGACGCCCGGCGGCGTTTTCAAGATGCGCACAAGGCTGTGCAGCGAGTTACTCAGGCGGCTGTTGGTGTGACGCCTCGTGCAGCTGCTGAGCACATCAGGGACCGCCTGCGTGAGGAGCTGTTTGGATGAAGTACCAGGTGTTCGCTGCGTGCGTGCTGATGCCTGCGCAGGTACTGGCTCAATCCGTGGTGCCGACGTTGGAAAAGGTGCCTGAGTTGAAGCTGGTAGCCCCCGAGAGTATTGTTCTCGACCCCCCGCTGCAGACCTTGCCCGACGGCGAGGACAACATCGTCGAGTTGACGAAAGGGGCGGTTGCCCCATTCGAGGGGCACCTGTTCGACGTGGACACTGCCATCCGTTGGGGGTTCTGGTTGCAGCAATGGCGCTACCGGTACCAAGCAGACTTGGCTCGAGAGCGTAACCTTTGCGCAGTACAGCAGCACTATCAGCTACGTGTGTTGAACGCGGAGCGCTACCGTGCAGCACAAGTAGAGAGTGACCTTAACCAGCGGTTGCTTCGTGCGGAGCAAGCACGTTTAGCCGCAGAAGAGCGTGAGCGCGAACCGGGCTTCTTCGACTCACCGGCGTTTTACTATGGGCTGGGTGTGGTTACTGCGGGGGCTCTGGTAGGGGTGGGAGTCTGGGCGGTAAACAGGTAGCTAAAGGCAGGGACTGGTAGTCAGCCCCTGCCCCGCATCACGTCATCGACAAGAGTCGGTTGACGAACTCGGTGAGTTTGTTCGGTGGGGTTGCTGTTGCTGCCCGAAGAGCTACCCCAATGAGGAACAGCGCCTGACGCTTGGCAGTGTCCTCATCCACGCCTTGCTGTCGTCGGTGTTCGAAGAACGCGTCGTAGCTGTCGTGGTAGTAGTTCTCTGGGTGCTGTACCTTGTGGTGGCTGTGTGTTGTTGCGTTGCTGCAGAACCCGCAGACCCTGCAACACCACCACCCAGTACTTGCCCCCTCTGACATCTCGTAAGTGACTTCGCCCATACATAGCTCCCGTACTTCGGGGCGCCACGCAGGAGCTAGGATGCTTTCGGACTGCCCCAGGTTTTGTCGCCAGGGCTCGAGCTGAGCTAACTCGTGTGCACGCATCTTGTCTCCGACGCTCTTCAGTCGACAGAGAAGCTTCTGATGTGCCGTAGCAGTCCACTAGTGCTGGTATCGGAGGGATGTCCGATGCCTAGTTGTTCGGCCAGTTGCCAAAGCCCCAGAGGCGTCATCGCCTCCAGGGCTCGGTTGTCCAGTTCCACGTACTCGTGGGGGTGAGGGAATCTGCACCCTGGCCAGAGTGCGCTTACCCGTTTCCCGGCGGAGCGCTCTTCGCGAGGAGTTGCTGCAGAGCCCCGTTCTTCAGGTCATTCTCGATGGCGGGAATGAGCTGTTCTTTGGGCGTTTGCAACACGCGTTCGGCGACGTAGAGGACGAGCAGCCCAATGGTGTTGAGCAGGCTCATCGACCCTGCCGCGTAGACGCCGAAGTCAACCATCGGGGCCCCGGCATTTGGAGGTGGCGGGGGCGCAGGGGGTAGGTGATTCTGCGGGGGTCCTGGTGGAGCCATGGGAGGCGGCGGGGCTCCCGGAGGCGGGGCCCCGGGGGGCGGAGGAGCGAAGCCGCCGGGAGGCGGGGCACCATGGGGTGGGGGCGCGCCTGGGGCAGCTGTGGGCGGTCCGGGAGGTGCGCCGGGCGGCGCGCCGTATCCGGGCTGGGGTGCATACCCGGGAGGCGGGGCGTTTGGCGGCGGGGCCCCGTATCCTGGTTGAGGTGCACCGGGAGGGGGAGCTCCGTAGCCTGGAGGGGGAGCTCCGTAGCCGGGCTGTGGCGGTGCCGTTGGTGGGGCGCCGGGAGGTGGAGCAGCGTACCCGGGTTGTGGCGCCCCGGGGGGTGGTGCAACGTATCCGGGGGGTGGGGCGCCGTAGCCAGGTGGCGGAGCACCGTATCCTGGCTGAGGCGCGTAGCCGGGGGGCGGAGCTCCGTAGCCGGGAGGGGGGTTGCCTGGTTGCTGGGGGTTGCTCATTGATGGGTGTCCTTGCTGCTGATGCCCTGCGGGCGTGTGTCCTTGCTGAGTGTCGTAGGTTTGGAAGGCCTCGAGCAGCATTTGAGTTTGCTGCTCTTCGGTGGCCTGCAAGTATGCGGCGTCTGCCGACGCGATGACTTGCCCCGCGGTATCGATGATGAACCCAGGGATGGCGCAGGCTAGTCGGTAGCGTGCAGACCGGCCTAACTTGAATAGCTCTTCGCTACTGCGCGGTGCGTTGTCGATTGTGATGTAGTCCGTCATGTCTTCCTGTGTAGTTGAATGAGGTGCTCATTGCGGGGGTTCTTGACTAGGCATTCGACTACGCGCGTGTCGAGGCAACCGAAGCACGAACGCGGGTCTTTGCTGCGCAGAGGACAACGAAGTTGCGCCTGAACCACTTCCCAGTGGTCCAGTACGAAGCCAGCGAGGCCGTGCCGCCAGGTGTCGAATGGGTGATTGCTCTCCGTTACAGCAAGAGGTTGGCGCAAACCTAGTAGGTACTCGATGAGTGCTTCCTTCGGCTCGCTGGGGAGACACGGGATACCAGCGTGTCGGCAGAGTTGGTAGGCTTCTGTGTGGTTTAGCCGAGTGGCTTCGTCGAAGGTCACGCTAGCTCCAGACTAGAGGGTCCAAATCCAGACTTGGGTGCGTTCTACGAGCGAGTGCACCTTGTGTACGGTCACGGTGAGGAACTGCCTGTCGTCGATACCCAAACTCGGCGCTAGGGCATCCTCCAGCAGTTTGCAGCGGTTGCTGGCGTCGAGCTTCTTATACCGGCTTTCGGCATCTTTTGGCCACCCTGAATTTTCGATGACCATTTCGACCTGAATGAGTAGCCCGTAAGGAACATCCTTCCGTACCCAGGTTGTCTGGGCTCCGTAGCGCTGAGCTACTTGCGTCGAGATGCCGAGCTTGTACGCCTCCCCCTCAGGACTTAGTATTCGCTTGACTACCCAGCGCTTGCCGCCGCCTTTCCCCTTCCCACCCTTTGGCTGGTTTGCTGCGGGGACTACTTTATCGATATAGGCGTGGTTGGTGGTAGGGGGCACGCCCTCGAAGACCATGTGTAACTGGCTCATTGGTGGGGCCGCATCCCTGCACCGGCGTACGGGGCGTTACCAGTTCTGCGCCCTGCTTCGATATCGATTTTGCGTAGCTCTACCGAGCGGGAGACCATGGTGTAGTCGCGGGTGGCTCGATTGACGGCGGAGTCTAGCAGTGCTTTGCGTTGTTCGTACTGCAGTATCTCCAAGTCGAGTTGCTGCCAGTGAGGGTTGGTCTCTGGCAGTACCTTGAGGGTAGCCTCAGATGGCTTCTTCTGCTTGTCTCGTTTGGCAGCGGCAACGGCCGCTGCTCGTATCTCGCGTTCTACGTTGGCCTGTATCCGCTTGAGCTGGGCAAGTACTATCTTGACCCGCGTTGCGGTGTTCTCCGAGTAGTTGTGCCAGGCGGTGACCCTAGCCAAGAGCTCGATGATGAGGTCGGTGTTGCTGCTGGTGAGCCCCTCCGTAGTGATGCTGGGGTAGGTTTGAACTGGCCGTGGGGTGGCTTCGAACCCCCAGGAGGTGAGCTCCTGCTCGATTGCCGCCGCGGTGTTCATTTGCGTGTAGAGAGCATGGTGTTGCTGCGCTCCCCAAGTGAGGGTTTCAACACCCATGCTATGCGGAAGCTCTAGCCCACTCATGGCGATTCCTCCTATTGAGCATGGTTGGTGATACGTTTGGTTGGTTGTTGTACGACTTACGTTTGAGGATGTTGGGTTGGCAGTGCCACGCGTAGGGGCACCAACCGCAGGGCTTGCCCTCCTCACGTGCGGGTAAGGTAGCGTGCTGCACGTGCTCTACTGCGGAGACCATGCGGTTCTCCAGCTTAGCCCAGCGAGGCGCATCGAACTGCATGAGCCAGGGGGCTTCGGGCTGGGTGAAGTTGCTGTTGCTTTTGTTGTAGTAGAAGGTCCAGAAGAGCGGGATGTCCAGGCATTGCATGTAGGTGGCTATCTGGTCACGGTGGTCTGATTTGGGTTCGGTAGTCTTACCGAAGTCTGCGTCAGACTGCGTTTTGATTTCCAAACCAACACGGATGTAGGGCAACCACTGGGCGCCAGCCCAGTACCAGTAGGTGAACAGCCCGTCACAGCTCGAGCTGATGTCCCACCGAGCAGCGGTAGCGGAGTTCTCCGTACTGACGATTACCTCGTCTTGGAACGTGATGGAGATGGGTACTCCGTGGTACGTTGTGGTACCAAGCTTCGCAACCATGCGGTGGAAGTCAGCCTGCACCATCCCATGCGTTGCCGTGCCGATACGGAAGCGCATCTTCATGTTGACGTCCAACTTGTGGTTGGGCCTCTTCTCTGTATTCCACCTACTGTAAACCAGCCGCCGAAAGCACCCAGATAGTTCCGAGGCATGAAACCCTGGCTTGCGCGACTTCTCGGAGTAGTCTGTCACGGTGTAGCTGTACGTCTCGTCGTCTTCTTCGATGAAGCGCTTGTACAGGTTACCCAGTTGCCCTACTTGCTGGATGATGGGAGCTAGTTGGTCGGGTGGGCGTGCTAGGTCAGCTATGGACAGTAGTTGCATAGGGTGGCTCGTACTTCATGAAGTGCAGGTAACGGGCATCGAACAGCACCCAGCGTTCGCGTGCTTGGCGGCACTCGTCTAGAAAGTGAATCTCGAACATGGGTAGTTCTAAGCCGGCAGCCTCCCCTCGTAGCTTGCGCAGTAGTTCGAGTGTGATTCGGTAGGAGTCGTGTTGGGTGTACTTGGCTTCGATGCGGAAGAGGCCGTGGACGCGAACGTCACCCTTGTTTCCCTTGACTGAGCCAGACCCACGTACACGACGACCTCCCTCGTAGCGTGAGGCAATCTCGTCTTCTTGCCGCATAGCGCGGCGTCGCTGTGTCTTGGCTGACTTCGACGTGATAGGGGGCATGCTCTTCATTGCAGCCGGCTTTACACCATGCAGGCAATGGTCTTGGAAGGGATTGAAGGGGCCGACAGTGACGGGCCCCTCCGGAGTGTGCACGGTGATGTACGAGCCCTCTTGGCGGTATTCGTAGTCAACGTTTAGGGTTGATACAGACATTCGATTCCTGCAGCGCGAAGGATGTAGTAGCGCATGCGAAGTTCGTAGGCGAAGTCCGCCGCCATCATCTTCTGGAACTGGGTGGGGTTCTGGATGGTCTCCTGCTTCACGCGGGTCACTGGATGTATGATGTCGAAGGAGGTGCCTTTCCCGGTTGGCACGAACACTCTTTGGCGGAAGCCTTCGACGTAGAGCCCGCCCAAGTCATCCGTGCCAGCGGGTAAGTAGCCCTCGTAGTAGAACTCGGTAGAGCCAGTGCGTCCATCGTGCGTACCGTCTTTGCCCTTTTCGATGGCCCACTTGAGCTCCTTGCCTACGGTATGCTGCACGCCGCCAATCGTTTTACGTATCTTGGCAGCGTCCCAGATTTGGATGTCGATGCTCTTCAGGTGTTTTGTGGCCCAAGCGCCGGTCGCTGCCCAGTCCTTCATGTACTTGGCGGCTGGCCCTGCGGTAGCTTTGTCCTTGTTCGACCGGACTTGTGCGATGCCGATGAGTGTTGTTTCGTTGGCACGCTCGTTGAGTATGTTCATAGTGGGCATGTACTTCTGCGCGAAGTCCGTCAGAAGTAACGCTTGTGCGGCCATTGCCGGCGTTTCGCCGACATCTTTCTCCATGTTCTTCTCGGGCAGCATGGCGCTGAGGCTGTCGATAGCGACGATGCCGAAGTGGCGTGACTTGACGGCTTGGAGTGCGATGTTCATTGCCTCTTCCCCGGTGTCCCCGCGTAGCATCACTACTTCACCAATCTGACGTTTGAAGTAGGCGACCTCGTCAGCGTTGTAGGCAGGGAGACCAATCTGAGCGCGTTCTTGGTTCCACTGAGCGATGACGTTGTCGGGTATGGCGATGACCATACCTACGCGTAGCGCACGCTTGTAGTTGAATGGTTCTACATTCAAGATGGCGAGGGAACTGTTGGGCCCGTACAGCCGTTGGTGCATCGCCATGTACTTTGCGAGTAGGAACGACTTGCCGGCGTTGTCTGGCCCAGAGATGATGGACATGCGGTTTGCCGGGAGCCCGCCACCACAATCGATGTCCAGTGAGATGATGCCGCTCGGACGTCTGAGTTCGGTGATGTTTTGTACCTGGTCAGCGAAGGCTGCCACAGTACTCTCGGCTGTGTTGAACTGCCCCATCCACTCACTGATGGCTCTGCGCTTGGCGGGGAGTCGACTTGTGGAGGTGACTTCTTCGCGAGTGACGACACCTCCTCGTTGGGCGGGGGCGGGCATAGACGGTAACGCAGGTGCCGCAACGGCGACGGGGGTACCCGCCGCCGCGTTGGTTTTACTTGCCTTGCCCGCCTTCTTTTTCTTGGCGGCTTTCTTGGTCACTTTTCGAATGGCTCCGTACCATGTGTGGGACAGATGAACACGCTACCATGCCGTTCTGCTTTTTGTTTGCAGAGTGGGCAGGTAGCGTTACCCTGCTCATCGTACTGCATGAATGCGAGCTTCTCCTCGGGAAGAGTCTCGTCTACCCCGAACTTCGACATACCTTCTTCGTCTGGCTTGTCCATGCTTCCTCCTTACTTGGCGTCAAACCATGTTTGGTGAACGCCGCAGTCTACCTCCAAGGGAACTGCTAGGTCTATGTGGAATGGGTGCTCCATGAACTCGATGATGAGCGACTTGCACTCAGGTACGTACAACTCTGGGCAGGTGTGTACGAGTTCATCATGTACTTGCAGGTTACTACGGCAGTCGAATCGACGGTCCATTCCCAGTTTGTCCAAGACGATTTGCGCCATCTTCACGACGTCGGCTGCTGAGCCTTGAATCTGCGTGTTGACGGAGATGCGCTCAGCCTTCATTCGCTCCATGCGACGAGGGGAGCGAATCTCAGGAACGTTGCGGCGGCGTCCTAGGATGGTGAACGCATAGCCTGTCAGTTCTGTTTCGCGGATGGCCTCTTCGTAGAAGTGGGTGACGGCAGGGTAGGTGGCCTTGTACTGCTCAATTTTCTTGATGGCTTCTTCTACGGTACAGCCGAGTGTTGCTGCCAGCTTCGCCTCGCGCATACCGTAGTTCAGACCGAAGCCAATTGCTTTGGCGTCACTACGCACTTGAACGCATTGGGCAATGCGTGCGGGGAGCATCTTCGCGAAGAGGTCACCGGACTTCTTCTTAGCTGCGTAGATTTCCTCGTACGGGATGCCGTACATGAGCGAGGCGTTGCCCATGTGGATGTCCCAACCACGAAGGAAGATGTCGACCATGTCTTTCTCCATCGCGGCGCAAGCCAACAAGCGCATCTCTAGTTGCCGATAGTCAGCAACGATTAGCTTGTAGCCAGGCGGGGCAATGAATGCGCGTCGAATCTTCCAGCTGTCGTTCTCTGGGTTGGGGATGTTCTGGAGGTTTGGGTCTGCTGAGGAGAGACGACCGGTTCGCGCAACGTCTTGGTTGAACCGAGTGTGTATCCTCCCCGTAGGGTCGACCTTGGAGCTCAGTCCTACGATGTACGTACCGTACAGTTTACTGACGTCTCGGTACTTCACCAAAGCTTGTGCCATGGCTTTAGCTCGAGACTCTCCTTGAAAGTTCGGCTCGGCGCCGGTGAGGTTCAGCTCCGCGTAGTGCTCCAAGAATGAGGCGTCGACAGAGGGGCTGACCTTGCCACTCTTGCCACCCTTGGTCATCTTAGTCGGCTTTACTTGGCAGACATCGAAGAAGAATGCCTTCAACTGGGGGGTACTGTTGGGGTTGAAGTGCGGGGTACCTGCTAGTTGGGCGAGGTTCTTTTCGTGTTGTTTGATTTCCGCTTCGGCGACCGGCTTGGCCTGCTCCAACAACGGTAGGTCGATGAGTATGCCGTTGCGCTCGTTCTTCCACAGCACCTTCGTGTACGGTACTTCGACTTTCCAGAAGAGGTCATGCAGCGTGTTGATGTACGGCGGCATGTTGTTGAAGAGGCTGTGTGTCCGTGCCTCCAACAGCTGCTTCTGCAGAACGTTGTGGACGTTTTTGGTACCCCATGCGTCGTTAGCTGCGTACTCGATGAGCAGGGGGAAGTTCTCGTACTCTGCGCGCGCAATGAGCTGTGCGGGGGACTGCATCTTGTTGATGCGTCCGAAGGTGTCTTGGAAGTCCAACCACTTCCAACCAAGTAAAGACCCTGCCATCTCCTTGAGGCCATGTGGCTGCTCCTCGTAGAGCAGCGCGTGTGCAACCTGCGTGTCGACTAGTAATCCCTCGAGGGGGTAGCCTTCGTTCGCCAGGATGTGGTTGTCGTACTTGGCGTTCGCGAGAACCCAGCGGCGCTCTGGGTGGTCGAACATGGGTTTGAAGTACGGGAGCAATGACCTGTGCAGGGTTGCTCGACGATTTTGCCACGCCAAAGAGAAGTACAGAGGTAGGTCTCGCCACACCACCAATCCGGTAGTCTCTGTGTCAATTGCTACCTCGGGGGTATCGTACAGCTCGTTCATTAACGGCTGAAGGTCTCGAGAGCGCACTCGAGTAGACCACGCATCTGGTACGGGTCCGTAGTACTCCGCAACAGGTACATCTATGTTCCAACCAGCAGAAGCCATAGTAGACGCAGAACGGGCCCGCTTCCGCAGGCCCGTTCATCCTTTCACTGCCCGTAGTTACCGTTTCCCCAACCTTGTGGCGTACCCACCGTTGCCTGGTGCCCGGTGGCTACTGGTTGTGCCGCTGTCGGCTGTCCGTAGTTCTGGTACGGTTGTTGCGCGGGGGCTTGGTACTGCCCCGGAGCGGCGAATTGCCCTGGCGGCGTGAACGGACCAGGTTGCTGGTAGCTTGGAGCTTCCCCAGGGCTTCCCTGCGCCGGTGGAGGGGCGCCATAGCCACCTGGAGGGGCCATCCCTGCTCCGTATGCTTGGTGCGTGGGAGTCTGCCCTGCCTGTGCTTGGTCATGCGCTGAGGCTTGCTGGAACAGGGTGAGCTGCTCGTTGTAGGGTGTGGGGGCGTAACGCTTTGCGAGGTCTGGTAACTTCTGCAGGGCATCGGCGAAGTGAGGTGGGAGCCCCTGTGGGTTGGAGAACTGGGGGATGATGAGCTGCACACGTTGGGTGGACGGGTCCTTCTGCCTTTTCACGTGCAGGTTCACGTCGAAGATGGTGGCGGGTCGCGGGTACTGGCAATTCGAGCAATGATGCTCTTCGTGCGGGTAAGCCGTAGTACCGCAGGTGCCGCACCTTACCGGCTGTTGAGTGAACTCTTGAACCTTCTCTGGAGGCATGTTGGCCGTCCAAGGGTCCAGCAGCACCGCGTGGCAGTTGTTGCATGACCAGTGGCGCGTGACGATGGTGGAGTGTCCGCCGCAGGATAGGCAGTTCTTGCTGATGAGGTCGCTGTAGCTGCTCAGCATGTTGAAGTGGTCGCGCCCCAGTGGCCAACTCATGACGTGACCCCAGTGGCCCTCAGCACCTTGCGCATTAGCTTCGGCTGCTTGATGCTGCCCTACATACTTGGTCCAGACCATGTAGGGTTTGCCGTCTTGCGGGTTCAGCTTGAGGTGGCCGTTCTCGTCGCGCTGGGGTGCTTTGAAGAAGTAGCCCAAGTCAAGGACGTTGAACACGTAGAGGCTACGCATCGATACGCGATTTGGCTTGGTTACCTTGTTGCCTGTCTCCTTCTCTCGCTCCTTTCGAATCATGTAGTCTTCCCAGTACATCTCACATCCGCAACAGGGTTCGCGTTTGTTGCGGTCCATACGATGTACGCCGGCACTACAAAGGACACTGCGGCTCAGTCCGCCGTGGTAGTGTTCGGTGCACTCGAACCAAGGTAGTTGCTCTTCGTAGACCACCCCCTCGTTGACACGCTGGATGGTATAACTACCGGGGATTACCCGAATCTCGTCGGGCGTGCCGGTACTTGGCTTGAACGTGTTCGCCCAGAAGGGGGCGCCGTTCCTGCTGGATGGCTGCTTGCGGGTGGCATTTCCCATCTGTTGGGTCATGCTGGCGCCGTAACCGCCAATAGTGGCTAGCTGATTAGGGTCTTTACCGAAACTCATGTCCGTTCACTTTCTGGCAACAAGGGCCGGTCTCTCTTGGCAACAATGGCCGGGGTCTCTCTTGGCAACGAGGCCTGCCAACCGTCTCTAGACTAAGTACCATGGCAGCGGGTTGGCGAGCTGCTCTTGGACCTCTTCGATAGTGCAGGAATCTGGTTGTGCTCCGTCGTCATCACGAAGTCGCTCTGGGTAGCGGACTAAGCTTGTGTGAAGGCTCTTGCACAGTTGGTTGCCTGCTGTGTACGCTCCTCTCCGTCCAGCTCGGTTGTTGTCCAAGAACAAGTACACGGGCGCGCCGAGACGTTCAAGTATCCATTTCTGTTCCCAGGACAGGTATGTGCCTAGTGTGGCGACTACGTTCCGGAAACCAGCTTGCCAGACCCACATACAGGCCTTGAATCCTTCAACTACTACCACGGGAGGGGGGCTGACGTTGAAGTAGACTTCCGGGTATACCCGGTTGGCGTTGTACAGGACGGTGCTCTTTTCCCAGCTATCACGTATGGGTAGCTGCCAGGTCTCGTACTCCTTATCGTAGATTTTGTAGCGAGGTTCTTGGTAGCTGAGGACTGCTCGACCGCTGATGGCTACGAGCTGCCCCATCAGGTCGCGTATCGGAAAGGTGATGCGATTGTGCGAGACGTCGAAGCCTACCTCAAAGTGTTGCAGGGTCTGTTCTGCGAATCCTGCACGCAGTAAGTCGGTTGGCGCGTACTGAAACAAGCCGAGCAGCTTCTCTTCGATGGGGAAGGCCGAGAAGACCTTTGGGCGAAGAGGGTCCGGTGGGGGTGCTACGTTGCGCGCTACGGACTCGAGAGCACCTTTGTACATCGAGTCGAGCAGGACGGGACTTACTCCCATCATGCTCAAGAAGGAGCGTAGGTTGCCTTTGGTGCCGCACGAATGGCAGAAGAACAACCCCGTGTCCGTAGACATGTAGAAGGAGGGGTTGCGCTCAACGGTGCCTCTCGCGTTCACGTGGAACGGGCAGATGGCTTTGAGGTTGTGCGCCCCTGCTGTCGATACCTTCTGTAGGTACTGTTGGGCAATCGCGAATATCTCGTTGCTCACGGAGGATTCATCCAGCCCCGGAGGACTCGGCTTATGTCGTAGTTGGTTGGGTTGTACCTTGGTTCTGGTGGCGGAGGCATTTGGCTGCTGGAGGCTGGAGAGACCATTTGCTCAGCTGCGCCGGGAGGTAACTGGGCGGGCGGCGCTGGTTGCGGCTGCATTCGCCGTGCCTGGCTGTGTTGAGTTTGAACCTGCTGAGTGTGGGCAGGGTCGTCTCCATCTCCAACGTCGTTCTCCTTCGCTTTCTCGGCCTCTTTGGCGGTGATGGTTCCATCCCCGTAGACCCCGAAGTTGGTAGCGGGAATGCCGTAGATGCGCCAGCCACTCAGGTTGAACTCGCGACCACCTGCTGTAAGTAGGGCAATGGTGGGTGTGTTCTTCTCGTTGATGACACGAAAGATGTGCGTGGCATCCTGGCCAATGGAGTCGGAGAAGGCTAGTTCGTCGAGGTTGGCTTCTTGGTGCCCAGCAGCTTTGCGGTTTGCTTGTACTGTGGCGATGATTGGGATGTTCGTGTTGAGGGTTACCTGCCGTAACATCCGGGAGATGTTTTGGACCTTCTCGTGGTCCTTCTTTGCGCGGCGCACGTCACTCATCAAGTACATGCCATCGATGAAGCATAGGTCAGGTTTGTACTTCTCGAGCTTTGAGGCAAGCCAAGGCACGGTGTCTTCCCCGTCGCGGCAGTCCTGACCAGATAGGCAGATGAGGTAGCCGTCTTCATGGGCAGCCTGCATCATGCGTATCGCGGTGGACACTGACCATTCTGCGTACGGCTCTAGGTGGCCTAGCCGCAGCCCGCGGGCGTCAACTTGTGCTAAGCAAGCAAGGATTCGCGAGAAGATGTCGTCTGCACCCATCTCCTTGGTGTAGATGACTGCCCGGCGTCGCTTGTTGTAGCACCACGCAATGAGATACGCTAGTACCCAAGACTTCTTGCTCTTGGGTCTACCGTAGAACACGATGTAGTCTCGCGGCTGAATGCCGCTCGTCTCAAGCTCTATCGGAAACCATGGCCAGGGGCACACGGAGAAGCTGACCCCTTGCTTCTTCAGCTGGTACTTGTTCCATATCTGGGTGAAGGCGTCGCCTGCTCGAATGTCGGTGTTGTTGCTGCCCGCTAAGGCCGAAAGGTCTGTCGACAATGTGCCCAGGAGCTCTACTGCGCGTAGCGGGTCGGCGGCGAATAGGGCTTGTACGTCTTTGAGGCGTGTTTGGCCTTCGATGGCTAGCCGGTGGTTGCGGGTCTCCCTACAGAGCGCGGCAGTAGCCATGCTGGGGTCGTCGCATAGCTGGAAGGATGGGTAGATGTTCTTGGCTGCTTCCGGACCAACTACGGACCCCTTGTATTGCTGGTGATAGGCTACCAGATGTTCGAAGATAGCTCGGTTCTCTGCGGCGGTGAAGTCCGCCGAGGATATACCCCATTCGAGGGCACCGTAGATGTCGCCGGTGCGTATGATTCGAGAAAGTAGCTGTGCCTCACGTGATGCCATTATCGTCTTTCAGGGCGAGCTGGTGATTGTCCGCCACATACCGACGGAGTCAAGCGTGGCCCAGGTACCACAATCCCTCGTAGGAAGGGAGATACCTGGGCCCAACTGCTTGTGGTTATGCTTGGCGAGCGTCGGATAGGTGCTCGCCCAAACCTTCGGGGGCTGCTTCCGCACCGGGACCCTCTACACTGTCGAAGTCACGCCGTGCGATGTCTCGTTCCATGGATTCACAGAGCTCTAGCAGGAGCTGGAGCGTTTGCTTCGACCACGTACTTCCGGAGCCGGTAGTCCATCCGTGCGTGTCGCCGGTTTTGGTATTGACGAGAGCTGCCTTGCCATGCAGCACTACGGTGGAGCCCAGCAAGTTGGCGCTTAGTTCTGCCAATGCGAGGGCATCTGCTTTTGGCGTCCCGCGCGTAGGCACTACAGCTTGATTTCTTTGGGGGAGGAGACGCTGACCGAGACTGTACGGAACGTGTCCACTTTTTCCGCGGGGACCTTATTGCCAGCGATGGCAAGGTCCAGGGCTGCCTTGTCCACCGTGTACTGCGTAACTGTAGTGAAGGTGCCTCCTGCAGCGAGGAATCCTGCCTCTCCCAGTGCTTCGAACATGGCCGCGCCATCGACGACGACTTTTGTGCTGTGCACCTTCCATGGCCCCGAGACGACGCCACGTGCACGTATTACCTTGTCGGCAGCTTGTAGCTTGCTGTTGCGCTCCTCGAGCAGTGTGCGCATCGTGTCGAACACCTCAGGTCTGTTGCGCATGAATTGTTGGAGGACTTCGTCTGCTTCCATGAAGTCTCTGACTTCGGGGATGTCATCTGGTGGTACTCGTTTCAGTCCCATTTTTGGCTGCTCCTTGTGGTTACTCTTCGCCTAGCTCGCGAATGAAGTCGTCAGACAACATTGCTCGTTCGGTTGGTGATACGTTGAAAGTCATCTGCATGTAGCGGTCGTACAGAGTTGCCACTCGTTGCATGTCTTGAGCAAACAACTGTACTGGGTTACCCTGTTTTTTGTCGTGCAGCGACCTAAGCACGTAAGCTGGGTGCAGTACAGGTAGGAGGCTGTACCGCACTTTGTTGGGCTGGGTTGGGCGCGTAAGCTTCCCCCGCACTACGCGTGCCCAGCGTCCTTTTTCAGTGAATTGGGGGACGGACCACGCCCCCTCGATTTCGATGGTGATGATGTCGCCGCGTATGGCAGTGATAGGGGCAGACTTGTTGGTCAGTGCCCGGGTGGCCTCTGCTCCTAGGGACACGATGAGAACAGGGTCGAGCAGGTAGATGAGCTCGTGCAGCCGTGGTCGGCACGCGTTGACATGCTCGGCTGTGGGTGGCTTGTCTACGATGATTGGAGTGGGGATGCCAGTCCTGAAGTCTGGGCGTAGTACGAGTTTCCCCTCACCGTTGTAGGCAGGTCCGCAGCTCCTACAGGCAACAGCATTGGTGATGAAAAAGTCGACTAAGCCTAGCTGGCGTAGCGCGTCGCGTAGTAGGTGCCCCGACTTGCCGACGAAGGGCCGCCCAGCTCTCTCTTCCTCTCGACCAGGGCCTTCACCAACGAAGAGAATGCCTCGAGGAGCGCCTTCACCGAAGACCACGGGCGCTCCCTCTTCGATTCGTCGTTCGGAGAGGCTGCAGCGAGTACAGTCTCTCCATTCATCGTAGAGTACCGGTAAGGGCTTTCGTGCGTCTCTCATGACTGCCCGGGCGGAATCTGGGAAGCTGTCACGATACCCACGCTGCTCAAGCGCTGCTCTAGGGCTGCTTGATTTGCGTGGTTTATCCCTTCACGGATGATGCGCTGTTCTTCCGCGGTGAGGTCTTGGACGAACTGAAACGCGAGCACGGTGGTGTACAGCGGGCAAGTTGGCTCCAGTACGGGTGCCAGGACAGTTTGCTCTCGAGCGTAGCCCCGCTGACCATCTGGTGTCTGCACACGCTGCAATGCATCGATGTAGATGTAGTACGGCATGCACTTCACGGGTGTGTGCCGCTCGATTGTCTCGGCTAAGTAAGCCACCAACTGTGCCTTAGCTACTGGCCCATCCTTGTAGCCAGAGTCTGCTCCGGCGAAGAAAGCTACCTGGGCAAGGAGGTTACCTTTGGGGGTGGCTAGGATGAGCCAAAGAGCTTCTTGTTGCATGCTGACCTCGGATGATTGTGGAGTTCGTAGGTAAATGGTCCGCCTTCTTCGACTGGCCATTCGCGCAAGTGCTTGCGTAGCTTCTGACACATACCAATGATGGGACCGACGTTGTGCTCGATGACTAGCAGAAGTGGCTCGCGCTTCCCAGAGGCAAACCGCTCTACTCGACCGCGCACCTGCTGTAGCGTGCCATCCTGGGAGAAGGGCATGGTGGTTATCACGGTATCCAGGTGGCGATTGTTCAAGCCTTCGCGGCCGTACTTCTTGATGGCGAAGACAACTTGCTTGGTGTCCAGGTTACTCTGGCGTTTTTCAGGGGGGACTTTGTATATCATCAGTCCGCCAGTACCGCCGTGGGACTGCATGGCTTTCAAGTACTCCCGCTGTCTGCGGCGTAGCTCTTTCTGCACTTTGTCGTGGACGTCACATTGCTTGAGCTCTTGCTCGTACTGGTATAGCTCTAGGGCTAATTGCTGTGCGCGTTCGTTGGATAGCTTTCCTGCGCTGATGGCAGCGCGCCCATGAAGTATGGCCTGTTCTCGTGCTTCACGCTGCTTGGGCTCGAGGGCTATGGGTTGTAGGGTCTCGCCGACATCTTGGGGCGTTGGGATTGGTACGTCTGTGTACAGGGAGGAGTAGCGGTTCCACAGCGCACAAAGGTTAACGGCTTCATCTACTGCATCACACAGCACAAGGATGCGGCGACCTTCTTGTACCGCCTCCCACACTCGGCGAAGTACGTGGTTGAGGTGCTCTACCCACTTGCCGAAGTACACGCTGAGCATGCCGAGATGGATTTCTCCGCTCTTGTCTCGGATTGCGCAGTTGGGGCGTGTCTCTTCTGGGGAGAGCCCCGTCCAGTCGAAGGCTACCCGGGCCACCAGGTCTTGTTTCAGGTCCTTGAAAACCACTGGGCCGATATGCATGTTGTAGATGACATGAGTACCGTCCTGTCGCTTGGGAGTAGCGGTGAGTGCGATACGTTGGCAGAAGAAGTACTCGGCACCGGGTGCGAATGTAGGGGCACTAATGTGGTGGCCCTCGTCCCAGACCACTACGGCCCACATCCGGCGAAACTCCTCGGGGGCCTCAGGAATGTAGGCAGCCAGTGTTTGGTACGTCGCAATGACGATGTCCTTGTCCCAATCGACCTTGCCCCCGTAGAGCTCTCCGACGCCTGTGGGGACGTCTAGCATGGTAGCTATCTCTCGCTTCCAGTGCTCGACGAGTTGGGTATTGTCGACGACGATTAAGCCACGTCCACCAGACTGAGCTATACGTTCTAGGGCGACGACACTTTTGCCCTTGCCGCAAGCTAATTGCAGAATACCGCTGGCGCAGGCAGCAAGTGCCGCGAGTGAGTCACGTTGAACGGTGCTGCCAGTTGGCTGCAGTGTCGTGACTCCGCGCACGTCTACAGGGCGGTGGTCCAGCTTGATGCGGCTGCGGATGTTGGCTCGAGGAGTAGTCGCAGGTCGGCAGTCGAGTACGGGGAAGGGCAGGCTTCCTAGGTCCCAGAAGTGACGTGGGACGAGTAGGTGGTGCTGTGTCTCCTTCCATAGGTAAACAAAGCGCATCTTCTTCTCTGACCGGCCGTCAGGGAATCCGAAGGTCAGTGCGTTTTTGGTACCGTCTACATTGACGAAGAACTTCGGTAACCAGAGCCAGTTGTCGAGGTAGGCGGAGTGTGGGTTACGGGTTACGATTCGCATAGCATGAAAAAGTGGGGGCCCCGAAGGGCCCTTCCTACTTCTGTGGGTTTACCGTCTGTGCCAGACTAATGGGCTGTTGCGCAGCTGTCTGTGGCGGAGTGGTATGGTGCCTCATTGGATTGTGGTCAAAGAATGACGCTGTTGAGTGGCCTGCTGCTTTGAGCATCGAACGTGTTATCTCTGCAATCAGTCGTATATACCACGGTCTTCCGTCTACTGGTTCGGGCACGGTTAGGTAGTGCGGCATCTGCGCACCAAACTGCTGCTGTTGTGCCGGAACATACGTAGGGCCAAATTGCGCTACGTGGGGCGGTACCCAGGTTGCATGGTTGCCCGGTTGGGCCATCATGGTTGGGGGCATCATGGGGGGCATCACTGGCGGAGGCTGGAATTGTGTTTGGTAGTGGGTAAACGTTGGTTGGAACGGGTGCGGCGGAGGTACTGGAGGGGCGGAGTGTTGGGGCCGCACTAGGTTTGTGGAAGGAACTACGTTCGTGGGTTGGTGAAAGTAGGGGGCTCGGACTTGTGGTTGTTGCACTCTCTGGCGCTCCGTTGCGGCTCGGCAATTATCGAAAGCTGCACAACGAGTACGTCGCTGTGTTCCATTGGGATGTTTGTACACGGGGTCTAGCCCTCCCGCGCACTCTGAGCTCGAACCATCCCAGTCTTTGCCGTAACAAGACCAGGACTCGGGTGTGGTCATACTGTGCTACCTCCTAGCAGTCGTTTCTACCCACATTCTTATCTCCGTTCTGTTCTGCGAATACCGGACACTTCCTGTCTGGGGGCGGGTGAGGTACGCTTACGGAGGAGACCACATGGACAAGCTCAGTGGATTGATTCTGGACTACTACGATGATGGAGGGGCGCTGTTGACGGGCACTCCAGAGGAAGGGCTAGTCAAGCACGCAACGCTCTTATCGTCGGAGGAGCGCAGCTATTTACCGGATGACTTGTTTGCGCTGGTGGACACCGGAAAGTCGCAGATGCGGAAGTTCGCAATGGCGACGGAGGATGAGACGAAGCTGAGCGTTGCTTACTTCTTGCGCACAGGTCACCGACTACCGCTCGAAGTACAGAAGCTAGCTGCGGCTAACCTCCTCGTGGGCTGCGATTGGTACGACGTTCAGGCGCCGGAACTTCTCACTAAGGTGGCTCTTGGTACTATCGGTCTTGTGAACGCGGCATTGATGGGGCCCGGCGCTGTGCGCGAGACGAAGGCGAATCTTCAGGCGGCAAAGGGTGCAGGTGGTATTGTCCTCACTCCTGCTGAGCTCAAAGCGCGGCGGGCGCAGCAAGGAGTTTGAAATGAGCGAGCTCGAGCAGTACTTGTTGAAGGGTGCGGAGGTGTCAGGTACCCCCATAGCACCTGTCGGGGCTCCGCCACCCAAAGAGAAGGTGACCACGGCACCCACGTATACCGTGCGCAAGGAGGCGTCGGTGACCCCCTACGTGAACTTGGACGAGGGAGAGGCGCCGCATCTTGCTTCCCTGCGGGATGCGCAGCACTATGCGCTGCCCAGTTGTTCGCGCTACCCCTTGGACAGCTATGAGCAGGTCAAGACGGCGGCAGCTTACTTCGAGGAATACCGGGGGTCGTTTGCTCCGGTGCACCGACGTGAGTACTGCGTGAACTTGGTCAAGCGTGCGGGTGCCTTGGGTATCCCTGTTTCTGCGGATGTACGCAAGTACGGGTCGGAGGGTGTCGCACCTGCAGTAGAGTTGAGCGCGGCCCTCGAGGCACGGGAGCGGCTTACCACGGACGAGATGTACTTGGCTGCTTTGGGTGCGGTAAAGACGGCGAGTGTGCTGGTGCAGGAAGGTGCGCTCGACCCAGAGAGTCTGTGTTGCCTCATCGAGGAGTACGACAAACTTGCCGGGTTGAGTGAGCTGTACGACCGGGCACTAGTCGACCCCTACTACTCCGTTTACGGAGAGAAGACGGCGGCGCAGACGTCCATGGCGGACACCCCAAAAGGGTCAGTCCTACTGAGCAACGAGTTTCTGACTTCGGAGCAGTTACACGCGTACGCCAAGCGCGGATTCCGCGCGGTTGCTTCCGTGTGGGGCGAGGACTTCGCTCGAGAGTTCCAGAAAGACCCGGTAAGCATCTTCAATTCCCTCCCCGCGCCGCAGAAAAAGGTGGTAGCTAGACTAGCTACCGACAATGCTGGACGAGACCCAACATCTGCATGAGCGTGCTGTGACTCCTGAAGAGAGCTTCCTTCAGGCCCTGCGCGGGCTGTCTCGAGATGCTACTACTGAGACGTTGAAGGAAGCAGTAGCGAGGATGCCCGCCGTGGGTCTGGAGGACGATGAGGGGGATGTCGATGAACTCGAGGGAACCACTGAGCTCATCGAGACTACCGAAAGTGATGAGGAGCCCACGGAAGAAGTCGAGGAGAAGACGGCAAGTACGTCTGGGCTCTTCCAGCGTCCAGATACCCATCCGCTGATTTTGGACATACTGCTTCTCAGGCGGTATGGGCCGGAGTGGTTCTACTGGGAGCCTGAGACGTTGGCAGTCGCACTGCCTCGGGACTTTAGTACGTCCGAGGTGAGTGAGTTGAACCTGCACAAGCTTCAGGCAGTGCGGACGCTGCATCTAGCTACCTCACCTTGGACGGAGTGGGAGGTGTTTACCTGGTGCTGTATGGCCTTGACGGGAGTGCTCCCAGACTTCGATGTCATGCAGGCGCCAACGGCTGCTCAGAGTCTGGTAGCCATTGACCTCTTCAACAGGGTACGACAGGACGTTGAGTGGTCAGAGGAGGTCAAGGCTTTCCTGGCGATAGCTTGGAAGCTCGATGGTATTCTTTGCACTATCCCTCCTGCAGATTTCATCACCATCGATACACATGACTTGGTCGTGGATTGTGCTGAGGTGATGCGACGTTGGCCACAGGCGGTAGCCGGTACCTCCCCTACCCGTGCTACGGTAGAGGATGAGCAACTGCGGCGACTACTCTCCATTCATCGAGAGCTAGAAGACAGCCGTAGTCGATTTCTTCGGCAATCGGCGGTACTACGATGACGTTGTCGGTTGAGTTCATTGAAGGGTTCAGCCAATCGTTGGTGAAGCAGGCAGGGGGTGCCGCTCTTTTGGCGACAGCCAAACGCTTGGCAACCTCTCCGGGCCTACGTCGTGGCGTGTGGGGTGCTGGTAGTGGCTTGGGTGCGGGAGCTTTGGCCGGGGCGGGGTTGGGGGCGGTCGGCGGAGGCGTGCAGGGTTACGCGACGGCGCGACGGCAGGGGGCAGGTGTGGGGGATGCGGCGCTACAGGCGTTGGACAGCGGTGTGCGGGGCGCCGTGCGTGGCGGAGCTGTGGGCGGTTTGGTGGGTACCGCGGCAGGTGCGGCAGCTCCAGGGGCTGCGGAAACGCTTCTGCGGGCACCAGGTCTGGGCGCTGGCGCGCGCTTCGGACAGCGGCAGGTACATGGCTTGACCGGCTGGTTGCCACAAAAGGGCTTACGTGCTATCGGCGGGGGTGGAGACGCGAGCGCACGAGAGCTGGTTTCGGCCGCTGATGCTCTGCGAAAGGCGCGGGGTGCCGGGCAGGGGGTGTCTGGCGCTACGAAGGGCCTTCACAGGGCAGCCAAAGCCCACGAGGCAGCGGTGAAGGCTGAGAACATGGGGCTCACGAGTTTGCCTGGGTACGCGCGAGCCCTGCGTAGCTCCCCCGTTGATGCCTTGAAGGCTGGATTTGGAGAGCAGTGGCACTCGACTAGTCCGGGCATGCGCGCATTGGTGTACGGCGGGACAGGGGTTCAAGCGCTGGGTGCTGCGCGAGGGTCTGACAACGGTTCGAAGGGAAGGCTCGAGCGCGTTGGGGAGGCTGTGGGGACGTCGTTGCCGTTGATGGCTGGGCCGCTTCCGACGGCAGCTACGCTAGTTGCTGCACCCGTAGCTGGCGTACTTGGGGGTTTGGTGGGGAAGGTGGGGGACAAGGCTCGCCGACGGCTGGCACACCAGACGTCACCTGCGCACAGTAGTGCTTCGTTGGTCGCCGAGGGCTCCGCGGCGGTACCGGCTGAGCGGACATACTCCGACCGGACTACCGGCAACATCGACAGTGAGGCGTTCTCATGAGTATCCCCGGCAACTTCTCGTTCGGCGCGGGAGCCTCGTCTGCTCTTCGCTTTGCCCCTTCGCGCGGGCGTATTCAGGGCAGCCTAGCCAATGGGGTGAACTACCCCTCGCCGTACTTCGACATCGCGCACACCTACTTGCCCGCTACGGTCAAGCAGCTCTTTCGCTGGTGTCGCTACTACTGCCTGACCAACCCGCTCATCAATGCCGCCATCTTCAAGTGCGCAGAGTATCCCATCACTGACTTGGTGGTGGAGCATCCCGACCGACGTGTGCGGGAGCGCGTTGACGAGTACTTTCATGACCACCTGAACTACCGAAGCTACCAGGTGGAGTGCGGTCTGGACTACCACTGCTACGGGAACAGCATGAGTAGTCTCGGCTTCCCCTTCAAGAAGTACCTGCGGTGCACATCTTGTGGGCTACAAGAGCGAGCCGACAAGATTCGACAGTATTGGCTGTTCACCAACAACACGTTCCGACTCACCTGCCCAAGGTGCCACCAGGTGGGCGATGCAGAAGCCAAGGACTACTTCTACCGCAATGCGAGTGGCATTCGTTTGATTCGTTGGAACTGTGAGCATGTGGAGGTCTCGTACAACGAGGTCACCGGCGAGTCCACGTACTTCTACGTCATCCCTCAGACGGTGCGGAACGACGTGCTCATCGGGAAGAAAGAAGCGGTAGAGGGAATACCGCAAGTCTTCATTCAAGCGATACGCGAGAACAAGGGAGTGGTGTTCAGTAAGGACAACTTCTTCCACATGAAGCGCCCGACATTGGCGCAGCAAGACCGTGGCTGGGGCATCCCTATGGTGATGCCGGTCCTGAAGGACACGTTTTACTTGCAGCTGATGAAGAAGGCCAATGAGGCTATCCTCGCGGAGCACATAGTACCGCTACGCGTCGTGTTTCCTCAGGCGGGTTCTGGTTCGAGCGACCCGTACACTACCGTCGACCTCACAAGTTGGCGTGAACACGTGGCTGCAGAGATTGCGCGCTGGCGGCTGGACAACAACTACATCCCCATCCTGCCCATTCCTATCGGCAACCAGACTATCGGGGGCGATGGGCGCGCACTGCTGTTGACTCCTGAGATGCAGGCCATCAGTGACCAGATTCTGGCTGGGTTAGGTGTCCCTCGTGAATTCATCTACGGAGGGTTGAGTTACTCCGGTAGCAACGTTTCGATGAGGATGCTGGAGAACTCGTTCCTCAACTACATTCTTCGGCAGCGACAGCAAGCCAACTGGGTAGCGCAGATGGTGTGCTCGTACATGGGTTGGCCTCGGGTGAAGATTCGCTTCAAGCCATTCAAAATGGCGGATGACATCCAGCGTAAGGCCTACTTGTTCCAGCTCAACCAGGCACAAAAGATATCTGACACGACGCTCCTAGCTGACATCGACTTGGACCAAGCCGATGAAGACCAATTGATGCTTGCCGAGACTGCTCAGCGGTTCGAGGCAGCCAAGGGGCAGCAAGTGGCTCTAGCCAAGATTCAGGCAGAAGCTCAGCTCATCATGGCCAAGGCACAAGCCAAGATGAATGAGACGCTACAAGCAGCGGCTACCGCGGGTAATGCGCCTGGGGAGCCTGGGGGCCCCGAGGGCGGTATCTCCCCGGATATGACCAGCGCGTTGAGCTTGAGCCAGGACATGACCAACCAACTGGGGGGCGGAGGGCAGACGGCGCGGCAGGGTCAGCCGGGGCAGGCGGGCATGTCCATCGTCGACTTGGCACAGAGCTTGGCTCAGCAGCTACTCGCGATGCCCCCCGAGTATCATGAGCAAGTCATCCAGAACCTACAGTCGCAGAACCCCGAGTTGGCGCAACTCGTAGTGCAGTTTGCGAGAGAGATGCAGAAGTCCCAGCCTGCGGGAGTCGCTGGGCTAGGTGCTGCCGGTGAGGCGGCGACCCAGGTCAACATGACTCCGCTACCAAACAAGCTGCCACCACGTCGAGCGGCTGCTACGGTGTGACGCGGGGCTAAAACGAGGGGTTGCCCCCTCGTCCATCATGCAGCGCGCTTCGGCGGCTGGTTTGGTGCCGGTATGCCGTCGGGTGGTACGCTGGTTCGTATCTTCGTTGCTAGTAGCCCCTTCGCACGTTTGGGTCGTCACTCATGATGACGACGGTACCCCACTTTGCTGGCATGCGGCGGTGAGGTGAGGGGACGATACACCAGATTACCTCGACGTCTGGAGGCGGCGACGCAGGAGCAGTACCATCGCCGTCTGTCATGTAGATGATGGCTTGGGGTTTAGGTACTAGTGCGAGGGCTGCTTCGAGGGCCGGCCGGAAGTCAGTACCACCGCGGCCTACCACAGGTAGCTCCTGTAGCTCCTGCAAGGTGAGGTAGCCAGAGTAGTCCGGTTCGACGTCTGCGTTCACGTGGTGAACGTGGGTAAGGCCTAACTGCTCCAGTACTGAGCAGGTTTCCGCACGAGATACCTGCAGCTGTCTTTCCCCCATTGAGCCCGAGGTATCCTCGATGATGCACAGTACCGGCATGTACGAGACTAACCCGGGCAGGATGATGCCTCGCATGTACGAGCGTTTGGAGGGCCTGCGGCGGGAATAGTCAGTCGAGCCTGCGATGAGTATCCCAAATGTCGCATAGAGGCTAGCGTTCAGCAACTCACGCCAGGGAACGACTTTCGGAGTGTCTTCGTAGTCGATGAAGACCTCCAGCCCTGCTGGCAGCTTCCCGCGCCCAGCACCTTCTGCGTATTCCTTCAGCGCGTTGTTCAGCTCTTGCTTGACTGTGCGTACGTCAGCTTCACTGCGACCTACAAGGCTGTTGAGTTCTTCTTCCAAGTCACCTGGAAAAGGGGTACCGGCCAGACTACCGCAACATCCTTGGCATGCGCCGAGAGTTGGGATGCTCGTGTCTTCCAGCAGAGCGTAGTACTCTTCGATGGTTTTGTTCGGAGGTAGCCCCAGCTTCTGGCTGGTGTAGGCGCCCTCAGGTAACTCCCAGATAGGGTGCAAGATACCTGAGTTGTCCCGGTCCATCGCGGACAGGAGCATGTCGTTGACTACGATATCGGCAGCGATGTTTGCGCGGTTTTTGTCCTCTAGGGCATCTAGGCGCGCAAGGTCTTGCTTCACGTGGAGTATCTCATGGGCAAGAAGGCCTCCAAGCATTTTCTTGGAGGTGTGCTGCGTGAACCACACAGGGTCGATGGCGAGTACGAGCTGTTTAGTGACGCCTAAGGTGCCTAAGCCCTCTACCCATACAGGCACCAACTGCAGCGCAGTCGAGAAGAAGTAGATAGCGTACGACCTGACGTATAGCCTGGCCTCGGCAAGCGCTATCTGGGCGTCCCCTATCGTAGGGTCAGTATGTGGGACGATTCTCATGAGTCGCTGCCCGCCATCTCTGCCAGGCTGGCGTACTTGGGGTCAGTGAACAAGGATATGCACTCGAAGGCAGCGTTCTTCAAGTTGTGGTCCTTGTGTATGCTGTTTGTCCCCAACTTGGCGCGTATCAGCGTAGTAGCCGCTTGGAATGCGAGGTCTGCTAAGTGGTTGTCTACGAGCGCTTTTGCCAGTTTCCAGCAGCTAGTAGCTAGGGCTACCTGCTCTGGTGGTAGCTGTTGCTCGAGTACGTAGGAAGTACAGGAGGTGACCACTGCATAGTTGATGTCAACACGATGCGGGTTAGGGACCCAGCCACCCCGAATCAGTACCTGCTCGGGTAGTGGTAAGTCGTTTGCCTTGACCCACTTTAAGAACTCGGTGATGACGCCCGGTCCCACGCACCCCTCCAACATGAGGTCACGAACAGCCTCAGATAGTCCTAAGGCTTCTGCGGTGGCAGCTGCGCGTAGCCCACGTACCCACGTACGAGGAGAGGGCCAGCAATACCCCGACTGGGGATTGTTGTGTTCGGGTTGTTGGTACAATGCGGCACTGTTGACTCGCATGAATCCAGCGCCCAACCCTTTGATGCGAGAGTAGCAGCGAGCCCAGTTGTTGATGACTGTCTGCTCGAATAACGTAACGGCCACACTTTCCTTCATGCCCTCCGTGATGAGCCAATCTGCCCAAGCGGCACCAGAAGGGGCGCGAACTTTGAAGTGGGTCAAGCGATTGGCGGAGGGTGCCGAGAGCCGCCATCCACCTGCCGAGTACTTGGGTGGGTTAGCTGCAAGCAGCAACCGCACTTTGCCAGGCAGGACCAACTCACCCGCTCGTCGGTCGTTGACGAAACCTAGCATTGCGCCTTGCACGGCTGGCGATGCGCCGCTGGCTTCATCAATGAAGAGCAGCCCTTTACCTAGTGCAGCCAGCCGTTGAACGTAGGGTAGTGTGCAGTACATTTGGGGGGTACCGTCTTTGCCGGGAACCAAGGCACCCGAGAAGTCCTCCGGCGGATGTTGGGCGGGGAATATTACTCCGTAGGGTAACGCCGCCGCTGCCGCTATTTGTTCAATGCGCTCAGACTTGGCTATACCTGACCCACCCCAGAAGATTGTGGGCAAGCCCCAACGACACTCTGGGTCTTTGGGGCTACCTAAAGGAGTGAACAGGGCTACCTTGAGGATATCGTCGATGTGCTGGGTAGCATCGGGGACCTCTGCATCGATGAGGTCGCCGGTTGCTGAGGTGCTTGTACTGGGGGTTGTTTTTCTAGCGGCCATGTTGCTCCTAGTGCTGCTTAGGTTGAGTGTGGTCTAGTCGTGAGTTGGCAAGATTGTGGCATAGCGCCACAACCTCCGCGCCAACAGCGTCCAGTAGTCCCTTCTTCGCATTCTTTCCACTGCTTCAAGGGCGTGCCCCACAGGGCGTGCACCTCTTGGTGCAGGAGTAGTGCGCAAGCGATGCAAGCTATCGTAGGACGAGAATCCCTATCCTCGAAGGTGTTGCCCGCGTGGACGCCGTTGGGCATACGCCGCGACCGGTTGATTGCCCCCATCGTTGCCAACAGGTAGACCTCACCTTCGCAGATACTGCTTCCACAGTACTCACACCGGATGAGCTCGTGTGGTTCTCTCACGGGTTCCAGGTCTTCGACTACTTGCCGCAGTTGTTCGTCCATTTTCTCCCAGCCATCGTACAGGACGAATATTGGTGGGTAGCGGAAGGTGGTCTGTGCGTCGTTCATTACGTGCAGAGACTCCACCTTTCCTTGCACTGCTTTGACGATGCGTACCTCGAATAGCACCACCTCTTCTGCGTAGTGGATGTGCTCTTCCTCGAATGGGCAACGGTAACCTGTCTTACTCATGTCGTCTTCCCAGTTAGTTTGTCCCATGGCTACTCGTCGGTAGTAGTGTCCTTGGTTCTTATCGCCAGTACACCTTGGTTCTTTCCACGCGAGACCAGCGGCAGTCCACCGTTTCCACGCGGTAGTCGGGACCTATCTGTGTTACTGGGTCTGCATCCCACAGCAGAGTGTACAGCTCTTCGCAATCATTGTTGTGGTCTAGGTGTATGCGCCTAGTTATCTCCATGGGAGGGCATAGCTGCTGTGGGCTGCCGTTTCGTATCAGCAGCTCTCTATCGAAGAGGTCGTCGACTAGGTCGTTGCTGTCTGTGCATAGGCCATACCAGTCTTGGCTGTCCGTACTGACGTACTCACTACCTAACCAGTGGCATCGTCGACCAGGCTCGCCAAGACCGAGAAGGACCTCTAGGTCTCGTTGGTTGCAGAAAGTGATGAAGCCTTGGCTATCGATGAGCTTTGTGCGCACACCGCCTATCATTCGATTGACTGGCGCGTATACCCACTGAACGACCCACGGACGCCAGGGTTCTAGGGGGTCTACTATCTGGCGTCCATATAGAGATAGGTGGTCGACAAGCAGCCGTGTACCAGGGATTGTTTGCAGCGGTTGTCTCGGGTCAATAAGCATTGGTCGTTTGCTGGTAGTAGGCGTAGTACGATTCGGCGTAGAGTACTTCGTGGGCCCACTCGAGTAGCCCGAGTAGTGCGCCAGAGATGAATCCGAGCCAGAACAGGGTCATTCCTCCGTAGGCCTTCCGAATAGCTTGTGCAGTTCTTCTTCTAGGACTTGTCCGGAGTTGTCGTACTCAGTGTCGTCGTCAGGGTTGTGGGACATGCTAAGCCTCCTTCAAGGTTCTTATCCCTGATGCTTGTCGTTACTTGCCGGCAGTGGCTTAGGTGCGGTACGCTGGCTAGGTGGCATACCTGGACTACTCGAAGGCTCAACAGGACTTGAACAACAAGACGCTCGAAGGAATTCGGGCGGCGTTCCCCATGGTGGGTGGGCTCCAGTCACTGGAGTTGGAGGATTTGCATGTACCCGACACCAATACGCTGGCGGATGATGTGCAAGGGCAGCATCAAGCAAAGGTAGAAGGGCGTAGTTGGAGTGTACCGGTCACGGGTACTATCGTCTTGAAGAGCAACGACGGTAAGGTAGTCGACAAGCAGCAGATTCGTCTTGCCGACATCCCTGTCATCACGCGTCGGCACAGCTACATCATGGGCGGGCAAGAGTGGCAGGTGGACAACCAGTGGCAGTTGATGCCAGGTGTCTACACACGACGTCGAGCTAACGGTAAGCTCGAGTCGCACTTCAATACGCCAGTGACCCGCAACGTGCGGGTTACGTTCGACCCCGAAAGCAAAGAGTTTGTGATGTCTCGGGGCAAGACGGAGCGTATCCCCATCTACCACTTGCTGAGGACGCTCGGTGTCGACGACGATTCTCTTGAAAAGGTCTGGGGAAAGGACATCTTGCAGGCGAACAAGGGTGCCTCGCACGCATCTACAGCACTCGAGCGGTTCTACCGAGCAGACCGAAGGACTGCGCCACCCAACCAGGAGGAAGCAGCCAAGTACTTCGTGCAGAAGATGGGTGAGGTGCAGTTGCGCCCCGAGGTTACGGCCAAGACACTCGGTAAAGCCGCCACTTCAGTGGATGGGGACACCTTCCTGCGCGCGACGAAGAGAATGTTGGATGTCCAAGCGGGTGCACCTGAGGATGACCGGGATTCTCTCGAATTCAAAGTACTACGTTCGACGGGTGACTACATCCAGGACTTCTACAACAACTCGGTGAACAAGCGTAGCATCCGCAAACGTGTGATGGGCAAGCTTTCGCGGGCTACCAGCGTACGGGAGGTGTTGAAGTACGACATGTTCAATCGGCCCATTCAGCAAGCCTTCTCCAGGAATGCGGCAGCACGCCAAGCTGACCAAATCAACCCAGTGGAGATGCTAGCTAGTGCGTCGCAGACAACGTCCATGGGTTCTGGTGGAATTCAGAGCGATGAAGAGCTCAAGACGATGGTGGGCTTGAAGCTGGTAAACCCCTCGCATCTAGGGTTCTTGGACCCCGTACGCACACCAGAGAATGACAAGACTGGGGTGACCCTACGGATGCCGCTAGGTGTGACCAAAGTGGGGGATGAGCCGCGCATCACGTTGTTCAACGTCAAGTCGAACAAGTATGAGCTAGTCAATCCGCGCGTCTTTGCTGATTCGGTGGTAGCTATGCCCGACCAAGTAGAGTGGAAGCGGGGGAAGCCTTCATTCTTGGGTAAGACAGTCAAGGCGTCGGCGAAGGGCAATGAGCTCACGGATGTGCCAGCGAATAGTGTGCAGTACATCGCTAGGCACCCTTCGCAGTTCTTCAACGTCACTACGAACCTCATCCCCTTTCTCAGTACTGTCTCCGGTAATCGTGCGACGTACGCAGACCAGCACATCGAGCAGTCCATCTCCCTCAAGCGTAGAGAAGCGCCGCTCGTCCAAGTAGCTACAGGTTCGGAGGACGACTCATCCAAGTCGTGGGAGCAAGTCATAGGACGTAACACGAGCCATGTAGCACTCAAGGGAGGTAAAGTAACTGCCGTCACGCCCAACTACATTGAGGTACGTGCAGCAGACGGCAGCGTGAGTAAGGTGAGCCTCTACAACCACTACCCACTCAACGACAAGAAGAGCATGCTGCACTCCACGCCCACGGTGAAGGTGGGTGATGCTGTTGCTGCCGGACAGCACATAGCTGACACGAACTTCACCCAGAAGGGAGAGCTCGCGCTCGGTACCAATCTGCGCGTCGCGTACATTCCCTACAAGGGGTACAACTTCGAGGACGGCGTGGTCATCAGTAGGAGTGCTGCAGAGCGCTTGGCTAGTGAGCACCTACACAAGCCAACGACGCAACTCAGCCCAGACGCTATCACTGCACCCAGCAAGTTCCAGATGCACCATCCGGAGGCGTACACGAAGACTCAGTACTCCAAGTTGGATGAAGGGGGTGTAGTTCGTGTGGGGCAAAAGGTTGACCCCGGAGACCCGCTGGTGTTGGCGGCCAACCCTTACCGGTTCAAGAACAGGCTCGAGGGTAATGCCATGCGCAAGGTGCTTTTGGGTGTGCACACCAATAGCTCGCTGACGTGGGATGGGGACCAACCGGGTGAGGTGGTGGATGTCTACCGTGGCAAGAAAGGTGAGGTGCGCGTTCACGTCAAGTCTGTGGAGCCTATGCAGGTTGCGGACAAGCTGGCGGGGCGGTACGGCAACAAGGGCGTGGTTACGCTCATCGTGGATGACGACAAGATGCCACGCACAGCTGACGGCAAGCCCATCGACGTGGCGCTCAATCCGTCAGGCGTGCCCGGTCGCATGAACACAGGACAGGTGCTCGAGACTGCTGCCAGCAAGATTGCGCGCAAGACGGGAAAGCCATACGTGGTCGACAGCTTCGAGCGGCAGTCGTTGGTGGAGAAGGTCAAGTCAGACTTGAAGAAGCACGGTCTCACTGACCAAGAGGAGCTCTTCGACCCTGAGACGGGATTGAAGATGGGTAAGGCGCTCGTTGGTGAGCAGCACATCCTCAAGCTCGTCCACCAGGTCGACAAGAAGACGGCAGCGCGCTCGGGTATGGGTGGTGAAGGGGAAGGCTACGAGCAGTCCACGTTGCTGCCCTCACAGGGCGGAAAGAGTGGTGGGCAGTCGATGGGCCCCTATGGGCTCGTTACACTTCTCACGCATGGTGCCAAGGCCAATATCCGGGAGATGCAGACGTTCAAGAGCGAGGGTCCCCGAGAACTGCTCGAGCCTAGTCGCCCCTACCCGTCCCAGCACATCAATGCGTGGACAGCCATTGTGGAAGGGCGACCACTGCCAGTACCCAAGCCCACGTTCTCGTACCGCAAGTTCGAGGACATGCTGCGCGGCGCAGGTATCAACCTCGAGAAGAAGGGTAACGAGATTCAACTCACGCCGCTGACGGATAAGCAGGTGCTCGAGATGAGCAGCGGCAAGCTCGTACACCCGGGTGACCACACGTACTCGAAGGTGGACCCGAACACGGGTACGCTCAAGCCGAAGCCGGGTGGGCTCTTCGACCCGCGACTTACTGGTGGGCTGGGCGGCAAGAAGTGGACGCACATCGAACTCCCAGAACCCGTAGTCAATCCGGTGTTCGAGGTACCTGTGCGCAAGTTGTTGGGGTTGACTGAGGAGGACTACCGCGGGGTGGCGACGGGCGAGCGTGCATGGAAGGATGGCAAATTCGTGCCTCTCGATACAGAGGGCTCGGTGACGGGCGGTCTCGCCTTCCGAAAGATGCTCGAGGGCATCGATGTGGAGAAAGACCTGGCTCAACACGAAAAGGCCTTGGCGGCGATGACCGTACCTGAGCAGCAGTACACCGCCAAGGGTAAGAAGAAGGGCAACCCACCGGCGATGGACGCGCTCATCAAGAAGGTGAAGTACCTGCGCGCGCTCAAGGAGACGGGGCTCAAGCCAGTCGAGGCGTACACGCTGCAGAACATCCCGGTGATGCCACCCATCATGCGCACGCCATCGCTACTCCCCGACGGCTCTGCCAAGTGGGAGGATGTCAATCGCCTGTACAGCGACTTGGGCAGTATGGTGGCAGAGAACCCACCCTCGCTGCTCGACCAGCTCACGGACCAGCGCAAGAAGGACTTCCGCGCTAGCATGTACGATGCCGTGGCTGCCATCCAAGGGGTGCACACCCCCAGCAAGGACCCACGCAGTGTGGTTGGTGGTTCGATGCCGCAAGGCCTCCTTGCACAGATTGCAGGCTCAACCGCAACTAGCTCTTCACCGAAGAAGGGGTACCTCCAGAAGGTGTTGCTCAACCGCAAGCAAGACCTCACGATGCGTTCCGTCATCGTGCCCGAACCCGCACTTGGGCTAGACGAAGTTGGGCTACCCCACGAGCAGGCGCTCACGATGTACAAGCCTTTTGTCGTGGAGAAGCTAGTCGCAAATGGGGCGGCCCCGACCGCCTTATCGGCCCGTGAGCTAGTAGACAAGAAGACGCCGGCCGTGTGGCGCGCACTAGAGAGTGTCTTCAAAGAGAGGCCAGTACTACTCAAGCGCGACCCCGCGCTACATGCCCACTCGGTACAGGCTTTCACCCCTCGACTAGCCCCCGGCAAGGCCATCCAAATTCACCCCCTAGTAACGGGTGGCTTCAACGCCGACTTCGACGGTGATGCCATGAGTGCGTACGTCCCCATCTCGCGGGAGGCGGTAGAAGAAGCGCAGCGAATGCGGCCCTCGAACAACCTCTACAACGTGGCCTCCGGAGGGGTCATGTACACGCCCACTCTCGAGAGCGCACTAGGGCTCTACAAGCTCTCTCGAATCGACGGGGAGAAGAAGGGGAGCTACAAGACCCCGGGCGATGCACTCGAGGCAGTCAAGGCCGGCAAGCTCACCGTCAACAACCTCACGACCATCGGTGGAGTGCGCACGACTCCAGGGCGTGTTCTACTAGCTGCAGCGGTGCCCGAACCACTTCGTAACGGTATCCTCACCAAGCACGACCAAGTCATCGACAAGGGCGGCATCACCAAGCTCTTCGAGCGACTTGCCAAGAACCACCGAGATGAGTTTGCAGTTACCGCAGACCGTCTCAAGGACTTGGGCAATGGGGCTGCCTCGGGAGCTGTCGCAGTGGTCAAGCGAGGGGACAACTCACCCGAAGTCATCGCAGCAGCCGAGCGTGCCAAAGAGACTCGCCACTTCATCCCAGTCCCAGTTCATTCACTTGGTCTAGACGATTTCACACCAGACGTCGCCGTACGCCAGAAGCACCTCGACAAAGCGCAGGCCATGGTGAAGGCCGTCGAGAAGACTACCTTGTCACGCAAGGAGAAGGACGCACGGACCATCGAGGCGTGGACCGAAGCAAGTGAGGGCATGACCAAAGAGCACCTCGAGAAGATGAAGACCAAACCCACCAACTTGGCCATCATGCTCCATGCCGGGGTCAAGCCGAGTGTGGACCAATACCGGCAGATGGTACTAGCGCCGATGGTTCTCAACGATGGTGCAGGCAATCCCGTCAAGACCCCCGTGACTAGCTCGTACTCGGAGGGTTTGGATGTGGCCGGGTACTGGACTCAGATGCATGGTGCGCGCGCTGGTTCCATCAAGAAGGTGCAGGAGGTAGAAGAGCCCGGGTACTTCTCCAAGGGGCTAGTCCAAGCAGCCATGAACATGGTGGTGGCAGGGCCTGATTGCGGTACGAATCGCGGGGTGGCCCTACCCCTCTCCAGTAATGTCCTCCATGACCGTATTCTCGCTCAGCCCTTCAAGGCCAAGAACGTAGACCTACCCGCCGGGACTACCCTCACTCCCGACCTCATCGACCAGATGCGACTAGCCAAGAAACACGGAAAGGCGGTAGTACGTTCCACCCTCAAATGTGAGCACGATGCGGGGGTATGCCAGAAGTGTGCGGGTCTGTCTCCGAGTGGGCAGTTACACGAGGTGGGAACGAATGTGGGGATACAAGCAGCTCAGTCTTTGGGAGAGAGGAGCGTGCAGTTAACCTTGAAGGCGTTCCACACGGGCGGGGTACGTGGTGGCAACTCGTCGCTGCTTAACGCTTTCGAACGTGTGCAGCAGCTAACCAATTTGCCTGACAACATCCCCGATGAGATGGTCTTGGCCCGGACTACGGGTAAGGTCGAGAAGGTCGAGAAGGACTCGACTGGCGTGAAGGTCTGGATTGGCGGCAAGACGCACCACGTGGGGCGCGACCGTAAGGGCAACGCGCTGAACGAACTACTACCGAAAGCAGCAGAGGCCCCGGGCTTCGTTCCCTGGCAGCCGCCGAAGGTGGGGATGCGCGTCGAGGCAGGCCAACCCCTGAGCGACCCAAACCGAACCAACCTCAACCCACACCGGCTGTACCAAGCGACGGGCAACATGGAAAAGGTGCAGAACTTCCTGACGGACGAGCTGCACCGCATCTACGGCGGGGCCAAGGGCACAGACATGCGACGACAGCATGTCGAGACGGTAGTCGCCGCCATGGGGCAGGTGACGAAAGTGCGGGACCCGGGCGACAGCGAACTAGTCAAGGGCATCTTCACGAACGCCCCGGGACTGCGCGCCCTCAACAAGACCCTGGTCAGCCAGGGCAAACGTCCTGTAGAACACTCCCCAGTACTCAAGGGCGTGAACATGGTGACGCTCGATGCTACAGAGGACTGGCTGGCGAAGATGATGCACAAGAACTTGCGCGATACCGTACTCGAGGCGGCTGCGACGGGCGGGCGCACCAACTTGCACGGAATCAACCCGGTACCGGGCATGGTCTACGGCGCCGAGTTCGGGTACACAGGCAAAGACAGCGGCAAACCAGGACTAGGCCACCTCAAGGGTGTGCCGGGGTATCATTACTGAATGCCGCTGCCTGGAGTACGCACCTACGCCAACGCCGACCCGATGATGCGGTCGTCGTTCCGCTCGTCGTTCTTTACCCCAGAAGGCATGGCGGCCCCGTTCGTATTCGAGGGCATCATCATTGACCACAACCTCAGCACTTGGACAGTAGATGTCATCAGCAAGTTCGACCAAAAGCGGTTCTTCGGCATCCAATGCGGCAGTTCCTACTTCCATTACAACCGTGGTGAGGGGGTCTACGCTTTCCCAGACTTGGGCGCAAAGTGTATGGTGTGCATCCCCGGTGATGGTAGTGCTCCCTTCGTGCTCAGCTTCATCTCTCCCCAAGAAGCAATCCCAGATACGACAAGTGAAGAAACGCCGTCGGGCGTAGAGGGCAACACTACCCGGTACACGGGGACCTCGACATACGCGGGTGGGCGCGTGCGCGCCAAGCCTGGCGACATCTACATGCGCGGCCGTGACGGCAACTTCGTAGTACTACACCGTGGTGGGGTGCTGCAGATTGGGGCATCTGAGCTTGCGCAACGGCTCTACATCGGGCTCGAGAACATCATCACGGACGTCTCGCAGAACTACGAGCACCACAACGCAGGCGGTTCCATCAACTGGTTCGTCAACGTGAGTGAGTCGGAGACGAATCCTGCTAACACGTGGCGACAGACTTTTCGCATTCTGTCGGACCAGGAGAAGGCTACAGTGCGTGTGAGCTGCGGCAAAGTAACCGACGTCATCAAAGAGGACGGGGAGAGTGGGAGTGACCTCTCCCAACTGGGGTTCAGTGACGATACCATCGTGTGTGAGGTGCTTGTGGCACCCGAGAGTATCCACGCGGGAACGGGCGCGCTCGAGTCGGGGACCAAGGCAGCTACAAAGCTGCGCTACTTCTTCGACAAAGACGGCAACTTCATGAGTCGGATGGTCGGCACTCTGTACTTGAATGCCAAGAAGCTGCGCGTTCGACTGAAGGAGGACATGGAGGTCCTCGGGAAGAACTTCACGCTCAACTTCTCAGGGACGGGCCGCATACAAGCTACATCCGCACTCGAGCTGGTTGGTGGGGTGATTACGTTCAACGGCGGCAAGAACCCAGTTGCCACAGTAGGGTCTCAGGTGAACGTGACATTGGTGCCGGGAACGACGTGGTCGATGATTGTGCCCCCGGCTACTGCGCCGGTAGTTGCAACGCTGGTTGCAGCGCCCATCGTTACTGGTACGGTGTCTACTGGTATCCCCACGCTTTTAGGTTGAAATGGCTGCAGTTACAGAAGTTGCAGGCGGAACTCTGGGTTCTCTGAACGTCGCAGCTGCGGCAAGTGTTGGCTTTGTGGGTCCCCTGAGTGCACAACTCGATGCACTTGTTGGTGTAGGTCTAGGTAATGCGCAGGTGGACCTGGGTATCCAGTTCAATTCTGCGTTGACCCTTCAAGCGAACCTCGCACTTCAAGTAGGAAATCCCTTGGCTGCGCTGCAAGCTGCGCTGGCTTCCATCGGGCTACTTCAAGCCTCGTTGCAAGCGGCACTCTCCCTGCCACCGGTACAACTGACCCTTTCGAGTCAAATTAGTGCACAAGCTGCACTTGCTGGTGCGCTCTCTGCCAAACTTGGTGTGTTGAAGGGGCTCATTGCCGCAGCTGTAGCGGTCAAAGCCCCCGCAATCCAAGCAGTCACAGGCTTTGCGACGGCTTTGAGCGCAGGTCCCGCGATTGCTCTCTCGTTCGATGGCATCACAGACAACACCCCGCTCTCTTCGATTGGTGCGTTGGTTGCCTCCAAGTTCTCCTCAGGTATCTCCTACGGAGGCAACAGTATTGGACCAGCTGAACCTGCCTCGGGAGTCATCCTAGTAACCAAGGGTGCTTCAGTATACGGAGCAATGGGGATTATCCTTACGACATAGGAGTTTGCATGCAACACCATGAACCGCTGTTCCTCACGCCGCCCGAGTTGGTTTTCGAGAAGACTGCTGCGGAAGTAGCTCTGCCAGAAGACCCCAACTCTTGGCCGCAAGAGATTCTGCAGGAGCTGTACAAGCAAGTTCCTTACATTTCGGACTTCACGCCGCATGTGGTCATGGAACGCGTGGATGGTGAACAAGGGTACGGCTTCGGCGCAGTCGAGGTCAGCAACCAGACTGAGGCACAACTAGGTACGAGTCCCGACGCGCTGCAGGCGGCTGGTATTCAGACCGTGCGACTTCCGGTGGTCATCAGTGATGGTAAGTTGATGCCATTCGACATTCTCGTTACGGTTGATTCAACGATGCTGCCGTTGACGGAAGAGCGTCTTCGTGAGGCCTTGTTTCGCCCCACCATGTTCGATGTCACAGGCATGACGCCGGGCGACATGTCGATGATTGGACAGCTCTACCCTCCATACCGCCAGAACATGGGCTTTGGCGGTGGTGGCGTGATGACCAATGTCGGCATGGGAAAGGAGGGGTCTGCACTCGAGCATTGGTTAGCCAAAGAGGCGAACCTTGCTCAGACTGTTGCTCATGGAGCTCGTCGCGGGGCGGAGTTGCTCAGCGGGAGCAAGGTTCGGACACTGGAACGTGCAGCTACTAAGTTCGACCGTGCGGCAGAGACTACGGCAAAGCACCAAAAACACTTCAACAGCCCAGAGTTCTTCGCGAAGACGCATGATGCACATGTCGGCAAGGCACGTGAGTTTGCGGGCAAGGCCACTGCGGAGCGAGATGCGGTTCGGCGTGCACGGCATGTGGCGGGTGGTGCCGTCGGTGGTACTGCGGTAGGCGCTGCAGGTGGGGCGGCGTTGGCCAAGGACGCGTCGGCGCGGTTCACTGCGGGGCTCGAGGCCTTGAAGGTAGCGGAGGAGTCTCGGGTGCAGAAGGGCTTCACCGGAGCGCTCACAGGTAGTGGTACTGGAAACGTGCTCGGTTCGTTGGCTGGGGCGGCGTTGGCTCCCAGGGGGCATCGATTGGACGCAGCCTACAAGGGTGGTTTGGCCGGTTCGCTTGGGGGAGCGGCGGTCGGGGGCTTGGCGGGCGCATTGCGTCGGGAGAAGACGGCGTCGGAGCAGGCACTCGAAGAGACGGCGCAGCACCTGCGGGAGGGACGCTGGGGCAAAAAGGAGGCCTCTGGTGGGTACGCCCCGGGGCTGCTCGACGAGTTCATCGCCAAGCATGCCTCCGGCGGCGGGCGGCTGCTCGAGGCCATCGCACCGACACTGGGGGTGCGCGCTTGTGAGGAGTTCCACCAATTCGTACGGGACAACGAGGCGGCATTGCAGAAGAATGCGACCGCGTTGCTACCGGCGATGCGCGTGGTGCTCAACGTGACCCCCATCCCTACGGAGAAGGTGGCTTCCACGCTTGCGGCGCTGTTGCCACCGTCGGTGACTCAGCTCGTTCGTCTGAGCTCTGCGGAGTTCCTGGTGAAGAGTGCCAATGCAGCTTGCTGGGACCCACGGGAGGAGCGCCTATCGCGCAAGGAGGCGCTCCTGCGCTTCGGAGAGAAGGTCGTCCTGGCGGCGGACGCATCCGGCTCGGCGACGATGGCCGACGAGGTGGAGGGCGTCGGGGATGCTCCGCAGGTCTTGCCGACGCCGGTCGACGTGGCTGGCAGCTACCAGGTGCAGACGGATGACGGGGAAGCGCTCGTTGGCGTGGTCATTCCGGACTTGTGGGATGTCACGGGCGAGCAGGTTCCCCTGGCCCTCTTCACCAATGGGGAGCGGACGGCCATCCAGGCCGACATCGTGGGACAGCGCATGCGGCAGACGACGCAGTTGCCGGTCAGTACCCGACTCGAGGGTGCGGGGTTCTTCTTCGGCCCTGGGGCGGACGGTACGATGCAGGCAACGGTACCGATGACCATCACGGGCTCCATGACACCGGCGCCCACCGGCGACGTGGCAGAGCCGCAGCAGTTCGTGGCGGAGGTCTTCGATGGTCGGCAGGCCCTCGTCTCGAAGCAACCCGGGGTGCAGCACGTCATCGGCAACGGTGAAATGTTGTTGATTCCGGAGAACTGGCAGTGGTCCTCAACTGAGGGGACTGAGGCTGTAGCGCTGCAGAGCATGGAGACGCCAGAGCCCATGCCGGAGAAGGAAGCTCAAGTCGTAGTGCGGGGAGACAGCTCGGGGCAGTTCAGCTTCGAAGGGACTCCGGTGGCCAAGGTGGCGGCGGCCGAGCGGGAGTTCACGAACATCGACGGAGCCCTGTTCCTACTCGGTGCGCTCGGGGTACCCCGGGACTACGGGGTCGAGAAGCTTGCGCGGTCGATAGTCGACAAGAAGCCGACGACCATCAAGGTCGCCCGCTGCATCATCCCGCTCGAGGAGCAGCGTGCATCGGTGATGGAGCACGCACGGCAGAACGTGGAATTGGCGCAGGCCCTACGTACCAACCTGTGGAAAGAGGCCGCAGTGCTCACCGACCCGACGGCGGTCGACACCGTGCTGTCCCTCGGGTTCCTCAGCCCCGAGAACCTCAGCACCTTCGTATCGTACTTGCCCGAAATCGAGGGGGCACAGCGCAAGATGTGTGAGTTGCTCTTGGCGGCGCGCTTGGGGCAGTCCTCGATTCCGGTCTCTGCTCTCGAGCGTGCGGTGAAGTGCACGGAGCAGACCCTCGCTGGCTTGAAGTCACTAGCGTTTCAGGAGCAGTGAGTTCGAGTGCGCCCTAGTTTTCGCGCATTCGTAGAGGGTGTCGCCAAGCTAGGTGGGCTCTCTGACGTCAAACGCTCAGAACGGGTGCAAGAAACTCAACGCGTTTTCGACAAGTACTTCACGGATGCGCTGCACCCAGACTTGCAGGGTGTGAAGGTAAAGGCGGTCCCTACTTGGTTTGGTCTTGGTGCCCCAGATGTGCGCATCAGTGCCAAGAACCGTGAGGGCAAGAACATCTTCACACGAAACGGTTTCTCCTACGGTACCGGAGATGCTTCTTTCCACAAAGGGCTATCGGGGAAGTACACAGTGGAAGGCGACGCCATGTACCTTCGACCCGAGATGCGTGCGCGGGGCATCGGGTCAGCGATGTTCAAGGCACTCGTAGGTGCGTCAGCAGAACTGGGGGCCACTAAGCTCAGAGCTCAAGCAGATGAACAGGGTAAGCATGTGTGGGCTAAGATGCCGGGTGTTCAGTTTCAGGCAAGGGAAGCCCGCACTGCTCCGAGGGCCTACGCGAAGTGGCGAAAGCAGCATGGGGGGCCTGAACTTGCGCGAGACGCTACTCCCGGTGAGTACCCTACAGAGTTCTTGCGAGACTGGGTTCCCAATGAACAACTTGGCGTGCCATTCATTGGCTACCAACTTCCTCTGAAGAAAGGCATGGCAGAGATACGCGAGTGAGCTAGGTTTCTGACTACGACCCGCCCTGCGGATTCTGCGCAGGGGTTACTCCCGTACCTGACGCAGGCCGTAATCTGCAGGCTGTGGTTGTCCCGATGCCCTGCTCTGACGGGGCGTCGGCCTTTGCGGGGTTGTACTGTCGCCTCCTATGTCGGCGGCGAAAGGAGTTCCGTCGCGCCCCGGTCGATTTTGAGTAACTTCGGCCTATGGTTCAGTGGGGCTTCATTCGGCGCATCCAGTAAGCTGGTGGGTGTGCGACGCACGTTCGGCCCCTGCTTGCAGCTACTAGTCAAAGCTGCGGAGACTACTTCTGAGCTAAAGCCACACCAGACCCGGGTAGAGGACAGCAACAACGAGGTGGAGATAGAACCCGCTGACTTCAATCGCGACCCTAAAGTACTAGCGAGGGAAGTAGTTGCGCTGGTGCAGCGAGCAGTAGGCGCGAAGACCTCGAGTAATCGAGGCCCCTAGAGCCCACGTGGCTCTTCTTAGCTACCAGTTGCTAGTACCTACCACTTAGGCACTTCTCGCACTGTCCCGTAAACGGATTGCCCGCCCAAGCGATGCGGAACCAGCCTAGGCAAAGACTGCAGTGCGGCCCGTCGTAGTAGACGTGGCTGAATCCCCCTCCCAGAACTCGGAGAACCCGACTCCGACGTTTTGATGGTACTTACTCCACGTGCCGTCGTAGTTCTCGGGAGTTGCACAAAAGTAGCCCCACCCAATGCTTAGTACCCAGCGATGGGCGTAGACTGGGCTACGTTCGTCCGTATTGAAACGCAGCCCCAGGTGAACAAGTCCATGAGACTCAGCGAACTCCAGAGAGCCACAGAACAGCCGCGGCTAGGATGAATCCACCAGGGATTAGGAGGAAGAAGCGAAAGTGCCGCAGACCGCGCCACCAGTGAAGTAGGTTCATGTTGTCTGACCCGATAGATGGTGTAAGTATCTTATGCCCATTAACTTTTCTCCTCTACGTTGTCCTTAGGTCGATGTGCCCGCAGATGCGGCAGCGTGTGCCTCCAATAGCTGCGGAGAACCAGTCATGCTTTCCATACTTAGCAAGGTGCGGGCAGGGTGGTTGCGCGGTAGTATTGACGGCAATCAGCGAGGGATGCCCTTCTTTGCTCTGTCTTGACCCGGTCATTTGTGCTCCTTGAACTCCGCCCCGCAGTACCCGCAAAACCGCGGCCTCGGCGGCTCGGGCTCTGGCAAGATGTCGCGCACATCGCAGCCGAGGTAGTCGGCGACGAGTTTGGTCCAAGCGAAATTGAACGCGCCTATCTCACCGCGTTCAATCTCGGCAACGCGAGCTGGGCCGCACTTCAGAATCGGCGCAAGTTCTTTTTTCGTCACGCCGGCAAGCTGGCGCTGTTTGCGGAGTCGCGCGCCGTAGGTGTTGTCAGTCATCAACTCACTCCCTCTCTGGTAGCGCCAGACCGACAGCCCGCCCATGCGTTGAAGTTGCTCCGACGAAATAGCTCTTCCAGTTGGGCGCGCCTGCCTGGGTCAATGCCGGTACCGTGGCAGCCCTTGCACTCGCCTGGTGGGGGCCATCGGTAGTGAATGTACGGGCAAGGGCAGTGAATACGTGCCGGCTCGTCTGTGAGTGCAGCCATTAACTTTTCTCCGCTACATTGTCCTTAGTTCGGATGTGCCCGCAAGAGCGGCAGCGTTCCACAGCTTCCCACCCAGGACCAACCGACCGCCTCTCCGTAAGGTACCACTCGTGTCTGCCCGTTCTGGCTAGGTGTTGGCAGTAGTAATAGGCGGTCGGCTTACCTGGGGTGCGTACGGCGTATGCACCGGGCACAGCGGCGAGGGTAGCTTCGTCAGGAGCGGATTGACTGGCTGCCTCGGTACTTCGGTTGTGCTCACTGTACGAAGAGTGCAACAAGCACTTGTCGGAGTAGCTGAGGCGCTCGCCTTGCCCGTTGGTCGGGCAAGAGCAGTCGCCGTGAATGGGGCACCAAGAAGCGGCTTCGCCAGTGCAAGTCAACACGATGTGCTCGGGGGCAATGTGTGGTGTGATGGTTACGTTCCGTATGACAGTGTTGTCCTGTTGCTCGGGGGGACCTAAGGTGATGTTGGCTGCCCGGAGGCCTTTTGCAATTGATGCGGCCATTGCGTCAACTTGTGCGGGAGATAGCATGAATGGGTTCACTGCCCACGTGTTCCGCGGGTAGTGGGCGTCCCTCAGTCCTAGGGTGTGGCCCGTATGCCATGCAGCAAAGTTGCCTTGTCGAATCAGCTCGAGTAGCTGCGCACGCTTGTGCTCACTGATGCCTGACTCGCCGCATGCTGTACACGGTACTGCGAATGGCATACCCTGGTCGTCGTAGGATGTACCCGACCCACTGCCTTCGCAGCGTTCGCAGCTGCAGAATGCTCGTAGTTGGTCAGCTGTGGTATCAAGCATCTGACTTCCCGCCCTTGATGCTTCGTAGTGGGCTCGGTTGTGCCGGAGTATCGGAAGAAGGGCTGTCCTGTTCTGAGGCAACTTTTCCGCGCAAGGACTGGATGGAGCGGAGGGAACCCCAGGGAAGCACTACTTTGAAGGGTGTTCGGTTGAAAGACAGTGTTACGCGCAGGGCATCCTCGTCGCAAGAGAGGTCCTGCGGAGGGATGGGGTGCGCGCTGTCGATGTCCAAGACGACGAGTTCCTCTCCCCTTACGCCATCAGGAATCTCTACGCCTAGCAAGAAGGGCATCACGACTAGTTGTACTGCCCCGTCCTTCTCGAGGAACAGCTCGGTGAATGCTTTGGCTTGGGCTCTGTGCATCATCTCCCAGGTCACATTGCTCATCAGGTGGTCCTTTCTCGTTGAGTGTAAGGGCTTACGTGTACGGGTTGTCGCTAGAGCCTTCTTGGACGAGGAAGGCGATGATTTGGTACGAGCCCGCGGGCAAGTACTGGCGGTCGATGGTGAGTGCGAGAACCTGTACTTCTGCCTCATTGCTGCTCGTTGTCATCGATGACCTTTTGTAGGATGCCCACAGCATCTGGGTGTGCGTCGCCCAGTAGTTTGACGGCTGCACGAAGTCGGTCGGCGAACGTGAGCGGTTCGTACCGGCGGGCTGCGTTGAGTAACTTGTGCACGTGTTGGCGAGACTCTACGGGTAGTTGAGCCCAGGGTAGGGCAACTCCTGGCATAGTTGTGGCCTCGTAAACTTGTTCAGCATCTGCAAGGGAGAGTAGGTTTACGCTACTCGTGGGCATCTTCCTGCCGCAGAGTCTGTCCATGCTGCATTCGAGTACGTCAGCCAACTCGATGAGGTCTTTGCTGAACACCGCTCCCAGTGCTTCTGGGTTCTGCAGTACCTCCACCAAGTTCTGTAGGCGGGTAGGGTGCATTCCCATCTTCTGGGCTAGTGTTGTGGTGGTGTATCCACGCGAGTGGATGAAAGTTGCTAGGTCGTTCATGGTTACCTCACGTTTCCTACGTAGCGTACTTGCAGCACTACCGCTGCTTCTTGTGCCCACTCTGGCACAGGGTAGTCGTCTAGCAGGTCCAGAAGTACACAGCGCTTGCAGCGCCATTCCTTGTCGGCGAATTCGTGGCGAAGGCCACCTACTCGCTTGTCGTCAGAGCAGATGACCTTGTCTTGGTAGCGCAGGATGCTGTGCTCGGGTACCAGAGTGTTGATGATGTCGAGCGTCAGACGTGGTTGCGGTCCTTCAGTCATTCTGGCTCCTTGGGCTCTGACGAGTGGTTGACTGGCAGAGTTTGTGAGTACTGCGCGAGTGCCACTACATCGAGAAGGCGGTGCTCGAACTGGGTGAACTCAGTGATGAGGTACATGTGACTGTCCGGCAAGCAGGCGGCCAGCGCTAGGCGCGTACGTGTTAGTAAGTCCTTCAGTGCGGTGTTTACTTGGGTGCCTACGTCTGACGAGTGTATTGGGCCAGTACGCGCTTCTTCGAGGACGTTCTTTGTCTGCGTGCTTGAGTTTAGTGCGACGAGCGACAACTTTTCTCGTAGTGTCGTGTTTTCCTCCTCAAGTTCCCCCGCACGTGACATTGCTGCGTCGGCAATGCGCATAGCACCGTCGTGGCACTGTTGAGGGGTGTGCGTGCCCGCGGTGATTTCTCCACACACGCTGCAGACTTCATCGTAGTCGTCATTACCGGTTGGCTCACTTACGACTTTTGGTAGCTGCTCCTCGAGTGTTTGTACGAGTGCCTTCAAACGCTCCACTTGCTCTAGTGCATCGTCACGCTGCGTAGTCAGGCATACTTTGAACGCGGCGTTGAGTGGGAGCGTAAAGCAAGTAGGTGGAAGGCGTGGGCAAGTAGACCTACCGCAGTCTGGGCACTGGGTTGGTATGGGATGTTCGGTCATCTCGGCATCCTCGTTGTTTGCAAGCGAAGGTTGTAGGTGTCCGTGTGGTCCGAGGTTTATGTCTAGTCGTTTGGGCATCTAGTCCTCTTTACTCGCGAGCTGCTTCTTGAGTTGGGCGACCTCTTTGCGAAGCTGCTTCACCTTCACTTGAGCATCCAGCAGTGCTTGACCTGCGATGTCGGCAGCCAGCTGAATGGGCTCTACGAGGTCCGGAGTAGTAGCGTGGGAATACCCTCGCCAGTCACCGGTGTTTGTGTAGCGCTTACCCGCGTGTGCGACGGCACACAAGATGCGGTCTACCTCCGGCATGTTGGTCGCACGGAACGAGAAGTAGTACGCGTTCATGTGGGTGTTGAGTGCTCGTCCGCACCAACGACACATAGTGCTCACCGCTTTGCGCGTTGTGGAGCCGGTACGGGCAGTGTTCACGCTCTGTCTTTTGGCTCGTCTGGACACGGTACCTCCTCTCCCTCAGCGTCGAACCAACGTATGGATGCACCAGAGGACTTACGTCGTTGTGCCCGCATTCGAGCTACTTCTCTTTGTACCTTCTCATGGTGCTTTGCGTTGCTCACTAGACGAATGGCAGCTAGTAGCGTGCTGTACATCTGAAAGCGGCGTAGAATCTTGTCGAGTCCGTTCTCTGCGAGAAGGGCAAAGACGGCGAGTACGCCAAATGCCATGATGCTTCGACCCAACCACAGGGCGAAGAGGTCAATCCAGTACATGGTTACTCCTGAGTTGGTTTGGTGACGTTGTGAAAGAAGTCCTTGCCGTCAAGCTTTGCAGCTCGTCGGCGCAGTGTTCGTGCAAGGAGGGTTTGCTCATCCAAGCGCAGTCGGTACATGACCTCGTCCTCACTATCGAGGTACTCCGCGCCACTATCCAAGTCGAGCTCGAGGGACTCGGCCGCGACGCGAAGAACGTAGGCTTTGGCTAGTCGACGCTTCTCTTTCTTGGTCATCGACGTTTCTCTGGGCGGTTGAGGCGTACCAGCAAGGACACACGCAGAGCGAGCTCCTTCTCTGAGTCCGTCGTGGTGTTGATGGTGGGGTTGGCTAAGTGCTCGTCTAGGGTGAACACACAGGGCCTCTTGTCTTCCCACCACGCAATCGCTGCACGCTCTACGGTTGTAGGTCGTTTAGTGGCGGCCATCGTCGGGGTCCTTTTCTTCCTTCAAGCCCGCTAGACGGAGGATTTCGAGCAGTTCGTAGATTGTGGGGGATTCGGTGGTCTTCTCGTCGGAGAAGTGTTGAACTAGTTGCTGTCGTATCTTGGCCGTGCGCTGGTATCGGCGGTAGTGCGCCCATGAGGGCCACGCCCGTACTCGTGGCCTTTCGGGGCTGCTCTTCCCGGTCTTGAGGTCCACCGTCAGGTACCGCTTCATCTCATCGATGATGACGCAGTTCAGGCTTACTCGAGATACCTTGTGTTCGTACAGCATCCCACTGTACTGCACGGGAATGGTGGACCCCACTACCCAGCTCTTCCTGTCGTATGGCATTGCGTTGTTCTCCTTGGGAGCCTGTCTCCTTAGTACTTATCCCCGCTTCAAGGTTCTTCTGGTATGCGCAAGATGCCCATGATGGCGCGCAGTTCTTTGCTCGAGACTGTCTGCGAGTCGGACGCGTGGTTCAAGTAACGAAGTACCCGCAGCTTGAGCCTACGCCGGAGCATGTCCTCCCGGTACGCATCCCAGGAGGGCCACGCAGTAGTCGAGGCTGGTATCAGCGCGTATCCACTGGGGGTCTTGTACCTACGCTCTTCCGTCGACCGCCCCGTGAGGAGCCGTACGGTGTACGGCCCTACTTGCGCGCAGGTACTACTGAGGGCAGTGACCTCGTGCTCTTCGGGCGGGTCTACCTCATTGTGGGCGACAGGTACTACCGTCTTGAGCTTCCAGTCGGTCTTCTTGTGCTTCATCGGGAAACTTGAGCTTGCTTGGGGGTTGGCTGGGCTTGGGGTCGAAGTCAACGATGGGCTTCAGGACTTGTTGACTAGAGGGCGGTTTGTCTGTGAGCTCGCTCCAGTAGAACCAGAAGAAGGGGAAGGTGAGCATAGCGGTCTCTCCGTCGTTGTTCACCTTCTCGATGGGTCTACCCGTAGTTACCCACGAGGCGTTACCCCCGAACTGGGTCGATGCGAGTACGCGCTTCAACCCCAAGTCGTTAACGAACACCTCTTCACAAGCCAGTAGTCTGCACTTCTCTGTGTTCGGGATGCTCGCGTTGAGTGCGCGGGCTTCTTCCTCCAGGTGCGGAAGGGTGGAGCTTACGAGGGAAGTCTTCGTATCTTGGGACAGTACTTGGTGTTGGGCTGCTGCGTGTTCTTGCTCAGGAACAGTACTCAGTAGGTGTGGGAGGATTGGTATGTACTCGTCCTGCGGAGTACGAAGCAACCAACTACCGAACACCGCTTTACCTGCCTCAGTGAGCTTTGGCGCTTCGTAGTTGCCAGTGACTAACCCGATGTTACGCAATTTGAAGAAGAGGTATGCGCGCGTGTCTCGCACGGCTGAGGCATACTCGGGAGTGCCGCCCTCGCGTTCGACGAAAGACGTGTAGAGCATGCCCTCGGCCCTTTTGTCCTTGCTGTTAGTCATCTTTCTTGCCCATCTCTGAGGTCAGCTCAAGTTTACTGATGGCTTCGAGATTGGGGTGTTCCGGCAGTACAACCTCTTCGTGCACGACGAGGTGGATGCCGGTTGGGTCAGGTTGGTCAAGCGTGGTAGTCGGTACAGGTGTCGGGGCGCTGAGCTGCTTCACCTCGTCCAGGGTCAATAGGCCGCACATCCAGACGCCGCCATTGATGAATCCCAGCCAGCGCATGGCTTTTTCCATTCGACCTTGCTGCACTAGTTTGGTGGCCTCGTCGCACATCCAGGCGAAGTGTTGGATTGCCCTGTCCTCGGAGACGAACTCGATGCTGTTCTTGTAGTCCTCCGCATCCAGTTGTTCTGGTGGTGTCCCATCCAGCAGCTCGCATAGGAGTGTGTCTTTGAGGGAAGCGAGTACTTCGATGACTTTCTCGGGGGTCATGCTCATGCTCCTTCGATGTCGATGCCCAGAAGTTGGATGATGGCGTCTGCTTGGCCTATGGTTAGGTCGCGTGCCCAGGTACGGGAGAAGTGCCTATGCACAGTGCTTTGGAGTCGTTTCAAGTGCTTGTAGGCCTCGTACGCGTCTGCGTTGGGCCAGGCTTGAAAGCCATGATTGTTGGGGTCCTCTCCGGTGGCTATCTCTACGCGGTAGGTATTCCCGAGGTGGACGTATTGCCGGCCCACCCGGTCAATGATGCGAGTCTCTATCTTGGCGCCAACACGGTCGTGATACCGGACGAGTGCGCCTGTACCTACTACCCAGTCTTCTTTCTTGTACGGTGCAGTCATTTTGGGGCTTTCGGGAGTTGGAGCTTCAGGATTTTGGCAACGGCTAGCAGCTGCTCGAGGGTTGCGGCTGCACCTCCCGTGGTTTGGAAGTACGAGCGTACGACGTATTTCACCGCAGTGTGGTAGCGGTGTGCTTTGTAGGCTGTTTTGGTCGGCCACACACGGGCCGGGTACTCTACGCGCTCCCGGAATGTCTTGGGCGCACAGTCTTCCCGCAGCTTGCCGGTGGTTAGCTCTACCTGCACGGTGAGCTTGGCTCGAGTCAATGTGATGTAGCGGCGACCAACGCTTTTCACACGCCAGTAGGTTAACTCGGTTTCCCAAGTATCGGCAGGCACTAACTTACCTACTTGCCAATCCTGTCTTGTGTAAGTCGCCATTCTAGTCCGTGGTGTCTGTGTTGACGCCGAGGAGTTTGGAGACCTCCTCTAGCGTTGTGAGAGGTATTGGCTTAGGTGACCAGGAACTGAAGAAGGCTTTGAGTTTATGCCACAAGTCCTCAGCTCGCATATGCGCTAGGTACGCGTCTTGGCTGGGCCACACTTGGTACTCATGCGCTTTCGGGTTTTGACCTGTACTCCACAAGACTCGTGTGTGGCCTGTTATCTGCACATATTTGGCGCCAATGCTGGCGACGGTGCTGAAGCGTACTTCACGGTACGCTCTCACGACTACCTTGGCGCCCGCAACCCAGTCTTTCTTCGCGTAGAGTGTCATGTCGGGTCCTCCACTACGACGACGATGTTGAGCAGCCTGGCCAGCTCTTCTACCAACTCGAGCGGAGGGTCGTCTGGCTCGTGCTGATGGGAGTTGAAGTAGACGCGCAGCTCATCCAGGAGTTTGGCTCGGCGGACCTCCGTGCGATAGGCCTCGAGCGTAGGCCATACTCGGTAGAAGTGTAGGCCGTGGCTTTGCCCTGTCGTGACGAATACTTTGAAGCCGCTGCGAAGGACGACGTACTTTGTTCCCACGCGTGCTACGTACCCATAGCCGAGTTTGTTGGCACGTACGACGACCTTGCTGCCTACTACCCAGTCTTCCTTAGTATATCGCATTACCTACCAACTTTCTTGGGGTCAAAGTCTGGGGTGAGTTTCAGGGTGAGGGCGATGGTTGCCAGTTGCGGCAGGGTTAGGCCGACACAACCTGTCTGCTGTACGTAGTTGCAGATGGCGGCTCTGTACGATTCATGCTGCACGTCGTGCAGATAAGCTACCTCAGTGGGCCAAGCGCGCACTGGGACGTTTGCACTACCCCCGTACCTGAATTCCTTGGCCTCTGAAGGTTGTAGTTGAAAAGCTATGGGCGGCTTGCCGGTGAGTAGGTCTACTTTGAACTGCCTGCCCTTGCGCAGCAGTGTGACGTACGCGCGTCCCGGTTGTTGTACGGTCCACGGCAACATCTTGCCGCCCTGCATGAGTACAGGGACCTTGGCTCCTTTGACCCATTCTCGTTTCGTGTAGTTCATGATGCCCTACCTCGACTCGGCAAGGATGAATTCGTTAACTGCTTCGATGACTACCCTCGCGGTAAGAGGTAGGTTGTGGATTTGCGCACTGCCTACCAGAAGGAGGGGTCGACCATTCTTGTACACAGTAACCTGTGAGAGTGCCCCATCCCGGAGGATGCGTACGGTTATCTCGTCCATACTCGTTGACTCCTAGTATAGAGGCGGTAGTGGCTTACGAACCCACTGCAAAAACTCGTGGTAATCCGATGCATCTATGGACACGCCCTCGCTACCCTCGATGTCGCGGATGAGGCGAGCGAGTTGCAGGGTGCGTGCCCCGATGTCGTAGGCGGATTCGATGGCAGACGTCGTCACGTTGCCGTGAGGTACTGACGGGTCTTCCGGTTTAGGTACAGCCCACCGAATCCACTTGGAGAGGCGCGCATGCGCACCAAGCTTGGCCTGGTACCAAGCTTTGAGTCGGCGCACCTCTCCTTGTTGGGTGGCTTCGATGCTTTCGATGACGGCTTTGACCAGCGCTTGGCAGGAGTAGTGAAGAAGAATCGTACCATGCCGGCATGTGTGCCAGCTGCAGCTCAGCAGCACAAGTTCCAGGCGTCTCTGAACCCGTATTCTTCCGTACCGCCAGCAACGAGGTAAAGGGCTTCTTGCTCGTCTTCCTTACCTGGCAGGTCGGTGTGGCAGATGGTGCCCAGTACCTCGCTGTGTTTTGGGTAGCCCTCGTCATACATGAGGCGAACCTCGACGTCGTCGGCTAGGTCGGCAATCAATTCGCGTAGTTCTCCAACAACCATTTGTGCCTCCGTGCAGGTTACTCGCTGCTCTTATCCCCTGTAGGTGGCTGGTCTCGCAGCCTTAGCCGCGCACAGAGTGAGTGCACTGCGGCTTCAGTCAGTACTATGCTGCGGAGGCGCTTGCGCACTAACTCGAGCAGGTACTCGATGTGCAGCCCGTAAGACTCCGCTTCGACTACCAGCATGTGTGCTAGGGGGAGTGCCGCATGCACCTTGGCTGCGTGTTGACGCGCGGCTTCCTCCTGGTGGTACCGCGCGATGGCTTCTTCCATGGGCTCACCGTCGCCGATGGTGAAATTGCAGAGGACGTTCTTCTTGTAGCGACCCGTACACCAGCCGCCTGGAATGCCTTCGGCTAGAGGTGAGCCGCAGATGGGGCAGGTAGGCGTGTGCATCTACAGCCCTACCGCTTCGAGGATGTTAGCCGCAGCTAGGTAGTCAGACCAAGTAGCGTGGTAGCCCTCCTCCGTAGTGCGTAGGGTTGTAGAGATTAGGTGTCCTGCCTGACGTACAGCCTTGTGTTGCTGTTCGGTCATACTCGTAGGCGCGTAGCCAGTCGGAGACAGGTACGCCAGAGCGCGTGCGATGTTCCCGCGCCGAGCTTCATCTAGTGCCCTGAGCGTGTTGCTTAGGCGAGAGTTCTGGCCGATGCTGGGTAAGTGCTCCTCCCAGTTGGCAACCCTACGAATCAGCATGGCACCAGCCCAGCAGATGGTACACGTTTCTCGGTCACTTGTGTCGGGCCACGTGTGAACCCAGTAGCTCATGTCTAGCCTGACCCAAGGTAGCTTCTCGAGGTATTGAACGTCCTCCACCGCTAGCCGCATCAATGCAGACAGGGCGTCAGGCAGCACTGCTCGTTGTACTCGATGCTGTTCGATGAGCTCTGTAATACTGAAAGGTGCAGTAACTGTGGTCATCGTCTCTTGCCTTTTAGTAGTCCTCGACGACGTAAGTCTTTACGCGCATCGTCGGCGGTGCATCGCTCTGCTTCAAGCCCGGCTTGCTGGTAGCGCTTCAGTACGTACTCCGCACTTTCGACTTTGCAGAGCTCTGGGGTGTAGTACCACGCACGTTCGCCGGGGCGGCGGTA